TAAGTGTGGGGATCCTCCTCTCTGTGGGAAACGGGAAAGGGGAGGGTCCTCGCTTCATTTACAAATGTCAGTGGTCAATGGTATAATCAAAACGAAAGGCGGAACTCAATGGCTAAAGCGAACGAATTCAAAGCAGCAGAAAAACTAACAGACTATCTAAACAATGCTAACTTCTCACCTGCCGTAATGGCAAATGTATTAACAACTGAACATACCTTGTATACCCAAGATAGACTAATGGAACTAGTTAAATACATTATCCAATACAATTCCCTTAGATTAAAGTCAGAATGGGATAAGGGATACACATCCGAAGGATTGCTTATGGCAGATGCTCTCAACGACATCCTCGAAGCAAAATACGGGGCGGTGGATAGAAACCTAACTATTAAATCCCTTGAAGAAACAAGAGTAAGAGATAGCAAATACATAATGGATCTAGATTCATTCTAATATAACTTCCCCTATGGGGCATATGGCTTTAATTAGCTATATGTCCCATTTTTGTATGCCCATCTTATGGGCCAAATTTCTTCTTTACGACGCATGTAAAAATACGCTGGAATTTGTATGCATATTGAATAAAATCTGTCAAAATCTGTATAGAATATCTCATTATATGAGACAAATTATACAGAATTAGACATAATTTTTTGCCATAAATATGGGCCAAAATTGCTCTTTACGAACAAATAAAAAAATTTCCTGGAATATCTATTGACATATATTGGCCAATATGCTAAGCCTTGGCCATATATTACGATTACGATTATGAATGCCCTTGTTCCATTACACTAGTATATTTAACTATATATAATGATAGTATTTGGATCTAAATTGATAGTATGATTCTCCACTTTACTCCACAATACTCCACTAAATAAGCCTCTAGGAGGCTCATACAAGGGAGATAAAGGGAGGGGGGATATTATAGGTAGCGCTTAAATTCTTTTGGCATTTGGGCAAAATCAGCCTCATCACAAAGTCTCTTTGGATTAGCTGGATCTTCGCCAATACAGCCACATGCTCCAGGTTTATCGCTATATGATGTATTAGATCTAATGTCTTTATTAAACTTTTCACCAAATGAGGAAGATGATCTTATATCTCTTAGTTCTGATACAGATACTGGATACTGAGCTATATTCCCTTTATCAAAGATAGTTGTAAGTATAAATGTACCTAGTGATATATTGAACCAGAAGAATACCTTACCCATACTAGTACTTATCTCACCCTTAGCTTTTGGCATCCCGCCCAATTCCATCAAGTAGACTTTTTCTTCTTCGTTAAAAGACAGATATGCTTCAACCATGTCGTCATCAACATCTATTATACCTACACCGTATAGCTCAGCAGTTCCTTCTACATCAGGCCAAGCAGACTCATTTGGGTAATTATCGACAAATTCTTCTGCATCGCCTTTGGATAGTCCATATTCTTCCATGGCTCTCATAATCTTATCTTTATTTAGATCCTTTACTAGATCCGCAACCATGTATTTTTTCATAACCCTATTGTACCCTGCTTTTGTTTTTAGATGGTCTTCTAGACCAAGATGAAGCCTTATTTGCATTAGTTCCTCTAGATGTAGACTCTATTAGGGCTTTATTCTTATCTAATGCTTCTTGGGCATATTGAAGCTGTTGATCCCAATTGAACTTCCGTTTTTTTGCCATACCTATTTGCCACCCCGCCTTTTATTGCGTATTATTCTGGCTATGACTACTATTGATATTGTGATACCAAAGAGTAACAACCATCTATCTGAATAGTCATAATTCCAGCAGTCACCGCCTGTATAGCAATTGGGATCTCTACCTATAATCTTATCTATCATCAGTATCCCCCAAGACATTCATTACGAGTATGATATAGTCTGATCTTAGTCAATATCTTCTTAGTTGGAGCGTTTAATGGCTCTTGGCATGCACCGCATGCCATATCCCATTCACCGCTAAAGAAGTCATATTTAGCTCCCTTAAAATTGGCATATTTGTGTGCCACAAAAGTAGCAAATGGATCAGGTATCTCTAAGCTCTGTAACATATATTTATTATAGCATTTATGTCAGGTACTGACAAGGGGTCTCTACTTTTCGACTTCACTTTTTCGATCAAATATGATATGATTATGACATATGATTACTACAAGTATATTGGAAACTATTGAGAATTGCAAAAAAGAGTCTAAAATTGCTGTTCTTAAGGACTTCTGCACCAACACTCCATCATGGCAAGAGTTTATAGATTACATAGATAAAACCTCTAATGCAGAAAACCCTATAATGGGTCAGCCAAACGAAAGAGATAAGAAGTTTGGCGCTGTAACAATTAATAACCTTATGATTAAAGAAAACTTTTATTTTTACATGTCAGGCAGTGGTCTTTTAGGGGAATCTAGCGAAAAGATAGAAAAATATTTTACTGATGTATTTAATGTTCCAGGTGGAATAAGCACTGTTTATGTCACTTTATCTAGTAATTTAAACCCTGTAGAATCTCATTGTGACACCCAAGAAGTTTTATACTGGCAATGTATAGGATCAACCACATGGAATTCTCAAGGTGAGACATATACAGTAAATCCAGGAGACATGGTGTATGTACCGTGTGGTGTATATCACGCAGTAAATTTTCCTATGCCTAGAGCTGCTATAGGGTTTAGCTGGAAATTATGAAGATAATCCTTTAAATGAATGACATGCACATACGCCTACTACCTTATATGTTTGATCTACTTCAGCTAAATCATTGTATGTAGCTACAGCTTGGCAGTAATGACATCTGTCTGTCTTCTCCGCCTTTTCTAGATATGCTTCAAGGTTATCTAGTATACCCATATTACTTGTTCCTTGGTATGAGGTTCTGAGGGCCTTCTGTGCCGAATAGAGACTTCTTTACAGGTACGCAGTTAGGGACTCTTCTTCCGCCCTTGTCCTTCATACCCACCTGCTTGTATCCGCTCCAGCAAGCCTTCTCAATGTTGTCCCACTTATCTTCATCTGGGTTCTCTGATTGATACCCTTTTGAGATCTCTTCATCTGTTAATTCAATATTATCCATATCTATAGTTTACCATATCTATCATTATCTGCAAGTATCTCCATAAGCAATCCTTGGGGTACATCGTGGCCTGCTTTAATATGCTCTCTCACATGGGTAATCAAATGCCCATCATCGTGGATCTCTTCTGACATTGAGAATAAGGAATACTCATCTGAACTTTCATTTAGCCAACATGCAGCACACTCTATCCATCCGCCTACATGAGCGTATATATAAATGTCGCTGTCTGTAAATCTAGAGTATGCCATCGGTTCCCCCTATTAATGTATCTTGTTTATTCCCTTTTTAGACCAGTGTAAATAAGATTTAACACCTACTATCCCATAAAGGATAGCGCCAAGAATAAAACCGTACTGCTTTGTTATCAAAGCATATGCAGTCCACATAAATTCATTAAATATGAACCAGAGCCAACCAAATCTTTTCTTCCTGCCAATTACAAACATAGCTGCTGCACCGCTTAAAACAAGCACGTATGAGGCGTAGCTATTTACCCACTGTTCCATATTTAATATACCCTTATCGTTAGATATCTATTATACCATCAGTTGTGTCAACGTAGTTGACTGGAAGCTCTATATTTTCGGCGGGCTCACTAATTGGGATCTTATTTTCATGATATTGTAAATGAAAATCTAATAATTGATGTGTAGTTGCACAAAAACATATTGGGCAATGTGTGATCCATTGAGATTTATCTTCCCAATGTTTAGGCATTAAGCTCCAGGTGAGGGAGTCGGGCCATCTGTTCCACCTTAGTCCTTATCCATTTCTTTGTATAGTTGCTTTAAACCATTAAGGGTCCCCACATCCATATATTTACCACCAGCACTTACGGACCTAATATTCAAATTCATATCAATCCACTCTTGTATTTGCTTCCCTGGGTGTTCCAACTCTGGGTCTATATATCGTACCAGGTTTTTTCTAAACAACATTGTGCCCCACATATGCTTATAGTCACAGTCAGCAGACTTATCCTTTGATCCAATAACTTTATTGCCAGAAATTAGTACTTGTCCTACCTTGCCTTTTATATCATCAGTGCATTCCCACGTTCCTAAAATAAGATCTCCATCAACCGCAAGCATTTCTTTATAAATATTTTTGTGTGTTTTATGTATGTAAGTGTCTGGCATACCAACAAGAACAGTATCGTTACAATCTCCTACCATAAATTTTATAGCATCAGACATTGTTGATGGCTCAAGAACAATAATCTTGACATTCATGTCCATATTTTGTACTATTGGAACCCACTCAGGCCTTGTTGCAACTCTTACTTCATCACAAACCTCGAGCATCTGTTCAACATGCCACTGCAACAAAGACCTTTCATCAGATATTGGCAAACAAAATTTAGGTATCCCACCAATTCTTGAGGATCTTCCAGAAGCTGGTAAAACTCCTATTATAGCCATTCTTGATTCCTTCTTACATCTATGTCCCAGGTTCCCATTATTTTAAATTCTTGAGATTTTTTTAATTCTAAGTACTCTTTATTTTTAACATATGTCTCTTTAGATTTTTGGAAAAGAAGTTCATCACTTAAAACTGTTTGTGATGCTCCATGTGGAACAGAAACATCTACTGCTCTATTAAGAAAATGTAGTTGTGGCAACTTTTTTTTACTATTATGTATAAATAATCTTTCACGATAATCGTCATCTTCGTATACATATGGATAAAAGTATTCGTCAAATAGTCCTATATGTCTAACAACATCTTCACCAACAGAAAAACAACTAAACCCCTCACTGCTGCAAATTATTTTTGACTCACCACTCATCTCATGCATTTGTTGTAGAGACTCTGGCATCCAGTGGGTATCTGCAGAAGAAAACATCCAATATTTTTCATGAGGATAAAGTTTAATTGTAAGGTTCCAAGATCCCGACATTCCGAGGTTGGATGGAAGATTAAGAACCCTTATGTTTAAATCTTTTCTTTTAGGTTCATATATTTCTTTACCATTGTTAATAATTAATATTTCTTTGATAGGGTAGTTTATCAATCTTAAATTTTCATCTAACAGATCATATCTGTTTAAAACTGGTATTGATAGGATTGGTATCATAGGGCTTCTTTTAGCCAATTGTCTTCCCATAATCCAACCAGGGATTTGTTACCAATGTCATTAAAATAGTAACGATTTAGTTCACTATCATATTCCCAACCGTACCAAGTGTCGCCTTCCATCCAGCTGCATGAGGCTATATCTGTTAAGTCTGAATTAGTAAATACATCAGACAAATGATCATACATATGCACTTCTTCAAATATAGCTTTTCTAAGTGGTGCCCACCAAAACAATTTATGAACTAACCAATCAATCATTATTTTCTGGATCCTTTTCCCATGTAAGTTTTCCATCTTTGTAGACTGGCCAATATCCTAATGAACGCCAGTCCATCTTCATTATTTTAGGCTCTTTCATACCGCCACCTGGATTGGAATCATTGCAGTGCATCTTTCACAATATTGATATGTTGAGCCAGTATATGGACATGTGCCTGCATCTACAAGGGTGTGTCCTTTAATCATGCATATAATCTTATTTATCATTATAGTTTATTATATAATATATTACAGTTGCTGTCAATAGCTTTTATTTTTGTCGGTTTTTATAACTGGATCTAATCTATCCCAGTGTCCATTTTTGCTTCCTTGATAGACTTGACCAGTTTCTCTATCAACCAATAGCCATTTTTCTGGAGATTTTGTTTTAACCTGCAGTATAACTGAGTCAGATAATGATTTAAAAACAAACCCTTTTCTCAACTTTACCCCTTAATTGCTAGTACGCTTTTTGTATTCAAAAGCAAATACTTTTCTCCGTCTTCATCTTCAATATCTGTTCCGCTATTTTGGTTGTAATACACGCTATCACCAATATCTAATCCATTAATTGGTATAAGCTCACCTTTATAGTTGTGCTCACCATTTCCAAGATCAACTATCTTACCAGTTCTAAGATTAGACTCACTTAGTGAGGCCATAAGCACTATACCAGATGATGTGGTCCTATCTTCAATTTTATCTTCTTTTACTAACAGAAGGTTACCGAAGGGCTTGATCATTTTTACTCCTCAAAAGACTGTTGGCTTGCCCAAAAACGATCCTGTACCGATTTTTCTTGTATTTTTTTTGCTTCCATAATTGTTGAAATTTCTTGATAAAGTCTATATGAAAGATAGCCGCATACAACTAGAGATAATATAAAAATAATAATAAGTGTTTTCATATATTAATTATACTACAATTAATACGGATAGTCAATAGTTAGCAGGTTTCTCCGCTAGAAATAGCTCTATCATTTAAATCTTGAAAACATGTACCATAAAGAGTATGTCTTTCTCCATTTTTTACTGGAGTTACACGGTGAGTAAATTCTTTTGTCATTGGTATTGATATTAACATCCCAGGCTGTGGCTTAATAACATATGCCTTGTAAGCAAATTCAAGCTGGCCATCTTCAAAATCATCATTCAGATAAATAGACCAAGCTGCAGTCATTCCAAAATCATTAAAGTCTGGATCACCAAGCTCTGCGGCCATGCTCTTTTCCCAATGCCACTGATATGCACCGCTATGATCAGAATCATCTAGAGGCCAAAAAGATTGTAGAGTTGTATCTTCGTTTAATCTATTTGGAAGCACAACTTTCATTCTATCAAATACTCCTTCAGATTTATAGAATAGCTCTGGGTGGTATCTTGAATCAGTTTCTTCTGGAAATATTGCACTATTACTTAGATCTATTCCGCGTGTTGGGCATATTGTGCCTTCTGGATGTATTCTGTAATTAACGCCAATAAATTTATTTCTAATAGAACTAGATCTAGAAGTTAAGTACCAGCCAGTTTTCTCATCACAGAATGGCTTAAGATACTCTAACTCTTCTTTTTCTAAAAAGTTAGGTATATACCATAGTTCCTTATCAATTATAACTTTTCGGTCTTCTAATGTTTGTTTATTTTTTAAAAAATAATCAATAAACTTAATATCTCTTTCAGATCCAGAGTTGCTTATCTCATCAAATTCCATTATTCTTTTTCCTCCAATGGTATATCTTTTATATTTTCATTAAAATACTCATCTGATAACTCATAAAACCACTTTGTAAGCTGATCCAATGTTATCTTTCTTGTTTCTATCTTATCTAAATGGGTGTTGTTAAGATTAACTAAATAGGTTCCGTCATCTTCTTTATTATAAGAAACCATACCAGTTTCAGTCATAAAAGAATAATCATATGCATCGCCGTTTTTATCGATCCCCTCGGAATTATCTGGAGATCCAAAGATAAAGGTACCGTGGTGCTTGACAGCCTTTTCTAAATCAAACATCTTCCTCTGTAATTATCTGGTCAACAACTACTCCAGCTGGAACATTACCAGCTTTAATTGCTGCCTCTTGATTTCTTCTAGCATTACACTTAATGTCTGCAGAAGTCAAGCTTTCCATTAGTCCTTCTGGTAATTCTTCTGGGTTGTCTACTCCAGCATATGGATTTTCTAGCAAAGGATGTGCTACTTTGTCTTTCCACTGCTGCTTTAATTGATACTGATGAATTCTTTCCTTAAAAATTAATCTTTCCCACTCTTGCAGCTGTGCTTCAGAGTACCATGCATCTGCATAATCCCAGAATATCACTATGGTATATCTAGTTCCTGCAGTAATCTCGGTAACGCTATGAATATTCTCTACGCCTCCAGGAAATGACACAAAAGATCCAGTAGGTGGAACAACATCTAGATTATGATCTCTAAACTTTAAAACTCCACCATCATAATCTGGCTGGCTGTTTAAGTATATTCCAGAGTATTGCTTGTTATCAGCCCAACCCATGTCTTCGCCATCAAGGTCTGTGTTATCTGAGTGATCGTTTGCGTAAGCACCAATCTCCCACTTCTGTGCATGCATACTGTTAATCTTCATAGGCCTTCCAGCAGCATCAGAACAATACTGAATCATTCTTTGTCTTAGGGTTGCCATGTATTCTTCAGTTATTGAAGTACCATGATCTTTGGTAAATGGAGAAACGACATGCATACCGTAAGATCCGTAGAAGCAAATAAATCTCCACTCTTCCTCATTTGCGTTAAAGAATTTAATTAATTCTTCACACTCTTCTTTAGAAAGAAAGTTTTCGTACTGCCAAATCCCAGTTCCCCCTCCTCCTAGGAGTTTTCCTCCGAGTTGACTTGTGGTCTGTGATAATGCTTCCATAATTAAACCTTCTTTCTACCAAATTTTTTAGGTGGAACTGCTGGTGTTTCTCTTCTAATTCCATGCTTATTGACATCAATTTTCATTGGTGGTCTTTTTTCTTGTATACCAGATTTAAATTTACCCTGAGAAGGATTCTTTTTTGTTGCCTCTCCAGAGTTTACAACATTTTCTGACACTATGCTCCCTTAATTTGTGAGATGGTCACAACATTGTTACTAGCTGGTGATGGAGCTGATTCATTTTGAATCTGCTCATCTTTTCCACATGAACAATCTTTACACATTATTGATTCCTCTGATCTGATACATCCTGGATACTAACTTCTTTAACTCCAGTCTCGCTGCCTACGCTTTCGCAACCGCATTCAAAGCACATATTACTTAGGACCTTGAGCCTGCGCTTGGTTTGAAACGTCTGTTGATGGGAATGCTGCCTTTGGATCAGCTGCGTACTGCTCGTTGTTTCCCCATACTGTTGAATCGTTTACCTTTGGTGATGTAAATCCGTTTAAATCTTTTCCGTCTGACATTTTATTACTCCTATAGGTTATTTATTTAAGCGGGACTAGTATTCCGCTTATAGGACTATTATAGCATTTAGTTGATTAGGACTTGTATTGCTTATGCCAGCAATCATCGCATATATCTATGATTGGGCCTTCTTGTTTTCCAGAAAGCCTTGTTGCCTTATTATTACAGTCTTTTATTTCGCAAAATCCACTAAACACTACTTAGATCCCTTTGCCTTCTGCCCTCTGTAGCCAGTTTTTTTAATATTCATTGATCCAGGCTTTTTTTCACCAGGTGAATATGTAGCAGCTTGCCTTTGAGCAAGAGCTCTCTGCATTTTATCTAAATGCTTTCCCATTAATTAATCTTCCCACCAAATTTTGACCATGCTCTTTCATGTAGAAAAAACCCTATCATTTCGCATGCAGTGTAAATAATTGCAAATGCCCCAGCATACTCCCAATGAGCTTCGCCAGTAATAGCCATTTCAAAGAAGTAAACTAATGTGCCAACAAATCCAATATGAACTGCTGGCCAAGTAATTGATTTATAAAAACTTCTTTTCTTTGATTCCATTATTTTGTTTTCTTAGCCGAAGTTTTTTTAGCCGAAGTTTTCTTGGCTGGTGCCTTCTTGGCTGGTGCCTTCTTGGCTGGTGCCTTCTTGGCTGGTGCCTTCTTGGCTGGTGCCTTCTTGGCCGAAGTCTTAATTTCTTCTAGCATGGCTTCAACCTGAGATTCAACTGAATTGAATCCTAACCAATTTTTTAAATTCTTTAACATGATTCCTCTTTTTCTTTTAATTTTCTTACCACTAATCCCAAAACGTCTTTGGGTCTCCAGTCTGGTGGAAATTCTAAATTTTCCATTTCAATTATTAGATCTCTTAAAATCTTTTTTTTAATTACGTGAAAATGATCCCATTCCATATATATATTTTATCATAATAGTAAATATGGGGCAGGTTACCCTGCCCCATATTAAACTAATTACTTAAGCAAGGTAACCTTAGCTTTTGGATTCTTCTTGTTCCACTGAGTGGCCAACTTGTTAAATGCAGCCTTCATAGACTTAATTGCTGCAGCATTATCTGCAGTCAACTTAGCAATCTGTGCATCCTTAGCGAGTAGAGCAGCATCTGATGCAGTCTTTGCATCTGCAAGTGACTTTGCACCCGCTACCTTCTCTGTTGCTACAGCATCTGCAACTGCCTTATCTGAAGCAGCCTTTGCATCTGCAAGTGCCTTATCTGATGTAGCCTTTAGATCAGCAAGTGCCTTGGCATGTGAAGCCTTTAGTTCTGCAAGTTCTGCAGTAAGTGTTGCAAGTGAAGCATTCGCTGCTTCCAAGTCCAACTTGAACTGTGCAATAATCTTATCTGCAGCAACGCCTGCATCTGCGAGTGCCTTTAGAGCGCTTGCTTCTGCCTTCTTTGCATCAGTTGCTTCTGCGGTAGCCTTTAGTAGCTCAGCATTAGCCTTTGCTAGGCTTTCTGCTAGAGCTGACTTAGCCTTAACTTCTGCTTCAAGCTGAGCTTTTGTTGAAGCGTGTGCTGCTCTTTCTGCAACGAGTGCTGCTTTTTCAGCAGCAAGCTCTGATACTAGATCACGAACTGAAATCTCTGCGAATGGAGCAAGTGTTGGAGCAGTCAAACCAACTACTGCTGCTGCAACTGCATCTGTTGATGTTGTTGGAGCAAATGTAATTAGTGAGCGTGTTCCTGTTGTTGGAAGAGTAGCCTTAAAGGTTGCTGTTCCAAAATCTGTTAGTGTAGCACCAGTTGTTACTGTTGCTGTATCCATAACTGCTGTTGAAGCAAATACAGTTGCTGTAATTGACTTACCAGATACCTTGTTGCCAAATGCATCTGTTGCAGTTACAACGATGTCTTGCTTTGTACCAGCAGCACCTGTTGTAGGTGCAGAAACTGATAGATTATTGATTAGACCAGCAGTACCCTGTACATAGTATGTTACCGTTACTGGACCATTTGTAACTACAACTGTTCCAATTGCTGTTGTCTTTGTGTATACATAGAATGTTGCTGTTGTTCCTGTACCAGTTGCAACTGTCAAAGATGATGATCCTGATGTTGCTCCTACTGGTGCAGCAGTTGAGTGTAGTGCAGATACGATTGTTGCATTTGTTGAAGTTGCAGTAACTGATGTTCCTGCTACTACTGTTGCTACGATCTGAACAACGTCTGTATTGTCAACAGTGTTGTCTGCAGGTACTGGACGTACGATTGCAGTCGTTAGCGCTGTTCCAGCAGTTGCTGGCGTGTCATATCCTGCGCCACCTGTTTTTGCGGCATTCCATGTGGATGCTACAACTGACATGGTGTTAGCACTTGCAGGTGTTGCTACCATTGTGCCCAAAGTCATGGCTGCAACCATGGCTAGAGCGATTTTCTTAAATGAGTTCATTTAATTTATTCTCCTTATTTCCTCTGTCATCTTTGCGATTACAGAAATTTAGTGTAGTGCATTTACTTTTACATGGAAAGAGCAGGGATCTCCTCCTTCTTCCCATTCTTGCATTTCTTCATCTGTTAAAGGCGGACCATCGTGTGTATCGCAAAATACATCAGATACCCAGCCTTTATCGTAACCATTTTTGAGCCATATCTCAAACTCTAAATGATTTGAATCTATGTTTTCTAGATCCATTCTGAAAGTTCTTCTAGCATTACATGCTTAGGTTTTGCTCCAGTAATAGTCTTTACTGGTTTCCCCGACTTAAATAGTACCATATAAGGGATAGAAGTTACAGAGTATTCTGCTGATTTTACAGGATTTTCATCAACATTTATCTTTCCTACCCAGAGCCCGCACTCATTTGATATCTCATCTAATATTGGAGACACCTTTAAGCATGGTCCGCACCATGGAGCCCAGAAATCAATAAGGACTAGATTGTGAGAATCTAGTACTCTATCAAAGCTTTCATCTGTAACTATCAATCTATTCTCCTTTTAGTTCGTCCGCTGCATTATTAAACTTATTCATAAATGTTTGAATAACCCAGAGTGCTGTCTCACCAGCATTTGTAGACATCGCTTTTGAAGCCTCTTCTGTTCTATCTTCAATGGCAAGGGCGTTGTACCATTTCTGGTACAACTCCTCACCAATTTCCTTGATTATTTCTTCAAGGATAGTTAACTTGCTATCCATTGATTACTTTACTCAACTTAAACAGATAAACATTTTGTCCATAAGAGTTTTCTACTGGATCAGAAGCAGTCTTCATTAATGAAATTAGCTGTGCTGATGTTAGTGTAGGCTTTGTAGTCTTAAGGTGTACGTACTTTGCAGCAATTACCTGAACGGAAACAGATGTTCCATAAGAATACCCGTTAACATTTCCAGGATAAATAGTTGGCTGCTGGATTTCACCCCATAGATCTACAAGGTTTACATCATAGTTACTTGTTAAAGAAACTTGAGGCTTATCTAGATTTAGAGTTTCAACTCCACCAACTGCAATTGACTGGCTAATACATGCTGGCCACTCAATCTTGCCCTTCATACTTGGATTTCCAGCACTATTTCCAGAAGGGAAAAATACTGGTACACCAGAGTTATTTAAATTAGAAACTACTGTATCAACTGCTGTTGGTAAACAATAAGCAGATGTTGCGCTGCGCTTAATAACTGGAGCATTAGTAGCATGAGATGATGCAACTGCTACAATATTGTACTTAGCCTTGTTGTTATTAACCCATGTTAAAGCATTTACAAGGGTGTTTAAACCGTAAGTTTGCTGTCCGCCCTTTGTTGTATTGCCAACAATTCTAATAAATACAATATTAATATTTGGATTAGCAGCAATTGCTGCGGAAGCCATTTGTGTTCCATGATTAAAGTTGTTTGTTGATAACATACTAATTGGAAGAACTGATGCTCCTGCGCCCTCCATAAATTTAGTTTTATTTGGACATGATGGCCAATCTAAAATGCATACCTCAGCAACTAGTCTTGACTTAATTGATGGGATTGATGTGTCTAGCGCTGTGTCTAAAATAGCCAATGTTGGGACAACTGTTTTTGGCTTTAGATTTGCCTGTGCAGGCATTGTGGTAATAGCGAGTGTGCTGGCGATAATTGCCATAGTTATTAGTTTTTTCATAAAGCTAATTCTACTAAATGCAGCGATGGTTGTCAATAGATTATGAATTTTGTGTTGGGTTCTTGCGTGGATACCATTTACCAGAATCCATATTTCTTGATTCTGCCGCCTGTTGCTGAGTATTAATAATGTTGCCCATAATCTCATGCATTATATCTAATTCAATTCTAAGCTTATATAGCTCAAGCTCTAGCATATCAATTCTTCTTTGTGATCTCATTATTCTTCTTCTCTATCCAGTGGCGTTGGTGCTGTTGCCAGTGTGCCACAATTAGCACACTCCATATCTAAAAAGTAAGTTGCAATTTCAGAGTTATCAAAAATAACTTTAAGGTTCCATATTTCACAACCGCATGGACACACATGTGTCGGTACACCTCTTACGTCCATTGACTTAGAGTAATCTGGTCTTAGGTCATTTATGTCCATTGTTTAATTATACACTAAACTTGAATGTATGTATAGGGGGCAGATACACTCATGTTAAACTCAGTTGCTGCTTCTAATGCTGCCTTTAAGCGTAAGCGTGGGTTCTTTTGATTCTTTGTAGCATGAAGTGCACCTAATGCTATCTGTCCGCCGCTTCCTTCCGCCATATAGTTTACTATGTTTTCTCCAACATGGAAGTCTTCATCTATAGTAAAGATTCTACCTTCAAGACCTACTATAAAAATTCCACCACTATCTTCCTCAGATGATGATCCGATGCTTCCGTATCCATGCTCTTTAAATGCAGCCTTAACAGAATCAACAAACTTAGTTCTCATAAACTTATCTAATCCAGAGTTAGTTTTTGTTGGAGTATATTTTGGTGGAGTCCACGAGTATTGAAGAATCTGACCCATTCTAAAAGAATCAGTAAATGCAATGCCATACTGCCCAACTTTAAAAACTTTAGGCTCTTTTCTTGACAGGATCCAACCAGTTTTATCATCTGAGGCAGCATGATCTGATGCCATATAAACGACACCACTCTGGGCAATAGCAACAATACAAGTCATACCTTTATTGTACTATTTTAATTATTCTGTGTCCAGCATCTCATGATATTCTAAGTGATTTAATTGATTTATTACATTATCTAATTCAGACTTCATTTCAATTAAATCTTGAATGGCCTTATAATATTTGTCTTTCCACTCAGTTAATTCTTTTTCTAATTGATATAGTTCAATTTTAAGGTCTTTTATATCTAATCTGAGTTGGTCTTTTTCTTTCTCTTCCCGCCTATTTTTTTCCTTTTTGCCGTCTCTAATGCCAGCAACAATGGCGGTACCAAAACCACTTAGGCTTGCCGCTAATATTGAAACCACTATGGTTATGTATGATATTTCCATTATATATCATATTATACCTTATAATTAATCTAAACTAATAGCTCAGATGCTGCAATTTCTGCGCCGATATATCTTTTTTTCTGTATAAAATCTTTAACATGCTCATGACCATTTTGTCTACCAGCAATTAAAACTACCCATCTTGGCTCAAACTTATTATCTATACATGTTTGGCATAAAAACAAATTAATTGTCAATAATGATGATTTTTTTAGGTTCAGCTTATTCTTTGTCTTGTTACATGAATAACAAAATATCTTTTCACTCATTCAAAAACCTCTTCGCATTCTGTTGCTTTAAAAAAACGACCTACATCAAATCTGATGTTGTCTCTTGAAAATAGCCCAGCAAAATCTTTTACTAGGCTCTTATATTTGTCTTCTTGCATATCACTTTTATATTTTAATATGATACTTTCTGCCTTTATGTAGTCTTCTCTTACAAAGGTGCAGTCTCCTTGGGTTCCGCCAGATGATCTACGGAGTATTTTTTGCGCTAGCTGGCCACCTGGACCATACATTGTTACTGTTAGGTATTCTTTTGCAAATCCCCAATCCGTATATTTATTATAAGCTTCGGTTACATCTAATGGGCCATTATAATGATAAATTGATCTAGCTGGGCTTTCACCATCCCTTGCAATAGTTAGCATGTAGTGGGTGCTTCCGTTTGAGTTTTCTCTTAAAAAGTTGTCAACAACAGAAAAATGTTCTGATTTTAATTCGCTCATGCCATTGGCCTTCCCTCTAACTCTACTCTAACTCCATATGACTCAAGTAATTTTTTTGCCTTGGTTACATAGTCTATAACCTTTTCTTTTTCTATTCCGTCAAATTGGATAAAGTTATCTTCATATAATCTTAATGCTAAAAATTCTGGATACTCTACAACATCCATTAATAAAAACATAGGCTTCTTTATTTCTCTAAGTCTTTTTTTCATTTCTGAATTATAAAAAACTGGCTTGTTAGGTTCACCAGTCCATTGATTCATTCCATATTTAAAATGATGATTATCGTAAACATTAGACATTTTGTTTTGCCTTTATTTGTTTCCACACTTCTTTTGTTTTGTGTGCATTTTTCATTTTATCCATTAAACCAGATGACAAAAATACACCGCCCCATACTCCGTACTCATTATTTTTAATTCCCGCATCGCGGCACATCAACATTACTGGGCACGATAAACAACACTGGTCTATAGCCTTAGCCATATTAACATCAGACTCATACTGATCAAAAAATAGATTAGTCTCCATGCCATTGCATGCAGCTAAATGCCACCATCTTATTGATTGCTCATCTGAATCTAATTCATTTAAAATATTTGACATACTTTAGCGGAAGAGTCCATGCCCCTTTTGAATTAACTGGGAACTCATTTGCGATTCCCCAGGAATTATTTTTATAAACTCCTTTGGTGTCAAAATATCCGCTATTATTTTTCTCCCAAACAATTAAGTTATAATTATTCCAGTATAAATCAAACTTATTCTTAGGAATTTTGTTCCTTAGAATTTCTACTCCGTTTTCATATAAATGTAGCATCTGTCCAATTTGTCTTTTTTATACCTATATATTATTATACAGGAGCAAAACAGTAGTTGTCAACTGTTTTTGTTATTTATTTGGGTTAATCATTGAAACTTCACCATTTAGCAATTCTTCAATGTGTGAGCATACAACATCCCACTCTTCTTCAAATAGTTTGTACGATCTTCCATGTCCTGGTCCTGGTGCAATCTGTTGTCTATGAGAAACCATTAAGATGTGGTCTGATGCAAGCTCTACTCTGCCGCCTTCTCCTACAGCAAGATTAGGTTCGTGATTTATTCTAGATAGATCTGAACCAAAATCTCCGTAGTCTAGACCTAAATCGTTCATTAGATTTTCTTTTAATGTTTTTTCAACGTCAAGGTTGAGCACTGAAGGAGAGTAGTGCTTAACAACAAAACCGTCTTTGTCAACTAAGTATTTTTCAAAATTTGCTGCCTGTGTCTGTCCAGAATAAAATCCTTGGCATAACCACCATGAGTAGTATTGGTCAAACGGGAATTGTATTCCAAGCTCTAGCGCTTTACCCCATAAATGACTTGAATGCTCAACAATTACATTAAACACTTCGCTTGGTTCTCCGAATGGCTGATCTATTCCATTTAGATCTCCGACTAATTCTTTATTTGGAATTGAGTTTACTTTTTCGGAAAACCCAAAAGTTGTGCCATACACGTCGCATCCGTAGTTTTGAGAATCCATTCCTTCAACTAGTCCTTGAGACCATGCACCTTTTGTAACTCCTGGACCACAGTAATCATTTGTTGGGAGTGCTACAATTTCAAAGCCTCTGTCCTTATATTTTTGATGAAGCCACTCTAGGACCTCCATTTGATTTGCATTTCCACAACCTACTGTTGTGTTTACAAACATAGTAACCTTACCCTTATACTTTTTTAAAAAGTCTGGTGTACCGTCTGCTGCGTTTAGTTCTAGATCATATAATGATTTCATTTTTTGTCCCCTTTTATTTTTATTGATGCAATTTTTACAGACTTTACTTCATCGTCTGTGCCAAATACATCCGAGATGTATTCTTTTGCATCATTTTCATCAAAGGCTTCTACCTCTGCTGAAATTTCTAGCTTAATCAAATATTTATTCATTTACTTTGATACAGTATATCCGTTTTTAGTTAATAAATCAATCGCCGCTTTAACTTTAGGATCTACCTTTGCTGGTATCTTTTGTGATGTAGATGGCTTTGATGAAGGCTTTGTTTCAATCTTTGCTGATCCACCAAACTTTGGTCTTCCAAATCCTACGATTGAAATAAGAACGCCAGCTTTATTTTTCTTGTAAGCACGAAGTTGTTTGCAAACTTCTCCGCCATTTCTTTGGCTTCCAGACTTTTTTGAAGATGTGTTTCCTTCTATACACCAAACAGTTCCATCCTCATTGTCTTTAACAACAATACCTACGTGAGAAATTCTATCGACGCCATCTGAAGGGAAATCAAAATACGCTATATCTCCTGGCTCTGGATCTGCAACATCTACATCAATCCAAGCACCAGCTTTTTTAAATGCTGCTGCACCTCCTGGTGTGTAAACAGTGTTTGGAATCTTTACGCCAGATTCTGACCCGCACCAGTTTACGAAACTTCCGCACCATGGTTGGAAGTTTGCTTTCATAAAAGCACCGTATTTAGTTTCGTTGTCTTTAGGACCTTCAATAGTTCCTAGCTCTGCTGTAGCAACTTCTATTAGACGAGCTGCTGTACCTTGTTCTGCCATTAGTCTTTATCCCAATCTAGATCAACTGGTTGCTCTTCTGGCATTGCGCCATCTGGCTTTGCTGCCAAACGAGCTGCTGTTGCATCAATTTCTGCTTCTAATTTTTTATCTGCCTGTGTGTTTTTTGCATCTACTTCTTTATTTTGTATCTGTGCTGCCATAATATCTTTAGCGCCTGAGTTACCAATTAGAATTCCTGCAAGTGTTCCTGTAATAAATGTTGCAATGCTACCTAGAACATTGAAGAACATTTTGTCATTTTCTGACTGAGCTCCAATAGGTTGTGTTACAAACAACAGCCCATAGATAATTCCAAGAGCTGTCATAAAAAGAATACTTCCAAGAGTTATTCCTAGAATAAACTTTAATCGAGCATCTAAATCTGCGGGCGTTAGTTTTTGTTTAGCCATTTGTTATTTCCTGTTCTGGTGTGTTAGGTGTAATTTTTATTACATCTTTTGTGCAAGTCTGCGTAGCTTCGCATTCTGGAGGATTACATTCTGCAATTTCCCAATTTTTAGGATCTTGGCATGGATATCGGTATCTATTTAAAGAGTCTGGTGAACATGCACTTAATGATATCATTAGTAAGCCTGCTAAAGCAATAGAAAATATTTTCCTCATAGTACAATTATACACTATTTATCGTCTTTTCTAAGTGGTATAGTTATTAGCCAAATTACAGTAGTTATTAATACTGCAATTCCAACAATATCTCTAGCTGAGCCCGTCAAAGTTAGCCATGCTATAAAGAAGCCTAAGAGGGTGAATGCCTGGGCAATTAGCTCCATTCCCGCGTCTTTGAACCATTTAGCCAAGCCCTTAATTGCCTTGCCTGTAAGATTAAACATCTTTTTGATTATCTTCATTTGTTCCTCCTTATCATTGCCCCTGCAATTTGTGATGCAATGACCACTGGGACAATTACTTCCTGCGCTTTTTCTCTTTGATCATCTGTCATATCCATACCTAACTCAGAGAAATTAGATAGCAGTTCTACTGGGTCCACCGCAAATACCGCTCCAAGTGGGTCTGCTAAGAATGCTTCTGTTTGTACTTCTGTTACTGCATCTGCTAATGTAAATGGCATTGGAGTTTCTCCTGCCTCCGCCTCTCTATCTGTAAACTCAACGAATGCTTCTGCCAGTGCTGGGTTAGACTTCATCTGCTCAGCAATTTGTGCAACCTCTGAAGGCTTAATCCCAAGGTCTTCTGCAACCTCAGCCTTTGCTTCTTGAGTCAAGGCTCTAAGTGTTTGGCTAACTGCTGTTACTTGTTCAGGGGAAAGAGTAACTAACTTATTATCCTTGCTTGTAAGGTTAGCAATAACTCCAGATAAATCTTCTACTGTTCCTGTACCCTTTTCAGGAATAAGTTCTGCTAAAACCTCATCTTTAACTTCTACATCTGGCTCAGTCCATGGGTTTTCTTCAGGCTCAGGATCTGGTCCTGGTTCTGGTGAGGGTTCAGGCGTAGGCTCTTCTGTGGGTTCCTCAGTAGGCTCTGTAGTTGGTTCTGTAGTTGGTTCTGGGTCTGGTGTAGGTTCTACTGTAGGTTCAGGAGTTGGTTCCTCTGTAGGCTCTGCTGTAGGCTCAGTAGATGGCTTTGGTGTAGGAGTGGGCTTTGGCGTAGGAGTGGGCTTTGGTTCCTCAGTAGACTCTTCTGTAGGCTCAGGGCTTGGCTCCTCTGTTGGCTCACCTGTAGGTTCCTCTGTAGGCTTTGGAGATGGATCATCTGTAGGTTCATCTGTAGGTTCAGTACTTGGTTCTGGGGTAGGTTCTGGAGTTGGTTCTGGAGTTGGTTCTGGAGTAGGCTGATTGGCTGCAGCGTTAGCTGCTGCCTGAGCAATAGCAGACTGAATCTCTCTTTGTAATTGTTCTTCATAGTAACGCCATGCGTTATCAATCGCAATATTAAGATTATTTATTGACTGCTCGTATGCATCTTCAGCATTATTTTTATTTTGCAATGCAGTGGCAACATTTAAAACTGAGTTGTTATATTCATTTGTTTTATTAGTTAGTGTTTGATTGTAACCATTTAATGTTGAAACTGCTTGATTATAAACATTTAGTTTGTCATTATATACATCTTGTGCTGAGTTCTTTGCAGCAAGTGCGTTGTTGTAGGCGTTTGTTTGTTCTTGAGTTGCTCCAGATCCATGAGAAAATGTATTAAGATTGCAACTAAAGTCTTGTCCCCATACTCTTGGGTTGCCAGCATAGTCACAACCTGCACCAGTCCATCCTCCAGGGATAGCCCAGCCAAGATGATAAGATCCAGGTCCTCCACCGTTGTACCACCAAATCTCTACATCAAATGTTTTGTTTGTAGTTACATCATATACAGGAGAGTAATTACTCCAAGTTGTTCCTTGCTCTACCCAGTTGTCTATGGCCAATGATCCGTCAATATACATTCTAAAACCATCATCTGTATAACCAGCAAAGTAGGTTTGAGTAAACCATGACGGTACTGTTATTTTTCCAGTAAATTTAACTATAAAGTTTTCATATCTATTACCACAAACTGGGCGAGTCATATAGTTTCCATTTAGTGTTCCACTACATAAGAATTCATCTGTGGCTGCAAGTCCATTAACCCTAATTAAACTATAAACATCATATGCCAGACCAGCAGAACCAGCACTGTCTAATGCTTGCTGAGCGTTTGACAGATTGATGTTTGCTACTCCAAGGGCATCGTAGGCATCATTCTTATTGTCTAAAGCAGTGGCTACTGTTACTGTTTGTCCGTCTACTGCTGATTGGGCTAAGTCTTTTTCTTCAAGTGCTGTGGTTTCTGCGTCAAGGGAGTCATCATATAGGACAGAGGTTTGTGTCCTGGCTTCTTCTGCAGATACGGCAAGATCATATTTGTCTTCTGCTTCTTGGATTAAGGATATAAATTCATCCTTGTAACCAAGGTCGTCAACGCTATTGTTTAGCTCTTCAATTTCTTGAGCTGCTAAGCTTAGTGGATCATCAGAATAAGCGGGTGACATAAAGAGCCAACCAAATGCAAGCATTGTGGCTGCTGTTATTCTAAATAATTTATTCCTTGTCAAGTAGGGCCCCTAAGTAAACAATATGTCTACATAGTAATTATACCACTTTAACTATTTAGGATTATCTGTTTTGTAAAAGCCATTACCTTTAAACTGTATACCAAAAGGCGTAAAGTGTCTCATCATATCGGATTCACATTCAACACATGTATATCCTGGATCATTATCTGTAATTGATCTATTAATTGACATCAGTGGGTGTGCTTCATCATATGAGCACTTGTATTCGTAAACTGGCATTAATATCCCTTAATATTAGTGGGCAGTTTTAGGACATACCCAGGTCTCATTTTGTTATTTAATTTTTAGGACTTTTGGTTGCTTTTCCTTTGGGATGTTTCTTACTACATTAATGTGTAGCATTCCATCCTTCAGCTCGACATTGGATACTTCCATGTATTCACTAAGCTCAAAGATTCTTGTAAACTTACGTGCAGCTATTCCTTTATGAACAACTTCTGCGTCTATTACCTCTTTGATTTCACCTGTAATCCATAGACTTCCGTCTTCAATAGATACAGTTAGATTATCTCTTGTGAATCCAGCAACTGCTAGTGACAGCTGATAGTTATCCTCGTCAAGCTTTAGCAAATCATACGGCGGGAATGCTGTATTGTTTACTTTACTTAGACTGTTAAATCGTTCCAACTCTCGGTTGAAACCAATAAAAAATGGATCCTTGAAAAGATCCATGGCGAAATTTGTTACCATTTTTGCTCCTTTTAAGCGAGTTAAATTAGTGACCCCATTTGGCGGACACCAATATATTATATCATTTTGCAAACTATAATTGCAAGTTATTTTTTAGATTTAGCCCTAGCTCTTGCCAATTCATCAAAGTCTTTAACCTTTGTTTCTCCCATATAACCCCAGGCATGACCATCTTCAATCATCTTTTGATTAATAGATTTATCTGATCCGTCCAAAAATACCCATCCTAAAATACGACCATATTTTTCTGATGAGTCCATCTTTTCTGTTTTAATAACAACAGTTTTAGCTGAGTCAATTGCATTCTTTAAGTATGCTTTGGCTTCAAGGCCCAATGCTTTTTCCATTTTATCTGTAGTACGGCTTTCTGGGGTGTCTATACCAGCCAGTCTTACCCTTGAAGTAAATGATATATCAAATCCAAGATCGATATCTACATCAATAGTATCCCCATCTACAACCTTGCTTACTTTCTTTACATAATATTCAAACATATAGTCCTCCTTAGACCCAATACTTAATTATAGCAGCTGCGGCGAGCAAAGACCACAGTATGTTAAACCAAATAATTGTTGGCAATGTTTTGACTGTTGATGACCAAATAAGCGATAGGCTTGTTATCAAAGCAATAATATAAAGCCACCATATCTGTGTATTAAATAAAAGGCCTGGAATAATAATTGCTGCTTTTGTCATAAAAGCAAAGAACTCTACAGTATTAGGCTTATTCCAATAAGACTTATTGCCCATGCTACGAAGGGCGAGTATCCATTGTGTTCTAAATTTCATTTAAGCCCATCCAAAAATTCTCTATGGCTCACACATTCTGAAACCTTGTGATTACGATATGTACTATAGTAGTCATACAAATCAATAGCCTTTTTGTACTCATTATAAATTTCTACGTATTCTTTGGCAAGTTCTTTATTTATTTTGTCTATAGCAGATCCTACCACAAACCAGCTCTTGGACTTCCAATACTCTCCATTGTCTAGTTTCCCTGGCATTCTGCTTTCCCAAATTTTTATCTTATTCCTTAGTTCTTCTGGGGCGTTTTCATAAGAAAATTTTTCCCAAAATGGTGTGTCTTTCCTTAAAGACATGTAGTGAAAGTATATAAAGTTAAGTATATCGTCATTCATTCTTACAATCTTTTTATTAAACTCATCTCTTATTTGCTGAGTGTTGCTAACAAATAGGCTTGGTGCGCCAAATATTTCTGTCAGCTGAACCATGCTGACCCAAAGAGAAGTTGCCTCTAGGGGCTCTACAAAGTTTGCTGCAAGCCCAACGGCAACACAGTTGTTTTGCCAAGGCTCTTCGAATGACCCTGGACTAAAACTAAATCCGCCTTTATCTTTTCTTGGATATGTTGGAACAAATCCTAGTAATTCTTCTATCTCTTCAATGGCAGATTGCTCTGATATTAAAGAAGAGTCATACACATAGCCACAGCCAAACCTTGATTGCAATGGGATTTTCCACATCCAACCATATTTCATTGCAATTGCTTCTGTGTATGGAGGAATTGTATCTGTCATTTCAATAAAAAATGGGACGGCAGAGTTTGTTGGCAAAAATTCTTTATAGCTTTTCCATTTTGAGTTAAATGTTTTTCCAATAATAAGCCTATGAAATCCACTGCAATCAAAAACAAAATCGGAAGGAATGCTATTTCCGTTATCAAGATCTAAGCTTGTTACATTGCTTGACTCATCTAAAGACACTTTGATTATTGTATCTTCAAAAACTTTAATTCCTCTTTCTATTCCTATCTCTTTAAGCCTTGCTGCAAGTTTTGTAGCATTAAAATGAAAAGAAACAAGACCTATCTGTTTATAGTCTGATATAGATTTTCCATCTTTATTTTTTTCAATAATGAAAGGAACTTTGTTATTTTCTGAAACTATTTCTGTAAAGTCTACATTTTTTAAGCTATTGTTTAGTGCAATACTTGAAACAAGGATGGGGCTTGAAGACAAAAACATAGAAGAAAGTCCTTCTGTTCCAACAGTTGGGTCTGTAAAGTCAAATCCGTGGTAGTAAAAATCATCTTGGTTGTTCCATCTAGTAAACTTAATTCCATTTTTTATAGTTAAATCACAATTTTTTACTAAATCCTCTACCCCTATATCCAATGTTTTTAAGAATGCAGGAAGATACGGAGTAGATCCTTCTCCTGCACCAAGTATGCCAATATCTTTTGATTCTATGACAGTAACATTTAGTTTTGGATAATTCTTCTTTGCTGTTAAAGCAGTAAGCCAGCCAGCACTACCTCCACCAACAACAACTATATTTTTTGACATTATTTTCTACCCCATCGACTTAATAAGTATATCAGATTAAAATAAATTAATCCAGGCCCATCTTGCCCTTTGCTATTTTTAATGAGTCCATATCTGGGGCTCCCCAATAACCCAAATACTTGCCAGAAAAAATATCTTCACATCTTTTTTTAGAGTTAATTAAAATTGATCCATAAAGTCTTTGCCCTGATTTTGATTTTGATTCAAAGTCTCTCCAGTTACTATCTGTATCTAAAGACTTTACCCTTCCAGGCTCGCCAACAACATCTTTTAGTCCATATTCATCTGACTTATTTAAAGATCCAAGTACTGGTTTTTTTACAGAGAATATTCTGTATCCTCTAGATAGCAGCCTTAAACTATAATTTGTTTGATCCCCACTAAAACTATCCTGGGGATCATGCATGATATCCCTTAACATTGAATATTCTCCAAACATAAATGATGCATGTACGCAATTTGTTTCCTTATAATCTTTATCATCAAAACCCTCGCCACCAATAACAATTGGAACACCTATATTTTCAGATAAAAATGTTGATCCGCTATGACTTGGTGCCCAGCCATTTAATGATATCTTAGGAATGCCATTAAAAAAATCAAAATTTAGATTATTGTAATTATTCTCGTAAGGATTTAAAAATTTAATACCATTCTCATTTAGTAACTCTTGATAGCTATACACATCATTTCTATTTTTGGGGTCATATGTCCAGATGATTCCTGGAATGCAGCTCAATATGATACTATCAATCTCTTCTTCTCGCTTAATTGTGTTGTAATTTTCTATTATTATTTTATCCCAATCATTAGAAAATATTGTGTGGGCATCAATTTGAAAAAAATAATCATATCTTTCTTCTGAAGATAAAAGAGCTGCGTTAAATCTTCCATGACCGACCCCCATAGGAACACTAGTTGTCAATTCTGCATAAACTATTTGTTCATTATTAGTAAAAAATGGATTTGAAAGCATGGAAAGATCTTCTTTTGATTTAAAAGATTTATCTCTATTTGCATCCCAATATGATACTAAATTTTTGTCTAATATGTTGTTAAAAACTCCAAAGTATAAACGATTTGGATTACTGGCTAAAGACATTGCACTTCTTATAGTCTGCTCTAAAAAAAATTCTCCGCATGCAGCTATAGTTATAAAAATTGTTTTTTCATCATCATGATTAGTTATGGTATTCATTTTATCCCTGTGCCGCGTTTGACGGGGATATCTCAATAAGATCAATATTACATCTCTGAGGCAATTTACTTACCCACAATATAGCATTTGCTATATCTTCTGCTTCCAATGCCCCATGATTATGCTGGTGGGTATTAATTGCTGCTGGACATACCTCTGTAACCTTTACCTTAAAATGAGATAGCTCTAGCCTAAATAATTTTGCAAGTCCAGATATTGATAGCTTTGAGGTCGCATAGTTTCCTCCACCATCATAGAAATGTTTTTTTGCAAATGAAGATATAAAAATAATGGTGGCATTTTCAGATTTTTTAAGGTTTGGTATAAAAAGTTTTGACAAATACATTGGGCCAGCAACATTAACCATATATGAATGCATAAAGTTATCAGTAGTTTCATTGCTCAGCGCTTTAGCCCCATCTAAGCCAGCACAGGAAGCATTATTTACAATTAGGTCTATTGTTTCATCTTTATATCTGTTATAAAAATTATTAATGCTTGTCTCATCTGATAGGTCCAAGTGTTCAATTTTTACATTTTCAATGCTTAGATTAGTTATTCCTTCTGGATGTCTTGATGTTCCAATTACAAGGTATCCGTTATTAGATAGTGTATAAGCTAATAGGTTACCTACCCCACCGCTTACTCCCGTAATGATTGCTTTTTTCATAACACCCTCCAATTTTTTGTGTCCCCAGATGGTATCGAACCATCGACCCGCAGATTAAAAGTCTGCTGCTCTACCAGCTGAGCTATAGGAACATAGTACCCCTGGCTGGAATCGAACCAGCGGCCAACAGATTAGAAGTCTGTTGCTCTTCCTCTGAGCTACAGAGGTATAATTAAATTATACTATTAAAAATCAAAATCTTCAATAGCCTCTAATGGAATTATTCCCTTTTGCTTTGCTATATTATATCCTTCTTCTGTAAAGTTATATGTTACCCGAAGATTTTCATCATACTCAACCTGCATTAAATCACTATTTAATAGATCTATTAGTTCGGATTCTACATAATGCTCATGAGCTTCCCACAAATCTGGTGCAAGTAATGGAGTTACATTTTCATTTAACTCAAAAATTGCTTCTCCGTCTTTTGAGAATCCAACAATTTTAATTGCACCAATATCTAGATAGTGCTGAATCTTAATCATTAGATCTTCTTCATCTTCTTCATCAAATGGTTTTGACATTGCTACCTTTCTGTGCAACAAGTAGGACTTGAACCTACGATTACCGAATTATGAGTTCGGGGCTTTAACCAACTAAGCTATTGTTGCTTAGCCTAATTATATTATTTAGTTACCGATTTTGTCAATAGACTGCTCTACTATTTGTTGAACATACTCTGAAAAATGTTTTCTTATGCTGCCAGGCGGTCTTTTGCCAATATCAGACCACACTCTTTTATATTCATGAATGTTGTCAAATGTTGTTGGGCATACAAGTATGCCATCATAATCCTTTAGTCTTGTTGGCAAAGGGACGTGCTTGCTACAGCACTTGCACTCTTTAGCTTTTTCTTGATATATACTCATAGTATTTCCATTCCACTTAATGCATCAGAAAGATCTCTTGGCATAGGAGATGGTGCTCTAATTAGATTAGGACTATCTACGACCAAAGACTCTCTATATTGTTTCTTAACAGATGAATAGTCGTGTACTTCTATATCGCCAAACGCTGCTCTAGTTAAACTAATTGCATTGTAGATGGATCCACATACTGCATCAGCCAAGTCCTTAGAACCTTTTCTGGGGTGGTCGACCTTATCTCTCATAATTCTTAGCTCCAGCAATTCATCGACAAGGAGAGGTATGTGTGGCCCATTTAATCTTTCTTCCAGAACAACCATGGCCATATCATCGTAATGTTTTTTAGCTACAGATAAAGTTTCCGTGTTAATTCCATATTGCTTCAGCTGTTGCATCATGTCGTGGGAGTTCCATCTGTCAAATGTACATACCCTAATATTAAACCCTCTTGATCTTAAAGACAATATGTAATCTCTTACTTCGCTAAAGTCAACCGACTTGTCTGAAGTAGGAGTCCAATACATAACGGCATCCACTTTAACAATTGGTGCTGGCTGAGAATATGTGTCAGTAACCTTAACACTAACAAACTTTTCAATGTGAGCCATAGACACAGCACAATGGTCATGCTTTTGAGCTAAGTCAACATGTATAAAATATTCTGTGTCATCTTTTGGCAAGAACCACTCTTCAAATCTTCCAAAGCTATCTACCGCTACAGAAAGATCGTTAAAGGCCATTTCAATCTTTTCACGAGACTTAAAGAAGGCATCTATTGCTTCTGGTGGCATGCATGCAAATCTTCCTAGCGCATCAGTAACATCTCTATAGAAAGCAATTTTAAAATCTTCAATACTTCTTGTGGGATTAACTTCCCATGTTGGTCTACGAATTGCATATACTCTAGGATACTTATAAGAAATTATTTGGTCTTCATCCCAAAATATATCAAACTCGTTGCCTACTGTGTTATCTGGCAAATCTGGATCTAACTTAAACCTATGTGACCTAGATATGACTTCTTTTTCAGATATGATGTCGTCATATCTTTGCTGAATATAATCATTTTTAAATCTTGGGAAAGAAAGAAGTATTACCTTGCCATAATCTGGAAAACGAGAATCTACAGATGCCCTGTACATATCATATATTCCGCTTCCTGTTTTTGCTTGATCATGACCGCTTGTGCTATCTAGTGCAAAGCCAGAAATTTCATCGAGCACCGCAACCAATACGTTATATCCCTCGAAGGCTTCTCTTTCTGAGTGTCCAGAATACACTGTAACATTTTTATCAAACTTAATCTCTGATGCTTTTTCAAAATACTTACCAGTAAACCAGGGTGAGTGAGTAACCCTGTTCTTAAATCCTTTAAAGAATACATTGTTTGCCTGTTGAGCGTTAATAGCAATGTTAATAATATCTATTGAGTCTCCAGGTGGCTTTCCATAATATGACGCTGGGTCTCTTAAGCATAATAGTAAATATACTATATATGCAACTGATATGGTAGAACAATAATCTTTTCCACTGCCCTTACCTAATTGAGCAACAACTTCATTGGCTGTTTGCTTAAATCTTATAGATCCTTCTTTTTCACCAAATAATTTTATTAATGTAGACTCTTTGTATATCTGAGATGATTTTTCAATAAGTGTGTATTGGTGTTCTGATAGATCGGGCAGACCTAAGTAATTTTTGTCTGTTACAAAAGTTCTTAAATCTACTGGTCTTTCATCAAACTCTTCGCCATCCAAGATATCGATGAGATCATTAAAATCAAATTCCACTGACTTCCTCAATAATCTCTATTGGCTCAACAATTCCAGTAATTTGAGATAAACGTTTTGCAACTTCTAGCTTACATTTTGGGCAAGTCGCAGTTACTTCTTTTAATATCTTTACGAGCAGTTCTTGCTTTCTTTCTGACTCTGCTATTTGAGAAGCAATCTCGTTGTTTTCAAGCAGCCCAACATCTTGAAGCATGGCAACTTTTTTACCCTGTATGTCTGCTATTAATTTAAGTGTTGAGTTCTGTACATTTAACTGGCCCTGCATCTTTGCTTCTTTTGCTAGATCCCAAGCTTCGCTAATAAGCATTGCATAGTGTTGATCAGCCGCAGATATGGCTTCCTTTGCCTTGTCACGAGCACCAGAGTCGTTCTTTACAAACTCTTTCCATTCGTCAATATGCTCTAGAACCTCTGCTCTTTTAAGTCCAGTAGTTGTAGCAATTTGAGTTGGAGTACTTCCCTTAAGAAGTTCTTCAACTACCATGTTCATGCGATCAAAATGATCAGCTAATTCAATTTCCATATAGGTACATTATACTTCTAGTCGACTGAAATAGCAAATTCCTTGGCAACCTTTAATAGGATTAAATATCCAATTAGATCATCAATATCATTATCTCCTGGGTATTCTTCACCCTTAATAAGTCTATTTAATTTATCATCAATTCTAACGTATAGTTGTTCTTTTGGTCCCGCCTTAGAAAATATACGAACTGGGTCTAGGGCTGAATTTCCATACGATATATTCTTTTTAATTAGCATATGAGCAATGTCAAGACAGGTTGTTAAAATCTCATGCCCTGCTTCAGTTCCAACTGTAAGCAAATAAAGGTCATCGTATCTAAATTCTTTTGAGTCTTCAAAAATTGGTGCTGGTTTCATTTTATTAATCCCTTTTCTTTTAAAGCTCTATATATGGTCATAACGGTTACGCCACACTCTTGCGCTATATTTTCCATAGTTTTTTTCTGTACTACATATCTTCTATAAAGCCAGTCTTTATTTTTATATAATTTCATAGGTGATCCCATTTGAAATGCTTTCGATATGACTCTAAATCAATAACGTTTGGATCAACCCACCAATCTTCTGATTCTGTTCTAACAACAATTGAATACCCAAGTGAGTCTAGTATTTCTCTTTGAACATCTCGCATTACAATATTTCTCCAATACATATTGGCATCATGCTCAAATGTTATAACCGTAAATCTATATGAGTTTAGCGGGACAGCCAAAAGTCCATGAAGGCTTGTGTATGCACTTCCGATGGATCTCCCGTTTCCCTGATACCCAGAATCAATATCCACCTGCAAATAATCTATTTGTTTTGGGAATAAATTTTCTTCAAAGTAGGATATATAATTAAAATCTAAAGCGTCGCCCATACAAGGATTGGATCTATTTTCATTAAATTCTTTTCTAAAGTCTTCTCTTATTTCAAAAGAAACACCTTTCCAATCAAATTGCTTTTCTAATTTATTTGTGTTGCTTCCATTTTCTGAATGGAATGCTCCCAGCTCAACATAGTAGCCACCCTTTTTATTTTCAAGGAGGTCTAAAACAAACTCTTCCTGTGCGCTTATATCATTCCATATTTGTGTCATTTGTTTGTTAGGACCTCTCTAGCGTAGTAAGCTATGCCAAATGCATCAGCCACATCAAAATCTTTTATATCTAATCCATGCTTTTTATTAAAGTAATCTGCCGTTCTTTGCTTTCTCATATTTCTTAATTGATTTTTATACCATGAATCTGCATATCCTGGATTTAGCAACCTTATAGATGCCTTCTCTTCCTTGGTTGGATTCTTATTTCCAATAAAGGCTTGCCAGGAACTTGGTGATATGGTTATAACAGAAGCTCCAGTAGACATTAGTTCAGCAATGACAACTCCATAAACATAAGATAATTTTATCACAGCATCAGGTGATCTGACAAGTATCGCACCTTCAATTGCAATATAATCACTTTTTAGTTCATCTAGCATCATTGCTACTCTAGTTTTAGCATTATATATTTTTTCATATATATCATTGCCTACTAAGTTAATCTTTCCCCACTTGACTGGCTTATCTCCTTCAATAAGACAAAAGGCGACAGAAGATGTTGATGCGTCTATTCCGAGAACCCTGCTTGCCTTAGTCCTAGATAGCTTCGCTAGCGTCATTTATCATCCTCAATATTTTGTTTCTATCAGATTTAGAATTATCTTTTTCACACTTAGAGCATATATCTAAAGTATTATATCTACTTAAAGATGCTTTGCATGACTTGCAGTATCTTTTTTGGCCAGATCTAATTGCTTTTTTCTCATAGTATTTTTCCATGATTTTTTTATTTGTTGCAACTCTGCAGCAATCATCACCACAATATTTTTGGTTATGAGTCTTTGGAGTAAACTCTTTACCATTTGGGCAATCTGAATTAGCGCATATCATTATAAAGGCACCTTAAATCTTTCTATCTGAACTGTTCCAGTAGGTGTATCCTTTGAATAGCATTCCTTTTTAATTGGACAATAAGTGCATGGCATTTTAGTTTTTGTTGCACCTTCTGGCTTCATAGGAAGGTCGCCATCTTTAAAATTATCCCAAACCTCTCTCATCCAAAGGAATGTGTCTTCAATAATCTTTGTGTTTCTTTCGTTCATTGATACTGGAATTATCAGTATCTCTTGAGTATTTTTATTCTCATACAGAAAAAATCCTTCTTTAGCATTCTTAAGCTTCATGTAAGTTAACAGCTGAAGTAAGTGATTTGGCGATGGGCTCATCTCTGCCTGCCTTGTATCCCACACCTCTTGCTTTGCAGTCTTTATTTCACCAATTACTGTTTCATTGTCATATTCCATTATTAGATCAATGAACCCACGGATTGGTGGATATTCGTTAACGATTTCTTCTTCTTCTGCAATCCATTGCGGCATAGTTTTAATTAAGTTTTGAAGTCTTTCATGAGCTTGAGTTCCCTGAGCCATGTTTGCAACTGCAACTGCATCATTATTGTCAATAAATACAGCACCCGAAAAAGCCATATACCAATACCTAGGGCATGTTCCATGACCATAACCTAAAGAGCTTGGGCTAAAAGACTTCTTAGTCATTTCTCCATCTGCCCTTTTAGTATTTTTATATGACTCGTCAAGCATTGATGCAAAAAGCTCTGGGTCAAAGAACTTACCAGTGTGCTTCTTAAACTTTAAATTTTTAACTATGTTTCTACCCATTACAAATTATACCTAACGACATACTTAAGTGCATCTACAAGTTTGTCTATGGACTCCTTTGCTGAATAATATATATTTTTCTTATTGTTATTCGTGGTTCCCGCTTTATCTTTTGCTATTGTTGAATAGTAAGAAGCCATCATGGCAAACTTAGTTGACATTGCCTGCAACTCAATAATAAGCTGTGGGGCTTTAGCCGCAGGAACATCTGGGTTCAACAAAAGCTTTACGATAACAGCCAATGCTCTATCTAGCTGAGCATCATTCATGTACTCATGCAGATCATTGAACTCGGTTATAGAGTTAATCAACTCTAATGTGTTTTTATCCTCTGTCATTTTTAATCTTTTTATCCCATTTATCCATTAGTAAACCTACCCCATACCCAACAACAAAGCCAAGCAGGGTGCCATATACAAAGTATATCACTAGAATGGAACCTCAGCATATGTTTTATATGAAGGGAAATCGTTGCTGCTTGGAGCCTTATCTTTAGATAGTGTGTATGCTGTTACAGAAATAGAATCAGCATTGATCTCATATGAGGTTCGCTTTGTTCCTTCTTTATCTGTCCAGCTTTCTTCATAAATCTTTCCTACAATAATAACTTCCATGCCCTTTTTAATTACAGACTTTGATTGCTCTGCAAGTGTGCGCCAAGCCTTTACTGTCCACCAAGAGGTGTTCTTATCTTCCCACTCACCAGTAGTATCATTCTTAACACGATCATTTGTTGCAACTCTAAAACGAAGACCATTAGATCCTACAGTTTCTGGTTCGCTGCCAACTCTGCCTACGATTGTAATAATTGGATTAGCCATTTTTATTTTCCTCCCAAAATGTAATCAGTTCTTCTAAGACTGACCACTCTATGATTCCAAGACGGACCTTGGAATCCCCTCCTATAATAATTTTAAGAGCAGGATGCATGTCCCTGCTTACCTTAAAAGTATCTGTACAGATTTTAGCCCATACATCTTTGTTTAAAGTAAATGATGCTTTGGCCTCTTTGTAGTCTACTACAAAATTTTTCCATTTAGCATCACCTTTTTGATATTCACCGCGACCACTATTTTTTTGTGCCTTGGCGCCATCTCGTTTTACTTCTGCTCTCTCCGACATTAATTAAGCTTATGCTTTGTTTCATGTCCATTAGAGCATGTCCAATACATTTCTAATGTAGCTTGATTAAAATTATAAAATGGAGCAGACAACTCACATTTGCTACACGGTCTTTCTTGCTCTATTTTCTCAATCCTTTGATCTTGAACATCTTTAGGTTGAGAAGCAAAAAATTCATTAAGATTTGGCATTTATTTCTCCTATTAATTTGTCTACAACATCTGGATTTTCCTTTAAATATGCCACAGCCTTTGCACGTCCTTGAAAACGTTCTCCATTTACTGTATACCATGCTCCACCTTTTTCTATTATCCCGCACATTTCTGCAACGTCAAGGGTTTCTCCAACAAGATCTATGCCAAGTGACTCTCCTTGATAGTAGAAGTCGTATTGGCCAGAGAGGTTAGGGGGACCGAGTTTGTTATAATCAACAATCCAGTTAACGGGCCTTCCAACTCTTTGTTCAATAATCTTGTCGCCAACCTTAACACCTGCTTTAATAGCATTAGCCTCAGCCTCTGAAGACCAGAGCTTGATAACGGTAGAGGAGAAGAACTTAACAGCCATTCCTCCTGTTGGGATGTGGCTGGCATGCATAGATCCAAACTGATTTCTTTGCTGCGATATAAGAACGAGTAGCGTATTTTTGTTTGCATAATTTAACATTTTGACTGCGTGGGTCATGTCCTTAGCTTCTGCGCCAATTTGCTTTGTGTCTTGCAAATCCTTCATTTCATTTCCATCTTTTTCAAAGTATATGGCTGGAAGAAGTGCTGAGATTGAATCAACTACAATTAGATCTACACCAGCCTCCATAAGTTTTGTTGCAACATCCACCATGTCATTAACAGTTTTAGCTGGTGAGTATATCAATTCTTTTGAGTCAACTCCCAGTTTCTCTGCCCATTCTGGATCATAAGAATGCTCTGCATCAATCCAAGCACAAGTCTTTCCTTCTTTTTGTGCAAGTGCAATCATTTGTAGACAGAACGAAGATTTTCCTGCTGACTTGTTTCCCCAAACTAATATCTGTCGACCATAGGCAAAGCCGCCATTTAAAGCAAAGGTTAATCCTATGCTTGGTGTTGGCTGCTTGTCTACTTGAATATCAACTGCAGACTGTACCCTTGCTCTAGTCTTAGGGTCAAGCTTTGCTAAAATATCATTTAGGTTCATTTCCATTTATTTATTCGTTAGCCAATTCGTAGTCAGATTTAAATCCTAGTGGCTCTAGCTTAAATTCAAATGACAAGCCTTCATCATTATATGTAACTGAAAGTTGCATATCATCATTGGTTGTCTTCATAAAGTCTTCCGTTGATATTTCAACAGAACCTATTTTACTTAATATAGCCACTAAAACCCTAGAGGCGTTCATTGTTTTAAATACATCTTCTGCATTATATGTCATTTTACTTCCTTAACCATAAGTGTTCCATCTTCTAAAGTTTTTAGAACTGGCTCGCATATCATTCCTTCTCGCATTTTTGCCAAAGAAATTGGATACATGCTTGAAAATACAATTGCTCTATTTAGATTCTTATCTTTATCTGACATTACAAGGTGAGCCATGGTTTTGCCAGCTTTTGTTTTATATGGAGTATAGCTTATCACAAACCTTTGATTTTCGTCAATGGGGTAAGACTTTGCATATAAATACTTTACAAATGGATCATCTGAATCTTTGGTAATAGAATCTACATCTATATATCTAGATATTCGATTGTCTCCAACTAAAACAAAATACATTTTGTTTGTTTCTATTTTTGTCTGCTCGATATCAAACAGTCCAACAGATCCACTTTCATCGACTAACTCTATTCGTGACCAGCCATTCCCACGCTTTATACTTTTAGCCATCCCAAACATAACAAAAGATCCTAGCTCTTCAAACTCATCAATAGGTCTAGCTTGTGCCTTTACTCTTGGCTCTAAGTTGGAGAGGTTAAAGGAAGGTATTCCTAAAAACTCGTAATAAGACTCTGCTTCTTTACCGCTTCTAGGGTTATCATCAAAAGCAGCGCCCCCAATAGCATTAAGAGAATTAACGGCCCTAGAGTTAATGCCGCTACCCTTTTTGGATGCTTTGTCAACAAAATCTTTATAGTTTTCATAAGGTCTCTTTTCAATAATTTTATTTGCAATGCTGTCTGAAATAAATTTAACTTCAGCTAAACCAAATCTAATTGAATCTTTTTGTAGTGAAAAATTTACATCTGATTCATTTACATGTGGCAGCTTAACTTTAATCCCAAGCCTCTTAGCCTCAATCAAATAGCCTGTTCTGGCGTCTTTGTCCCCTTCATTTTTAAGGATCGAGAATAAAAATTCCAAAGGATAATAGCACTTAAGCCAAGCGGTATAATAAGAAAGCATAGAATAAGCGACAGCGTGACTACGATTGAATGAGTATCCAGCGTGAGCTTCGAATGTTTTCCAGAGATTGTCTGCTTCTTCTGCGCTGATATGCTTTTTAGCGCCCTGAATAAATTTATCTTTGAATGGACTGAGTTCTTTTGCATCTTGCTTTTTACCAATAACCTTTCTAACCTTGTCAGCCTCTGACCAAGTCATTCCTCCTAGGTGTACGCATGCTTGCATAACCTGCTCTTGATATATAATCACCCCGTATGTATTTTCTGTAAAAGGTTTCATAATTGGATGGATATAATTAACTGCTTCATTACCGTGCTTACGCTTGATGTAAGAGGCTCCAACTGTATTCATAGCTCCTGGTCTAACCAAAGCATTTGATGCAGCTAAGTCTTCAAATTTATCGACACGCATTTTTATAAGTAAGTTTGTATATGGTGTTGCTTCTGCCTGGAATATTCCCTTTGTGTATCCATCGTTAAAAATCTTATAAACATTCTCATCATCTAAAGCAATGTCATAAAGATTAATGTCTTTGTCATATCTACTCTTAATTGATTTTAAAGTATCAGAGATCACAGATAAAGTCTTAAGACCTAGGGCATCTAGCTTAATAAGACCTATATCTGCAACCGTATCCATATCGTATGCCACGACTGGAATTCTTCCAGAGACTTCATCATTTGCATCAGCTCTGGACTCTATTGGTGCGTACTTTCTTAAATCATCTTTTGCAACTACAACACCTGCAGCATGGACTCCAACACTTCGAATCTTTCCACGAAGTCTTTCTGCAAGCCAAGTTACTTCTGGATACTTTGCTCTAAACTCTTTTGTATTTGGCGAATCCATAAAGTCTTCAAATGTATCAATCGATTTCATTGCACGATTAACATCTGAAAGTGGAACCATGAATACACGAGCAGCATCTCTAATTACACCCTTATCTTTAAAATAAGTATATGTAGAAATAGAAGCAACGTGCTTAAACTTTTTCTTTAGATAATCCTTTACCTCTTTGCGACGTCGGTCTTCAAAGTCTGTATCTATATCTGGGAAGTCATTGCGCTCTGGGTTAATAAATCGGAAGAATAGAAGATCATATTTAATTGGATCCACATCTGTAATTCCAAGGGCATAGCAAACTAATGATCCAGCTGCAGAGCCACGTCCTGGGCCAACCATAATATTATTTGACTTAGCCCATGTAATCATATCTGCTACAACTAGGAAATATGAAGCAAATGCCTTATCTTTAATTATAGATAATTCTTCTGCAATTCTATCCAGGTAGACCTGATCTTTGTCTAGGGATAGTCTTTTAAGGCCTTCTAAGGCCATATCAGACAGTTTCTTGTCAGCATTGGTCTTTGGGATAGGTAGCAGATCTAGCCCCTCATGGAAGTCATACTCGCCAATTTTATCAGCAATCTCCATTGTATTATCATATATATCTGTACGAGTAATGCCTGACTTATTAAAGTCCGCCTCAATTTCAGACCTACTCTGAATAAATAGATTATAGTCTTGAAATGATATTCTACGGTCTGGATATAAGTAATTAAATCTATCAATCATGTCTGGCATTTGTCTGGACATTTCAAAGTCTGCATCTTTATCTGACTTAGGAGATGTTGATAGAATAAGCATTGCTTCTTCTAATACTCTATCTTCTTCTTTAGCAAAGTGAGCATCTCCTGTTGCCACCGCTTTTATCTTGAGTTGATCAGCCAGCTCCAAAAGCTTTGAGTTGATTTCTGTCGGGTTATGAGATTGGACCTCAACGTAAAAGTCTTCACCAAAAGTTTTCTTAAAGTCTTGAAGTACAAGTTTTGCTTCTGAGAATTCCTGGCGTTCAATAGCCTTACTAATAAGCCCGTTAAGGCATCCAGACAATACAATAATACCTTCTGCATACTCTTTCAATACCTCTCTATCAATACGTGGCTTATGATAAAAGCCTTCTGTCCATGCAAGCTCCTGAAGGGTGTTGATATTCTCTAGACCCTTTTTATTCTTAGCTAAAAGAATAATATGGTTATAGGCCTGAATTGATTTATCTGTCTTTGAAGACCTATCAAATCTATCTGTTGGAGAAATGTATGCTTCCACTCCAAGAATTGGCTTGATTCCTTGCTCTTTACATGCAATTTGCATTTCACGGTGTGAAGATAATGTTCCGTGGTCAGTAATAGCCAGAGAAGTCTGACCAGCTTCTTTCGCAGCCTTTACAAGTTCGGCAGGAGAATTAAGCCCATCCATTAATGAATAGAAAGAATGCACATGCAAATGTGTAAAGTTCAACTTAATTCTCCGCCTATACTCTCTCTTACCAGTCTACGCTGCTACTTGTTGAGGATGACTCTCGTTCTTCTGGAGATGACTCACCAGTATAGAATGCTTCCTGCTCTGCGTATGGAACGCTACGCACTGCTGTTTTTTCTAAATCAAACAGCTCAACAGCAGAAAAGTCGAATGGCTTTTCATCTTTAGCCAACGGTATAATTGTGTAGCTTGTGTCTGTCTTAAGACCACTACGCTTTACACGCCACATTAGATTTGTGATGCTTCCCATTTCATTTGCATATTCAATCAGTGTTGGTGTAATTGTTTTACCGCTTACTCCTTGAGAAAGAATTGCTACATATGGCTCAGTCTTTCCGTCATCAACTAGGACATTAATATATAGGCGCTTTCTTGCACCCCAGCCAGCCTTTGGATCTTTACGGTGCTGTTCTTGAGCCCAGTCACGGCCTTCATCTTCCATTGTGTCTAGTGCCTTACGGCGATAATCTTTAGGGTTTGTGTGCTCAATTGCAAAAAATCCGCAACCCATTTTTTCATTATAGTGTGGTGAATCTGGATCTAATTCTTGCAGAAAGCGAATCTTGACTGCTTCTCCGTCTTCAATCTTTAACCACTTTGCCTTGCTATCTTCTGAACTAGTATACGTAACCTTGTCCATTGCCTTTGTCATTCCTGACAAACCTTTTACTATTCCCATTTTATTCTCCTTATGTATGTAACGGTATATATCCGTTTGTAATCACTTATATTATTGTTTAATTTTTATATTCGAAATTAGATATGGCATTTGTTATACAGGCTTTAATGTCTTCATCAGACATGTCACCTGCATCTTTTACACCCTCTGGATATATTCTACCATAAGAATGCGATGCCCACAAGATGTTTTTATTACTTAGTTTATATGCAATTGTTGAGCCTAAATCTCTTCCCGCCTTATCTGCATCAGTCATAATAATAACTGTATTGAAGTATCTATTTAACAGGTTAAGGTTTTGTCCAGATATGTGACCCCCCAGGGTGGCAACAACATTCGGGAAGCCAGCCTGATGAACACGAATCGCATCAAAGCTAGACTCTACAACTATAACCCTATCTCCAATTTTTTTAGCACGATGGATATTAAACATAGTTTTGCTTCTTGGCAAGTCTTTGCTATTCTTAAATCTTTTATCAGAAATAGATCTCCCAACAACTCCGACTGGTATTCCATCTGGACTATGAACTGGGACAGTTATCATGTCCATGTTTTCAGAATACCCTAATGAGAAATGGTCAATTGATTGCAAATTAATACCACGTGATTTTAAGTACTCCTTTGCTTTATCATTTACAATTAATCCATTATATAAACTCTTTAATTTTTCTTCTGAAAATTCAACAAAGTCTGGCTTGTCTTCTAGAATATCCTTAAGCGATTCATCAAAGTTTTCTAGGGCCTGAGACTGTTTTGATTCAATATACCTCAAGGATTGAAACTCATTTTTATTTAAAATCTTTTTTACTAGATCGCTCATTGTTCCAGATTCACCGCATGAAGGATTAAAACAAATATAAGCACCCTTTGTTTTACTTATGCTAAAGCTTGATGTATGTCTGTTTGAATGGAATGGGCAATACGCAAGGAAGTCGTTGGATGTTTCTCCAACCATATCTATACCTAGACTTTGGACTATTGATTTTATGTGGGCAGAGGAGTATTCCGATGTATCAACTTTCCTTGTGTCATACCCTCTAATTGCCATGCCTTCTTCTTTCCTACATAAACTCCATGGAGGGTCATTAAGAACTTCCATGTTTGTCCGTCAAATTCTACCGAAAAAGCTGGGTCTATGTCAAGTGCCCTAGCGTATCCAGAATCTTTCATTTGTCCTACAAGCAAATCTTCGTATTGTTTTTTTATCCTGATCATATCAGAATCATCTAAAAACTCAACTCTTATTTGAAACCTTTTAATATTTTGATGAGTCACTTGCTCAACTCTGGCAAGTCTTCATAGATCGGAGTGATAACTCCTCTATTTATATCCCAGTCAAGGAAGAATCTAAAGTCATGTCCATGCCTATTCTTTCTAGACACAACCTCAATTAAATCTGTATTGGCATGCTTATGAATAGCAATAGCCATATCAGCATCATACTCAATAGCCTTTGACCATGCAACTTGGCTCATCATTGGAGGTTCTTTTTGATCTGAAATATCATCTGCCGTAGCAGCGGTAATATCAATAATAGGAATTCCATTTGTTACAGCCAACAACTTAAAATCTCTTGAAATATTTCTATTTCTTTCAACTTCAGAATTGCTTCTCTTATTATCATTAAACAATTGATGGTAATCAAGAATAACTAAGTCTGGCTTATGCTGATCAATCTTTCCCTGAATAGTTGCTGGAGTTACTTCTCCTGCACCTTCATTTGAAACAAGAATGAAACTGTTTTTGCCTTCAGTTTTTTTCTTTCCCCATGTTTTAAAATCGTCAATGTTAATGTCGCCCTTAGACAGGTCACTTGCTCTAAATAAACCAGAGCCAAGCATAGTATAAATTCTATCTCGCATATTCTCTGGTGCCATTTCAAGAGACACAATCATAGGCTTAAAGCCTTGCTCCCAAGCTTTGCATGCAAGATACGATGTAAACCAAGTCTTACCACGTCCTGGCCAGCCAATTGCCACAATGAGGTGTCCTGGAGCCATTCCAGTTGGGTATGCCTTATCAATTGCATCAAACCCTGTTAGGATTCCTGGACTTCCACCCATCGCTAAAGATCTAGTTCTTACTGACTCATAGTGTCTTTCTGCTGAATCTAAATCTGTTATATCTAGGTCTTTAACATTGTTTGTGTACCTACTCAAATTTGCAAGTTGCGATTGCATTGTTCCAAGCACTCTAGATGGAGCATCTTCTTTTAAAGATGAACCAGCCTGCATAAGAATTGTCTTTAACTTATTGCCTACAAATTCATTCTTTAGTTTATCTAGATAATATCCCGTCTCACCTTTTGTTTCAACTGGCTCAAAGTCTTTAAATTTATCTTGTAGGATTCCAGCCTCTGGTACTGCTCTAAACTTATAGTAGTATGACTTAAGGCCTTCCCAGATATCCTTATGGGATACAAACAGGTCGTCCGAATTGTCTGCAAGAATGGTGCTGATATCTTTGTTTTTACAAACTGCCGAAATGAGTTCTGCTTCTGTATTCATTAGTTATCCTCAACCATTCTTTTAGTCTCCTGCAACAGACGGCTTCTGTTAATTTTATCTTCTTTAATCTGAATCATCATGTCCTCTATTCGATCAAAGTTGTTGTAAAAGAAATTAAGCGGGTGCCTATTCTTTCCAGTTTTAAAGTAATACTCTAACACATCTTTAGATCGATCAAACCCTATGCTGTCTATTACATCTTGCATTGCCCACTTTTCCTTATACCTATTGATAGTTGGCTTTGTTTTATAAGCCTCCTCATATAGATTAGAATACAAAGAAAGTAGGATGTAGGGTTCTTTATTTACTGCCACGCAATTCCTCTTCTACTTCTTGTGTCTTTTGAATTAGCTTATCTTCAACAAACTTATATACTCTATCTGCTGCGGCATCAACTGTTTCGCCTTCTCTAACAAAATCGTCTACGCCAATACCAATCTTGATGCTTTCAAAATTACCCAGATTGCGTGTAAAAGATAAGTCTACTCTAACTTGAGTTCCTTTTTCCATTAGTGCTCAGCCTTTCTATGCCTGCTTAAACTGTCATGAGCAAAAATGCCCCAACGTAATTCTATTTCTTTTTTACATATATCACATACCACTACTCTGCTTGACATTATTCTGCTTTCCATACTGGTACAAATTTTCCTTCAGTGGTCTTAGTATACAATATAGTGTTGTGTTTGAGAAGAGCTTTCATCTCATTTTTTGAAGGCATATTATTAGAGTATCCTGATTCTAATATAAACTCATGAATGTCCATAATGTCCGATTCGCTATACATAAACTTATACCATGTGCTATCTGGATTACCTATTGGATATACTTTTTGAGGATATCTTATCTTCCCGTCCAAAATATAATCTTCTATTGTAACCTTATGCTTGCCAAGCATCTGGGCTACCTGACTAGTTGAATATGCATTCTCCATAGTTTTTAAAACTTGTGAATAAGAATATAGCAATCTTTTTTTATCTGGGTAGCACCAGGCAACCATTTGATCTTTAGATCTTGAATGACTTAATACTTTATGTATCTTGTTATTTAAGAAGAAATACCGAATGCTTTTAGCTGACTGTTTTCTCTTTTTTCTATCCATTTACCTAGTGCACTCGTATCCTTATTAATCATCCATCTTTTACCGCACATCATGCAGAAAAGCTCTACGTGTAGTTTTTGCGAAAACACTCTATCAACAAAAACTCTTCCTTGACACTTATTGCATTTCATCATAGTGTAAATAGCTTCCCATCAACAACACATGAGTAATCTGGAGCCACATGTATCATCTGAATATGTGGATAATCATTTACAATATGTGCAATAGCAAAACCTTTTTGCCAATCGTGGTGCTGCATATATTTCATTCCTGGACCTTTTTCATCACACATGTGGCCAAGCTCATAACCACGAAGAGTTTCTCCTTCTCCGCCATTTCTTAGTTCGTATGTTACAAGGTGGGAGGCAATTCTGTGCGAGTGTCCTCTAATTAAAGATACCTGCAGGTCTTCCATGTCTTTACGAACAGATCCAGTTGCTGCAATTGAAAGTCCATGGTGAACATGTATATCTCCAAAGCGGCGCTTAGGTAATTCATTATAATGAATATACTCGTAACCCAATGAGTCTAAGCCCCACAATGCTTCTGGAGTAACTTCATTAATATAATCAGGAAGCTTTGCGTCTACATAATTAAAAATTCTAACATCATGGTTGCCTAAAGCAGAAAATAATTGTGCTTCTGGTAGCATCTCTCGTGTTTTTGTGTAAAAATCTCTAGCGCCTTTTGCTTCATGACGCATCATTGGAACAATCAGGTCTCTACTATCAGTCTTGTGAAGGTTTAAAAACTCTGCTGATCTTCCTTCTGTGTACTTGCTATAACATGCTTGGTCATCTGTATCTCCAAGATAATCTACAACATCTGGTTTAAACCACTTCATGACTTTGAACCAAAGTGCTATCATCTTATCATCCTGATATGGAAATTGTTGGTCGGATGAAATCATCCACTTTAAATCGTTAGTCATTAAAACCCTTAATATATATATTAAGCCACGATATCGTGGCTTAATGTTATAGTAATTGTAACATATTGGTGCAGTGTGTCAATAGCAATTCTATGAAGATGAATCTGAAACAGGCTTTCTACCAGCGCTTAGCCAATGAAATTCAACTTTTCCAGCTATACCTGTACTAGAATAAACATGCAGCGTTGTAGTTCCACCTGAAGTTCCAGTACCAGTAATAGAATACCTAAGATCATTTTTTGATGGGTCCTGAAATCTTGGTGTTGCAACTACAAATACTGCTTCGTATTCTGGCTCCCACGCAAGTGGTATGTTTCTTGAGTTTGATTTACCCTTACCTATGCCATTGTCAAAGCTAACAAAGCCCGCTCTTAAGTGCATCACGGCAAGTTTTGAAACATCGCCTGCGGTAGCCTTACTCAAGTCATAAGACTCATCAGATCTCATCTTGATGGCATCTATCTGATTTTGTAGGTTCTCTAATTTTTTTGGATCTACTGGCTCTCCGTCTGCAAACGTTTCACCCATATTATGAATCCCCCATCTTTGCTGCAATTTCTTCTGAATAAGAATCTAAAGCTTTTTGCTTATCATCTGATTGATTAGATAGAACTGTTAGCTCTGCTCTTAGCATTGCAATTTGTAACTCATAATTAGCAGCAAGCTGGCCAATTCTTTCTTGCATAGCAGATATTACTAGCTGAGATTTTTCTTCCATTTGTTTACCTTATTCTGCGATTAATGTTAATTCTGCGGCGAGAACAACTAGCTTTGCATTTATATCTGCAAGCTGTGTATTTAGATCAGCAATTGTTGTTGTGTTTGGTGTGGACACAGCATTTTCAACCTTCAAAGATACCTGAACATTATACTTTGCATATTCTAGTGATCTTGAATGCTGATTTATTACTGCTTCTTTTTCTTCATTTGTTAATTCATATGTCATTTTGTGCCTCCTTTCATATTATACCATTATCATATACCATTTAGCAATATGATCAAAATTTAATTACAGATTAACTATTTATTAAGATGGCCCTATTGCAGATGTGAAAGCCCCATTAGACCAGCCGCTAACCCCAGCAGAATTCCTTGCTCTAATAAACCAATAATATTGATTAGATATTGGAGCAGTAAATACTTCTGATGTGATAAGAGGCTGTCCAGGTTGTGGATAATCTATAGTCGCTGAGCTTGAAGGTTTTGTTGCACTTGTTCCCCAATACAACTCATAGCTAGTTGCTCCAGATACTGCATTCCAGGAAAGCTGTGTATTAGAACCAGATAGGTAAGCTGTTAAACCTGTTGGAACTGCTGGTGTTGTAGACGGGAAGTGTGGTGGGAAGAACGGTGGGAAGTGTGGTGGGAAGAACGGTGGGAAGAACGGTGGGAAGTGTGGTGGGAAGAACGGTGGGAAGTGTGGTGGGAAGAACGGTGGGAAGAACGGTGGGAAGTGTGGTGGGAAGAACGGTGGGAAGTGTGGTGGGAAGAACGGTGGGAAGAACGGTGGGAAGTGTGGTGGGAAGAACGGTGGTGTATTTGCAGCTGTTGCAGTAATAGTATTTGTTGAAGAAACATAAGAAGATGTACCAGAAGAGTTAGTTGCTCTGGCAAAAGATCTGAATATATTTTCTGGCGAAATTGCATCATTTGATGTAATTGTATAAGAAGCAGATGTTGTTCCAGTTGCAACAACTGTACTTAAATCTGTTGGTATAGTAGGATAAAGCGCAGTTGTAATAATTGTTTCATACGAAGTTGGCGTTGGAGACCATCCAGAAGTTGCTGCGGATATAATACTTCCAACGGTTGATGTTCCAGTTAAAGTAACCGATCCTCCAGAAGGTATTGCCACTGTTGGATTTTGAACTGTAAACGTTGCAGTTGCTGTTCCGTTAGGAGAAATTCCATTTGATGCTGTTACAAAAAGTCTCCAGGAAAGTGCTGTGGTCCCTTGAGCTACAGTTGGAGAAAATGTAGATCCTGTCGCAACTTCTTGCCAAGACCCATTGCTTAAAAATCTCTGCCAAGAATATGCATAAGTTATAGTTTGAGATCCACTCCATCCTGAAGTTGATGCAGTAAATGTTGTGGATCCGTATGTTCCGCTAGCTGGGCTAACCGATGCTGAGCCTCCAGTTGGTGCAAGTGCTGGGGGTACGTATGGCGTAGAGGTAATAATATTTGAAGAATATGTTGGTGAGGTTCCACCTGAATTTGAAGCATATGCAAATGCAATAAACCGATCTGGAGTACCAGAAGCTTCAGAGTCTGTAATTGTATGTGAAACTTGAGTAGATGCAGACGAAGTGACTAGTGTGCTTGACTGTGTTGGGTTTGCACCAGTTGCCTTTCTTATTTCAATGTAAGATGAGGTTGGAGAATTTGTAAATGAAGAAGTTGCAGTTATTTGAGTACGTGCTTGAACTGTACCAGATGGAGAAATAGATACAGAACCTACTGGTGCAGATACTGGAGCAGAAACGGTTACGTCATTTGAATTAGCTGGTGTTGATCCCCCACCATTAATTGCTGTAACAACGCATCTTAATGTGTTTCCGTACAAGGAAACAAAATTTGCAGGTGGAGTATACGTACTTTGATTATTTGTGCCAGGTGCAGCTGGGTATATAACGCTTGTCTCCCTGTATCTCCATGAATACGTGTATCCAGTTGGGCTTCCACTCCATGAACCATTTGTCGTTGAGTATTGAGTAGAACCTGCAGTACCAGAACTAGGGGTTACCTCTGGTGCAGAAATAAGTGATGGTGCATTTACAAGACCAACAGTAATAGTATTTGAATCAACCGTTCCTTGATCATTTGATGCTCTTATAAAAACAGTATAGTCGTATCCAGCTGTTAATCCAGTAATTGTTGAAGGAGATGTTGTAACCTGTTTAGATGTAGGTCCTAAGATTGATGATGTTCTTAGGTAGTATATAACATCACTGCCTCCAGTATTTTTTGTTCCTCCGTATATAATACTTGGAGTAAAAGTTGTTGCAATAGATGTTGAAGATGATTTTGTTGCAGTCAAAAGGCTAGGTGCTTCTGCTTTTGTGTTTATGTACGCTCCTGGTGCTGGTGAAACTTCACTAACAGAATATCCCTGTGCATTGTGTGCAAAAACTTTTGCCCTAATTGTATATGAATCTGGAAATGGGCCAGCCGTCATTGATGTTGCTGCCCAAGTATCTGATAGAGTGTACCATGTACTTAAATCATAATCATAAGCATACTGAACCCTATAGTAATCTATCGCAGATCCTCCATTGTTTAATGGAGCTTCCCAGGATATAGATATCTGACCTTCACCATAACTTCTGAAAGCAACGTTTTGTATTGAAACATTTCTTGCTGGCCCAGGAGCAGTTAATATAACTTGTGTAGTTACTGATCCAGTTATTGAATCTCCAGGAGAAGATGAATTAAATGGTGTGATTCTATAGTAATATGTTGTATTACTAGGAAATGGTCCTACTGGTGTAAATGTTCTAGAAGATGTAAGTGTTGCAATTGTTCCATAATTTATAGTTGATCCATATTCAATTTCAACCGATGTTGTGTTTGCTCCAAATACGACCCCAATAGACCAGCTTGATGTAGTTGAAGATGTTGTTATTGTTGGATCAGAAGGTTTATATTTAAGCACAGGAACAGATGTTGATGTATAAACTCCAGCGCTTGTTGCATAAATATTTCTTGCATAAACGATACCAGATAAGGTGTTTGATGTCTCGGTTAAAAAAGTGTAATCCCAATAGCTATTAGATATCCACCCACTGTTAACATAGCTATTCGCACCTTGATTATTTACTTCATATTGAAAATAATATTCAGTTGGTAAATTCGTAAATGATGGAGCTGTAATTCTATATGTAGATCCAGGACGCCCTGCAGGCCCCGCCTGTAAAGATAGTACTGCAGATACAGGAGTTGCTACTGGCGTTCTATCTGTTATGTCTAAAATAAATCCATCTGAATATTCATCTCCTTCGTTATTGGTAGCTTTTATTTTTAGCTCATAAGATTTATTTGCCGTAAGTCCCGTAATTGTAGTTGGAGATGTTGTAATCAGTTTATTAAATTGGCCTGTGTCTGATGTGGCGTAAAGACGGTAGGTTGTTACAGACCCGCCATCTCCCTTATTGCCACCATAGTCCCACAGTGGGTCAAAGTATACAGAGATTGAGGTATTAGAAGCTTTTGTTGCATTAAGAATTACTGGTTTTTCCGCTTTAGTAGATGTAAGAATTTCGTTTGAAGTTACGCTTGTTAGGGTATAGCCAGCTGAGTTATGAGACCAAATCTTATGAGTAACAAAATACCCTCCATAATTTGCTGCATATGGGGAGCTAGTAATACTTGTATTTGGCCATGTATCAGACAAAGTGTTCCATGTTACTCCGCCATAATTTCCAGAAGAATTAACGTAAGCATACTGAACTCTATAGTAATCAACTGCTTGAGGGTCTAAAAGTGGAGGGCTCCATGTTACAGTAATCTCTGCATTATTATAAGGTCTTCCCGAAGTTTGTGTTGCTACAACATTTCTTACTGGTCCTGGCAAAGAAACTCCTGTTGTAAAATCTACTCTCATAAAATCTTGTGTAGGATTGGCTGTTGATGACCAACCATCTTGACATATAACTGTAATTTCTGCAGTATACGTTACTCCAGTTTCTAAAAGAGTTGGTTCGTTTATAGTTATAGTTTGCTGATTAATTAACACATCATCGTCATATATAAGCTCATCAGTTTCATAATCATAAATTCTAATTGTTTGTTTAAATAAATCTTCAACTGGTGAATCTACAACATTTCCATCTAATGTCCAAGAAAACTTAGCTCCATATGAAGTCTCATTACTTACAGTAAATGTATTTATTATTGGGCCATGCGTCATTCTTGGCATTATTGCTTCTGTTATATATGTACCTTCAAGATTTTGTGCATTTGTTGCAACATGCTTAGTTCTATATGAGTATCCTTGCCTAACTCTTGATTTTGGTATAGTATATCTATTAGAGGCAAGTGGTGGGAATTGATCTAAACCATCTGAGGATAAGTATTCATCATAATTTTTTATGTGTGTCTGTATCGCAGACCATGATCCGCCTGGAGGCTTTTCTTGTATTTGAATATTAAAGTTAATTGGCTCTTCCGCCCAGTATCCACGAGTTGTATACAGCTTAGTATTTGGCTGGAGCATAGGGTTGTCTGGGTCTGTATTAACTGCAACAAGGTACGGGTATGGAACTAATGGTGCTGGTACAGATAAGGAAGTAAATATTAAATCCCATAGTCCTGCGCCAGCATACCTCCAAGCAGTTTTTATTCTTAGCCAACCATCTACAATCCATGGATTTGAGCTCGATGCAGAAGATATGGTATCCGAAATAGAAGCCTTTCTCCATATGCTTTGAATTTTGATCCAGCCATTAATATTATGAGAACCGTTATCTACTGCACTTGCTTTTCTCCACCAAGACATTAAGCTTTCCTACTTAATACTATGTCTCCAACAGAAAACGCTTTAGTTCCTTGCTCTTTTCCAGGGAATGAAGGAATATCGCCTCTAGTTAGTGCGTTTCCAGGATAATTATTTCCAGCATAAAAGAATGCTCTGCCAACTGTCAATGTTCCGTCCGCAGCCTGTACTATTGTTGGATCTCCAGCAGTTCCATCTCCATTATCTTGGACATTCATCTTAATTCTAAATTTAGATATAGCTTCGGCACCTGGATTAAATGTTAATGTAGATCCATCATAAGTAATCATTCCTCCTGCTAGTCTAAAAGACCCCGCTGGTTTTGTTATTCCGTTTACAGATGGCAACATTTTGCTTGCACCTAATATAAAATCATTTGAAAAACTTTCTCCTGTTCCTAAAAATATATTAGATGCAACTAAATCTGTTTGAACATTAAAGGTTCCATTTGGATTTTGTGTAGTAGGTGTTGCATAAGTTATTTTTCCTCCTGCTAATCTAAATGCTCCAGTAGAAGATATGTAATCAACGCCTCCTGGGTTTCCGCTTCCTTCACCAGGGTAAGTTGTGTTCCAAACTGCAGGGTCCATAAAATAATGATTTGATCCAACTATGTTTCCACCAATAATAGATCCCTGGAGGCCATCAAGTTTTACTTTTGGAGTAGCATTTGGATTTTCATCAGAGTCCATAAAAGACTGTATGGATGGTCCATTTATCTTCCATCCGCTAGTTATCTTTTTGCTTGTTGTATTATATAATCCAAAATACCCAGCGCGGGCTTGGATTACTCCATATATTGTTGCTTCCTTTGCAATTAAAGAACCACCATATGTTACTGAGAAATTAGGACCAGGTGTTCCTGTTCTACTTCCGCCTGCCCAAATAGCAATATCTGATAAAGTTGTTGTATTATAAAAGCCAATATCTTCTCCATTATTAATTGAATTAGCATCAATAGTCCATCCGCCGATGCTTCCCTTCTTGGCTATAATTCCGTTAATAGGATCTAGTTGTGCGTAAACACCATTTGTTGTATTTGTTACTTGGATACCAGCCCCAACTGTGGCTCCAAGGCTTTGTGAAGATAATGTTCCTACCTCTATCTTTCCACCTGTTGTACCAGGAACGGTAACTCTTAACTGACCAGCCACTAGAGTATCCTGTCCATTAACTTTAATGGTTCCACCAATATCCATTGATCCCAAAATACCAGATGAAGCTTTTATTGTTCCACTAAGCTCTGCATCTATAGCTTTGACTAGTCCGTTTGTATTAACTTCAAAATTAGATCCAACTTTTATAGTTCCGCCTAAAACATTTATATTTCTTGCTATAACAGATCCATCTGGCTTTACAGAAAATTTTGCATCTTGATTAGCATTAACAGAATATCCTCCAGGTACTCCTGCGCCCGCCCAAAAAGAATAAGTACCACTAGGAGATAAACCAGTAAATGTTCCAGCGACTGCTCCAACGTTTGCTATAGCGTTACCAGTATTTTCAATTTTACTAGTAGATATAATCCAATCTGCTATCTTAGCTTTTTGTGTAATAAATGTAGCAGGCGTTAGGTTTGGATATGCAGGATCATACTTTCCAATAATTTGGGTTGTTGGATTTGTTCCATTTAAATCGTTATCGTCATACAAGAATAAACCACGTTTGTTTATTAACATTCTTGCTCCAGATAAAACTGGATCATCATTTTCATCTAGCGTTCCCGCAAATATAGAACCCTCTGTTTTTATCTTGATTGGATTTTCAATTAAAGAAAGTGCTCCTACATCAATTGGGGTTACTGCATGTGCGATAGATAGTGCTGATATACCTTCTTCGCAATTCCATAGTCCCTTTACCCAAACTTCAGTACCAGCATTTAGGTCATCATAAATTGCTACGGGGCTTGAATTTGAAGAGCCAACTTGTGAATATGTACCATTTTCAGATGAGCTTTGATAGATTATAATTCCAGTAGCAGCTGCATTAAAATTTGAAGAAACAGTATATCCATTAGCTGCTGGAGTAACAGATATTGTTGTAATAATTCCAGTAAGTGGGTTTGGTTTTACTTGAGTTGCTATATTAGATATGGCAACCTGTGTTGTATTTTCATTTCTATATATATCTAAATCAGTTACGTAGCCGCCTGAAAAAGAGCTTGGGCTTTCTCCGAAAGATTCAATAAGTTTAGCTCTGGTAATTTTAACTGAGGTAGAAGCAGAAGCTGCTGCAGAAACTGGATACTCAAAGGATCTGGTTTTTGTTCCAGATGTTAGGTGCACCTTTACATATGATGGAAGATTAATTGCTGGCATAGTAAATGAAACATCTAGGTCTCTTACGTTCCATGCTGCTAATGGATTTATAACTGGGTCTGGTGGAATGTCATCAAAAACTATCTGGTCGTAGGCTTTTGCCTCAACAATAGCCGAGTCAACAGACTGGCAACCAGAATCCGACAAATGATTTAATTTAACATATACAGTATTCAATGTGTATAAAGTTATAGATGCTGGTCCAAAGCCTGTGTATCTACGAACCCAATTATATGGAGATGCTGTTTCTGAAACATAAACTCTAGTTTCTCTATATGTTCCAAGCTTGGTTGCTGGGTCTTGCCATGAAACAATTATTCCGCTATCAGCGCTTATAACAGTTGGTGTAGCTGTTGCAGATACACATACTGGATCAGTATAAACTGGTATAACAAATGGGCAATCATCAGATGAACCGTCTCCATATATACTTGTTATCTTTCCAGTTATTGTTGTTTGAAATACTCCGCCAAAGTTAGCCATGTTATTTGCTTGGCTAAGCGTATAACTATATTCATTAACGCCAGATTTTGCAGCGAAAGGAATAAAGATTGGCTCTTCACCAGCTGCCGTTAAGGTAAGTTGAAAAAGTTTTATCCTGTTGTCACGAGTTACATTGTCTGCTAAAAATGGTTTCTCCCAGGAAACCTTTAAGTCTGCAGTTGCATCATTCCATACTGCAACAACATTGATTGGGCATGTTCTTCTTGGTCCAGGAGTTCTAAAGTTAAACCTATCAGAAAATTCGCTTGTTCCAGAAGACTTGTCACTAAATATCCATGCTATTTGAAGGGCGTAGTCAGTACTACAATCTAAGTCTGGGATTACAACATCCCAGTAATCTCCATCTTGCTTTTGAGTTATTCCTAGATCTTCATATTGTTCTGACATACTAAACTCCGAACGATAGGTCTAGTTTAAATTCTATTGATGCTTCTCTTCCAATTACTTTGATCATGGTTGAATCTAAAATAGATCTAGCAATTAATCCGTATGCTGGATCAAAGGTGTCCTCATCATTGATTCTAAGACCATCCATTGATACAGATGTTTGAGCAGTTGTTGGTGTAACAACAATACCTAGCTTAACAACACTTTGTGGATTAAATGTTCCTGTTGATACTCCAGTAGACATATTTAAATTCTTTATATTATATCCAAGTGAATGTCCAGTAAATGTGAATTGCAAGTAATCCGTATCTGAGCTATACAACTTAACCTTTAATGATGAAAGATTTGCATCGTTTACCTTATAAGAAAATGATAATGTATCTGATGGATTGTATCCAGATACATCCATTGTTCCAAGATCATATGTGTATTCTTTTGGCAACGCCGCATTTGATGTAAATATTAATGAGCTATCTCCAACTCTATAATCAGTTTGATCTAATGCTGGCTCTGGGCTCCATTTGTATGGCAATTCAAAATCAGACAAGAACTTGCTATCATATAAATTTCTTGTATAAGATTGCCCAGAGTATATTCCAATCTCATTAATTTTGCCTGCAATGTTTGTAGGAAGTGTAGCTGAATATATGACTGTATACTTTACTGGTGATACAGATGTGTCTATATCTATTCCGCCTTGTCTAATTGGAACTCTATAAAATTCAAATCCTAATCTTGAGTTTGTATCAGATAAAGCATACTCGGCATTTGTTGAAATTCCTAATGCCATCTCTTTTGAACTAAAAGAGGAATTGCCAGCAACAAAGTTGGTTAAGAATCTTTTTCCAAACTTAGTTATCATTCTGTTCCCCCTTGAGCATCTGCTATTGTTATTGCATAAAGGAAGCCATCTATTGCTTCTTCACTTGAATTATAAATTCTAAACTTTGCTTTTGCTCTTTGCATTCCAGATGAATCTTCATACAACTCAAAACCTTTTAGAACTATGTCCGAAAGCTGTGGCCTTTTGCCTTCCTTTGGGTCTGGATCTCCACCGTTGTCGCCCTCTGAATTTCCAGTTGAAAATGGAAATGGCCTGGAAAGTGTTCTTGTTTCTCCGACCTTACCCTTCCATACTGTAGCAAGGCGTGGGTCATCGTCAAATATGACCGCAATTTTTCCTACTTCAATTCCCATTTATTTATTATACCATTACGTTATTAGATTGCTCTACACGAAATTGAGGTACTTAGCCCCTCCCTATACTCTAAAGTACATTTAGTTATTACATACTTATTGCTAGACTGAGTCATTCCTAATATCGGATAATTTATGCTAACAATATCCCCAGCAGATAAAATTGGATTTCCAAAGACTGTCATATCAACAAATCTACCTTTATTTAAAGAGTTTGATTTAATCCAATTTGCAAGCTTTTCTGCGTCCTGTTCATTTTGAATCCATGAGGAATCAAATATTACAGACTCTTTATTTTTAGGGTCATCTGACTGATCTGTATTATAATCTATGGCGGAGGATCTACTAATACTATTTCCAAGTATATAGAAGGTTGTATAATTACTATCGTGTAAAACAACTGAAGTAGAGGTGTTGTTTAAAACGTATGCCTCAGCTGTAAATGGCTGCAACCTTTTATCAAGTACTGTGACGTAAGGATTATTGGGAGTTCTAACCATAATAGGCAGGGCTGGCCTGTCGTCATAAGGAACTTTTATTTTTCTTATTTCTCTTGCAGTTGTTCCAAACTCCATAAGGCCCACCTCCTGTTCAGGAGTAGTGTCCGCATCATTATAAATTATATCTCCATATAACATAGAAATTGTATCGTCAGAATAATTTCCATTGTGCCTGTATGACTGCAAACTACTATTTTTTTTATAAAGATCTTCATTGATACTTTTCCCGTATAAGAAATCAAAGAAGGCAATTCCCTGCCCACAATGCAGCGCTAAATTTTTTGTTATACCAATTGGTGGGATATATTGATTAAAAGAATCATTTCCCTGATCAACTGCTACTATCTTAAACCCATTAATAAAAACAGTAATTGTATTTTTAACTAATTGCCCCGACGTGGTTTGCGCCTTAACAAGCACGTCTATGCTGTAAGAACTACCTGCCATTATTCCACTCAGCTTTGTTGAATCAGATTGTTGACTATCTTTTAAAACAGTAAGTTTATTATTTTGAATCTTGACAATCATTATATCTTTTTCTAATTTTGCAAAAGCTGATGTACGAACTATTACATAATAACCATTTTTGCCAGTTGAGTCTAGGCAAAATCCTATGCCTCCAACCTGTTCTGGGCTCATAGCCTGACTATCAAAAAACATTCTAGTACCGCAAGCCATGTATAAAGATCCTGTATTAATTGAATTAAATGGCTTCAACACCAAGCTATACATTTTTTTATCTCTGTCTAAATTTGATACCATAAGAAAGCTTTTGGACAGTGTATCAAATTTTGAATTTGCTGGTGCAGTTATATACCCTTCACGAACTTTTAATTGTGCAACATCTGGAGTCGCTAACGTAACTGTGTACCTGTTAAATTTATTCGCATCTGTTTCGCCTGGATTATTAATGTAAGAGGATAAACTTTTTTTGTGATTCTTTTTAGATGTTTTAAAAGCTTCCCTTGTTTTAATATTATACTCCCCAGTTGGATAAAAATTTTTATATCCTGGTTTTGCCAAAGCTTGATACTTCCAAAAATCTGACTGGGTTTTCATTAGAACTCTAACTGGAGGCTTGTCACGTGCTGGAGTAAAAGAGTAATCTTTTTCTGCGGGAACATATTGATACCAAAGTCCGTCGTACTCAATGATCTCGTCATTAATTAAAACGTATCCGCTAAAAGCATCAAGGACCTTGTCAATTCTTGCTGAATTTATTGTGTTTGGAGTTAGCTTAAATGTTGTACTATTGTCATTAATATCTTCATCAAGTTTTCCAGCTCCAAGAAAAGAATCTGCTGAAGTCCAAAGTGGCGAGCTAGAATTACTATTTACAGCAACAGATGCCGAAGAGTATCTAACTGTAACTTGATTTGCAGAAAATATTTCTCTAGATGATAAATCAATTATATTTGGGGCATAGTCAAGAACATTTGCAGTTTTAACTTCTTCGCTTGTAAACACCCATTTAGGAGCAATTGTGTTGTCGTATATAACATTTCTGCTGTAAAAATTTAAAACATTATTTTCATCTACAAATGCATTCATTTGAATATCTCTGCATAGCTCTTGCAATGTTTCCCAAACCGTTTTGTCTCCGTCACACCACCAGTAAAGTAAAGATGTAATTGAATCATCATCAGCTTTTCCATCGGTCATTTTTATATTAAATTTATATGTGGAAAAACCAATCGAGTCAAGTATTCTTTTTATTACTGAAGTTACTGGTGAATCTTGAACTAATAATTGTGGGCACATAGTATCTTGTAATATTTTTGCTGCATCAGTTGCATCAATAGATACGTCTCCAAACTCAGAAATTGTCCAGGAGTTAGCATAAAATACACCTTGTTTTATTTGTTCTAGCGATACGCCTTCTCCAAGATATACGTATGGTTCTATGATGGTGTTTTTAAATAGATAAACCTTAGTATCGTCTATAATGGGATCTTTTATGTTATATTCTAAAATTGATCTAGATGTAGGAGAATGAGGTTTAAACAAAGCTAAGCTCAAGTAGTTTGCTGTAATCACTCCAACTGGAACAATTGAATTATCATCTGCTGTTGTTTCTTTATTAACAGAAAATGATACTATGTCTGAGTCTATTGGTTTTACCCATCTTGGACTAAATTCGATTACCCCTAATAGTTTACCCGCTTTTGAATTAACTGCAGTTAATGTTATCTTCTTTAAATATTCCGTTGTTGTATATGTAGGAGGCTTGCTTGTTGACCATCCAGTTCCATTATAATATATTATTGCTTCCCCGTTAACAAGTGTGGTTCCAGTGACAGATATAGTTGTATTATCTGCCCTAACCCCAGTTATGGTCCATGAAGTTGGGCTGGAGTGATTAGTTTCAAACCTTGCAATAATTTTATTTGCAGGAACTAGCTTTACTGTAGTCTTTGCTTCATCTAAAAAATATTCTAAAGAAACACTAATGTCTTCATCTTTAGGTGCCAGCCAATATTTATACACCATGCTTGGGCCAGGATAATATAGTCTTGGCTTGTCTCCAATAGCTACGTCTCTAGGCTTTTCATAAAAACTCTGGTCTGGTGTGTCTGTCTGCTTGCCAGTTATAGGATCTTTTGTATAAACTAAATATTTAATTCCTGGGGCTAGAGGTCTAAATGGCTTATAGATTGTATCGATTGGAAATAGTTTTTTATATGCATCTGTATAAGTATGTTTTGCAGCTGTAGATGTTGCTTTTATATATTCAACCATAGAGTTTAAGTTATACTCCATTGTTGCACCTGCTGAAGTTTTTATAGATGACCCCTTTTTAAGCAAGTCTTTATTTGAAGCGTTTATGGATATCATACTTGCTCCAGGCTTATGTTAACACTCCAAAAGGGTTGTATGCCTCTTTTTATTACAGTAAAGTCGCATGAGGTAAACATCATATTGTAAGTATATTTATTTGCCAAGAGGCCAGATGATTCCTCTATCATATCTACTGGAAATACTGTTGGGTTTAATTTAATTAAAAATGCACCTTGACCAGCTGCGCTTTCATAAAAAGTTTTTAAATCTTCTGCTCCCCATCCACCATCAACTGTTTCATTTCTAAATGACGGTATCATTGCCCAAGATATGGATAGGTTTAGTTTATCAGCAATAAAATACTTTCTTAATGTTCCATTTGACATTCTTTGGCTATTTTCAATTCTATTTGTACTTATAGAAAGAGGATCTCTATTGTGCTCTGTAACTCTTCTAAATTTTGTTGCAGTTGTTTTATCGCTAGTTGCAAGACCGTTTTTAGCTGCTGTATGAAAATCATATATATTTCCTGGTGCTGGAATATTTACTCCCTTATAATCAAAAGTGTTGTTAGCTGTATCAATTGCAAGTGGGTCGGGTGCTTGTATATAGAGAATTGATCCCTTTGATAAATTTTGAAACAATGGGCTCTGTGTCATTATCCATTACCTACTCTTCTATTTACTCCCGCTGCCATTTCTTTTAATCTCATTTCTTTATGTATTTGAGTTGCAACATCTTGTGCTGTTACATTAGTTCCATTTAATTCTACACTAATATTATATACTGAACCTGATACAGCCGCCGATGCATTTGGATTAAATGGGTTCATATTGGCTGGAATTACTGCTTCATTTTTATGAAGCATTGCCAGCATATTTGCAGGAACCATATTGATTCCATTTTCAAACATTGGAACACCTAGATTTGAAAGAGAATTAACCATTCCACCATTTGCAAATTTTGGTCTAATTGAACCAAACTCAAGCAATTTTTTAAAAGTATTATTAATAGCATCCATGAATGGAAGGTTCCTGCTATGTAAATCCGTTTTCATTAATCGGGATAAATCATGTGGGTAAATTCCTTGGGGCAAAGCCGCGCCTCTAACTACAGAGTAGAATTCATCTGCAGTGTTAGCTCTTTGTGGTCCAGGTGTTCCCCTCTTGTCCCCTCTTACAGTAAATTTTTTGCCCCCAACTGCAATTCTTTGTCCTCCGCCAAGTAATTCTACTAATTCTGGGGGTAAGGTTGATGTAAATTCATCATACATTCCACCAATAGAAAGTGGTGTCGGAACTTGTTCTGGGAGTACGTCTATCTTATAAAGACCAGCATTGCTTCCACCCATCCAGTTTCCTGCTTTATCTCCTGTAAGGTTTAAATGAGCATCGCTAGCATAGTGTGCTGCCATTTTTGAAGACAAACTCCAGTATCCACCAAGCTTGCTATGTGCTTCGGTAGCTTTATACATTGCAAGGGGTTGATTTGGATCTAGTCCGTGGGCTGCGGCGTATGCTTTATTTGCAGCTTTAGAAAACTCCGTGGTGACTGTTTCTGCAGTTTCAGCTCTGCTAATTTGTCCTTTACCCATTAAGCCTAGCATTGTCATAAAATATTCTTTTGACACGTCTTTAATTGCTGGGTCTCCGTTTTTGTTTAATATTTCCCACGCTTCTCCCCAATAATAATTGTAAGCTCTAGACAAATCTGTTCCTGGCGGACTAAAAAATGTAGTTGGGGCATCAGTTAGTGCACGATCTCCAGATAAAACCATCTCTGGAATAGAAGCTCCCCTTGCTTCAGCATACTCCATTGCTTTTTTCTGTAAGTTTCTAATAATTGTTTTACTTGCTTTAGAGGATTTCATTGATGAGACAGCAGGTCCGCCAGCACCAGTTGTAGCATTTGCCAAACGTGCAGAGTTTGCTACACCAGTAGCTCCCATTCCAACTCTTGCGCCGAGACCAAATCCCATAAAATTAAATGGCAGCAATGATGCAGATAAGTTATCTCCCTCTCTGCTTTGGCCAGTAGCTTTTCTTAAAGCAGCAACTGCTCCAAGTGGGTCTGAGGCCATCCATGAAGTAAGTGGTGATCTAGAAAGAATTGCTTGAGCTTCATCTTGTGATTCAGTTAATCCAGATACATATCTTTGTAGCCAATTTTGTTTTTTAGATGTTGGCTCTCCATACTTATGCTTATGTCCTACTGGACCACCTTTGTGGAATCGCTTAGCGTTCATTTCAATAATCTTGGCTCGCATTGCGGTCTTAGATAAATCGTTAAGGATTTGGCTTGCTACCTCACTTGCAGAACCCATGCCAGCATCTACGTACTTATACTTATCGTGTCTACTATAGCCTATAGTTCCATCGCTACCTAGCCACGAGTATGCAGGACCGTCAGAAACTTTTATTGGCTTAGTAAGTTTAGCAGCAGTCTTTGCTGCCCCTCCGTAGTTCCTAGCCATTTCGTATGCGTACTTAGCATAGGCAGTAGTACCTTTACGAGGTGCTTGTATTAGTGTATTTGTAAGAGCGTCATGAGGATGTGGATGGACATAGCCACCGTCGTGCATACCAACCGTAAATCCTCCGCCGCCGCCTAACAATCCGCCAGACCATGCAGATGCGCCAGAGCCAATTAGTGGAGGAGTATACTTGTCTATACCCATTCCTGGAGACTTGAATTTCTTTCTCTTCTTAGGCCAAGAAGGAATGCCTGGTCCGCCACCTTCGCCAAAGGCTTGAACCATTCCTCCACCTGCAAACTTTTTAGGGATATTTATCCTACTGCCTTTGTAAACTGTATTGCCTAAAAGATAATCAGGATTTAATTCAGCAAGTACTTTTGAATCAATATTAAGACTTTTTGCAATTTGTGATAAAGTTTGATCTTTTTCTACCACATGAGTTGTTCGTTGATTTACAGCTGCAGATATAGCATCTTCAATTGCTGTAAGTGGAGAAGGCATAAAGTTGGGTCTTGCATAGGCTACTAGGGCATTGTCCCCTACAGATTCTTTTGTTAAGTAATACCCACTTTGGCTAACTCTGTCTCTTATATTTCCATCAACAGTAGATATACTAAATTGTTCTACGCCGCTATAACTCTTTTCTCTTTTAACTTCAGTTGCAATTGCGGCATGTCTTATTCTATTCGTATCAGAATCAGAACTTTGCTGAGCCCAATTTAAATACATAATGTCGCCAGGCTTTGGAGGATTTTTTAAAATCCTAGCCCAGCCAGCTTTTGCTTTATCCTGTTTAGATTTTTCTCTTTTTGCTTGATAGGCATGATATTTTTTATAATACTCATCCGCAGCTTTTTCATACCTTTCAATATCTTTTGGATTCCCATAGTATTTTCCAGTATCATAATTTACTCCAACGTTAAAGTCAGAAGCTCTTGGCGATTCGCCTACATCATCCGAAGCAGATCGATCATCTATTTTTGTTGGTATTGTTGTAGCAACATCTACAAGCTGACCTAATCCTGCAAAACTTTTAGCACCGTCTGCTGTATAAAAAGTATCTGGTATTTTAACGCCAGACATGTGTGCGGCCCACTGAACAAATGTTCCACACCATGCAAATGCTTTTGCTCCAAGGTCTTTTATGCTATTGAGCCATCTTGAATATTTTGTTATATTATTACCCTCTGCGCCATATGTTTTGCCCATTACTTCTTCTTCAGTTCCAAGTTGAGAAATTGCTGTATCTATAAATCTTTTAGCAGTACCAAGTGGTGATTTAACATCTTTTAATGTTGGATCTTTACCTATTTCTTTTAGTAATGCTTGTCCGCCAGTTGAAAATTTTTGAACTTGGCCTCCATTTGCAAACCGACCAGCATTTATATCATCCATTGCTTTTACGCCATACTTTGCAACAGAAGATGCCTTGATCACATATTCTCCATGTGAAAGCATCGCTGGAATAGAGTCTGATGTTGCAGTTCCTGGACCTCTAACCTTACCTCCGCTAGCATATGTTGGACTGATATCTCTTTGGTACTGAATACTTCCATCATTTAAAACTAAGAATTGTTTTTTAACTCCATTAGCTTCTTCTAAAGTAAATTGTTGTCCTGGTTTATATCCCTTTTTTGCTGCAAAGTACTTTACTGCGCTTCTATCATTAAATAATGGTGTGTTCCAATCAATATATTTTTTACCTACCGCGTCCTTTGCGGTTCCAGCATTTATTGGATCTTTATAAGTTCCGCCACCACGAATTGCTGCAACTATTTCTTCGGTCATTTTCTTTATTGAGTACCCCTTGCCACCAGTAATCTGATCAGCAAACTTTGTTACTGCGGCAACATCTCTATCAAATATAGAAAGTGTGTCTTTATTTACAGATACTCTTGGAACTATTCCTGCAGTGCCAGCGTCTGGCAATCCAGCAGGTTTAGATTCTACATATACTTTCTTTACAGTTCCATCTTTATTAAAATATTCAGCAAAGGCTGATCTTATGTCCTTTGCAGTTTGGCTATTTCCAGTTCCTGCCACACCAATTTGTTTAAGCAAATTATCAAGTCTGCCCAGAAGTTGTACCTCTGAATCTCTTTTTGCTTTGCTATCTGGTAACAGATTATTTGTTATTCTTAGTGTAGTTATCTCATCATAAGTATCTTTAAAGCCTTTAATTAGATCTGCAATTTTAGTTGCGCTTGCTGCGCCATCTTGCGCTCCCTCGAACTTTTGGGCTGCTGCATCGGCTTTTGCTTGTTTTGCATCTATTTTCTTTTGCTCAATAGCCTTTAGTCTAGCTGCTTCGTCCTCTATTGCTTTTTGAGTTAGGTCAAACTGTCTATTACTAGTAAGTTGATCTATTTCTATTCTTGCTCTAGCTGCGCCAGCCTGATCTCCACGAGATATAGCGTCTGCATATTCTATTTGAAGCTTTTGTAATTCTAACGCATAGTTTGATGCATCTTGAGTTGCTCTTAAAGACTCTAATTTTTTATTTTTTTCATCTTCAATAAGACTAATTTTTTTAGCAATTAATTTTAATTCTTCTTGAATATTTTTCTGTGTGGCAGCAGCAGCTTTTTGTGATGCGGCGGAAGTAGCTGCAATTGATTTTTGTAGCTTATTTAATATCTTTCCAACAGATCCATATGTGCTTCCGTCCCCAGCGGCTTTAGTTAATCCATCAATTCCTTCTCCAACTGCTGCAGTAAATCCAGCTAGCTTTATAGCTAATTCGCCATCAAGGTACTTAAGGTCTAGACCGATTCCAGAAGTAGATAGTTTTATTTTTGCTAAAATTGATTTTATTGAATCAAATTTATTTGTAATTTTTGCTAACTCTGGACTCATATCTTGTATTACTTTAAAAGTTTCTTCTCCTATTGCAGCATTAAAATTAGGAACATCTTTTTCTAGATTTGCTAAAGATATTTGATATGCCTCATACTCATCAATGACTTCACCAGTTGCATTCTTTGTTCCAATAAGTGCTTTAGTACTAGAGTCAAATGTACTTATAACACTTTCAAGACCAGATATAACACCCTTCTTGTATGCATTAGTATCTGCAAAAGCATTGGCATATCTATCAATTAGGCCAATGAATGTTAAATCTACGCCTCTTTCAAATAAGTTATTTTCTTCCTTCCATTGCTTAGTAAACCACATTGGTTGTTTTGCAAGATTATACTCAAAAGATCCCTTTGACCAACCAGTTTTTGGTTCAGGCTTTAATGTTTCTAGTAAATTTTTAACAGCAAACTCAGCCGCTGTGGCTTTATCTGTAATTGCACCAAATCCGCTATTGGCCAACAATTCATAAGATTTTGTGGCTTTCTCGCTATTAGCAATTGCTCCGTAAATCATTCTATTTGCTTGCTCTACACTCAAGCCTCCTGCAATAAATTGTGCTTTTTGGTTGTTTATTAAAGTTTGAAGCTCTCCAGTGCTTGAAGTTCTATTAATTGATTCAATTAAATCTTTAAGAGCCGCGCCTTCTTCTTTTGCTTTCTTCATGTCTTCTACTGATTGTGGTATACCAGGCATTCCTATGGAGCTGCTTCTTCCTCCTTGTGCCGCAGCATTTGCCAATTTTTGTTTTTCAATATACTCTGTAAGGTAGTTATTAAGATTAAAGTATGATATTCCAGCTTGTTCAGCACCGTCTTTAGTAATGCCCAAAGACATTGCGGCATCCTGTTGAGCATTATTATATTTCTTCCAAACATCAAAGCCAATTAAAAGAACTGATATGACTACACCAACACCTTTAAGAATTTTAATATATTTACCTAATTGTGCTCCTAACTTAGATATTGCATCTTTAAAGCCTTTAGCAGCTTTAATTGCAGCCATAGTTGCACTAGTGGTTGTTTTTATTTTGTTTCCAACTGTTAACCATGGGACCATAGGGATTATAGTTGATGCGGCCATAATACCTAATCCAGCATTCATTCCAGACATTTCCATGCCAAGCATATTAACTTTTTCCTGCTGCATCATGTACATTCCGCCCATGTTGCCAGCCATACCGATACCCATCTGGGCACCCATTCCCATTCCGCCTCTTATTTTGGTATCAAGCCCTGCTGCTTGTGCAGACTTTTTATCATGGATATATCCGTCGGCGTCCATGTACTCACGTTTTCTGTAGCCCAAGGTTCCAACTTTACGGCTCTTTGTTCCATCTTGCCCAGTCTCTTTCCAATCGCCAACCATTCCAGGACCAGACATAGATATTGGCATAATTTGGCCAGGTCCCATTAGATAGTTTGCACCTGGATATGCAGCCGAATAGCTTCTAGCTTGATGTCTTAATATACCGTCCTTAATATCTCTTGTATTTGTTTTTACCCAATTAGAAAGGAATGAAGCATTTAGTCTTGCAGATGCTACTTGGGATTTTGCAAAATCTCTATATGCGCTATTAATGTGAGTTGCTGATGTTGCAATTCCATATCTTAAACCTACTGTGCCGACCTTAATTGATTTAGTTAAAGAATCAAACGCTCTAGTTACTCCTGCTGGTAGCTGACCTATTTGAGAAAGCTTTAAGGTATCTATAATCTGTTGAGATTGACCAGTTGCTACTGAACCAAAAGCGTTACCAGCAACTCCAGATCCTCCAACATAAGGAACTCGGATGACCTGCATTTGAGGGTTTCCTGAAGATGTGTATCCAGATCCAGATGGAGGATTATAAGATGCAGTTCTTGCTGCTCTTAATCTATCATCTTCAGCTCTTTTTGCTGGGTTTCCTGATCTCTGTGACCCTTTTTTATTCTTAGCGCCATATGCATATCTTCCTGATCTAACTGGGCCTCCGCCGATTGGGCCACCACTATTTCTTTTAGCTGCAACATGAACTGCATGCAGCGGACCAAAATCAGTTGCATCATCCATTCCATTTTCAAATCTTTGTAGCAATTTGATATATGGGGCTCTGTCTTCTCTCGGCAACGTTGCAACAAACTTAATAAGTTTTGGATGCATCTTTTTCATTGCGGCTTTTATTTTTCTGTTATACTGCTTAGATGTCATTCCTGCAGCAATTGGTGCTGTGTTTACTGCAAAGTCTTTCCTGGCTCCGCCTTTAACTCCAAGCAGATTTATCATAGCTTGATCTATCATAGAAGGAAGAGACTCTGCGTGTGCGGTATTGCGTGAAGCTTTAGGGAATACTCCTGCTGCTCCGACATCTGCCAAAACATTTCCATAAACATTGCTTGGAGATAAATCCTTATTATTCATAACTAAAGATGCAATTGTTTGTCTAATCATTTCATCTTCGGTAAAGACTGTTCCTCCAGTAGTAAACCTTTTATCAAACGGTGACTCAACACCGAGCAACTTTGATTTGCCACTTGGGTCTAATGGATTTGATATTGTTTTAATTGTTTGCTCAGGAGCATCAAGCCCAAACACTTCTCTAGCCATTCTAGTTCCGTATACCTCAGCTTTAGCAGATATTTCATTTGGAACACCCTTAAAGAACTTAAGTCTACCTTCGGAGTCTCTGTATAATCCAGAAACACCAGGTATTGGATAACTCATTCCAGAGCTTGGTGAAACCATGTGTCCATATTTAACGGGAGGCAAATCTTTAAACGATCCAGTTGCTGTAGCCCTTGACATTTCACGAGATTGCTCTAAAATATCAAGTTGCTTACCTGGCGGTAATAATTTTAACAATGGGGATATGCTAGTCCCTCTATCTCTGCCCGCTACTGCTTCTTTAATCCACGGGTACTTAATCATATCGGCTTCACGCTTTTTAGCATATTGAGCTTGCTGAGCCAATCTAATAGACTCTAGTCTTGCAGAGAGTGGAGGAACCACTCCGTATGAAAATCTACCTGGAGATACAGATCCACCTGGAATCATACCTCCCATGTTAAGTTTAGCAAGTACTGGTGTCATTATAGGAGGTCTTCCTCTAGGGATTAACATCCATCTCTTTCTTTCCATAACGGCTTCAAGGAACATCTGAAGATCGTTTCTTTGCTTTGGTGTTGCTCTTACAACTGAACCAGATGCAATTTGTTCTTTAGTTTTAAACAAATTATTTTCTTCAAGCGCTGTAGCAATATCATCTACTGTTGTCATCTTGTGCATTCCAACAGATTTAAGTGCTATCTGAAAATTCTTTCTAGCATCTTCTCCGCTCAAGTGAAGTATGTCTGGAGATATTCCTATATCTTGAAGTCTAGCCATTATGCTGTTAATACCGTTTGGAATTACTGCGGCAACTCCCATGTGACCGCTAGTGGCATACCCAACATTTCCATGACGTGTAATATGGCCTCTAGCATGCAAGCCTTCTATATAAGGCATGCCCTTTGAATTCTTAAGATCAGTAGGAGTAACCCCTTCAATCAAATCAAATACATCTTTAAACTTTCGATTCTTAAGCATAGCGGATCTTACATTATTTAGTTCATAGTTTAGGGCTGTGCTTCCGCCAGTGCTTCTAGTATTTGTAGGATCATTTAGCTTTAATCCAGGGAATTTAAGATTACCATTAGCATCTTTAGCTCCTTCTAAACCTTGAACCTGTTTAATTCTTATGTCTATAAACTTCTCAATAGATCCGCCTGATTTTCCTATAGCTTTATCAAAGTTACTAGTTGCAATATTAATAGCTTTATCAATAGGCATTTTAGCTTTGCCTGCTAATTCAGCAGCATCTAACATGATCATTCTTACTCTAATGTCGTCTGCGTATCTTGGGTTATTAATAAATCTTAGATATTCTCTTAGCCTTCTCTTATAATAGGCTTTATTTTCTACTTGTGGAGTTTTGCCTGTCTTCTTTCCATATCCAGTAACTCCATTCATTATCTGCCCGCCGAAATTGTAACCGCTATTTGCGGCATCTACAGCTGCATACAGTTCAGGCATTCTTTGAATCTTAGGACCAAACACTACTTCCCGTGGTGTGAGTGCTGCTGTTATCTCTCCACCATTTTCATATGTAGCAGAAGCCATTGCAACAAGCGGTGCATTTGCTGGGTCCATAGATGCTGATTGGTTTAATACGTATCCACCAACTGGAACACTTCCAAGTCTATCGTCATAGTTAATAGAAGATGGACCAGAAACCATAGTCTTGCCTGGGCCAAATGATTCAATGTCTCCACCAGTATTAAACTTAGGCATTCTTGTTGTCTGCATGCTATACGGAGCACCAAACGTTCTGATTCCACGCAGTCTACCAAACTCGGTCATTACAGCTGCGTTATTTTTTTTCTTATAAAGATCTCTTAATGTAAATTGACCATTTGCATCAACAACTGGTTGATCCATCATTGGGGCTCTTGTTAAATCAAGGCTTCTTCCACGTCCTGCAGCGTACATACTTACAGCAGCGCCCATGTCTGCTTCTATCTGTGCATTTAAAGCAATAATTCTTGCCTTTGCTTGATCAACTGTTATTTCTGCACTTCTCATTTGCTGAACTATTAATCCAGACTGTGTAGCTGCACTATCTGCAAATCTTTGAGTTATAGGAAGAATGTCATCAAATGTGTCAAGGAGTTCTCTACTGACTGTTCCGCCCATCATAATTGTTTTCTTTAATGCTGCAATTTCTTGCTCTGTTTGCATTCCAAGTGTTGCCATTAATGCATGGAACTTGGCTGCTTCTCCTGGAACAATTCCTGTAGATATTCCCTTTACGCTTGTTAGACCTTCAATGTTAGGTAGTCTATCATGCATATACATTTGAGGAGTTCTTGATATTCCTCTATTTACTGGTATTGCTCCTGGTACCCCGCCAAATATTGTTGCTGGCTTATTTGGGTCTCTAGGATTAATATGAGACATTGCTCTTGTGTTAGGATCTCCTACATAAGGATCGTTAGGGTCAACAACTCTTCTTCCATGAGCAGGAGCAACAATTGTATTTCCAGCAACAGTAGAGACTCCTGCGTTTACTGGAACTGCACCCTTCATTGATGCTGCTTGAAGATTTTGATAATCTAAAACAAGTTTTTGAAGTGCATTGTGAAGAACTTGAGCCGCAGCTGCATCAGAATAAAATGCATTCTCGACTAGCTCTGCTGCTTTTTGTGCGGCAATAATTTCTGGAGTAAGCATCTTCCAGCCATTTGCTTTCATAAAGAATGCTCTTAGCTGGACAACACCCTTAGTTATATATCCAAAGAAGTTTGCGAGTAAACCAGTTAACATAATAAGTGGTCCAACTAATGCTGTAAATCCAGCAAGGAAGGTCAATCCTTTTTTAATTGGGTCTGGCAATTTAGTAAAGAAATCTAAGATTTTTGTTGCTGCGCTTATAAGCTTAGTTGCAACTCCAAGAAATTCCTGTCCTACATCTGCAAGCTCTGCTTTTAGTCCTTCTATGGCTCTCTTGTATTTACCAGATGCAGACTCTGTAACCATTTTTAATTCTCGGCTTGCTATATCTGCTAAATCTCCAGTACTTGCTTTCATCAATTCTAAAACTTGAAGCGTCTGGCTACCCTGTTTACCTAGATTATTAAGCAATGCGCTCATTCTTGCAAACTGGAACTTTCCAAACATTTGCTCCATTGCTCTTGCTTTACTTAGTGGGTCAAGGGAGTCTAAAGCTTTTTGCAGATCCATCAATAAACCAGTAGTGTCTCCAGTATTTTTTGCAACCATGCCCATAACATCTATGCCAAAATCTGACATCATCCCTACGGTTTGTTTTGTTGGGTTAATAAGAGATGCTAAACCAGACTTCAAAGCGTTGGCACCTTCTGAAGCGCTAACACCACCTTCACGCATTGCAGTTAGATATAGGGCTAAGTCTTTAACATCTCCACCTAGCTGCTGAATCACTGGACCAGCTTTTGGAATTGCTTCTACTAGGTCATTAAGAGTTGTTGATGTCTGGTTTTCAACTGCGTTTAGAAAGTTAATAGATTCTGTTAGCTCTTGAGTATTTTGCTTAAAAGCTGTTTGAATTGATAATGTTGCTTTCATTGCATCTTGTCTATCAACTTCACCCAGAATAGCAAGTCTTGTTGTTTCTGCAATTGATCCTAGAAGTTCGTTTCCAGTTTGTCCTGTTGCTGCAATATCAGCACCTAATGCAATAGTATCCTTAAATGATGCACCCATTGTTTTAGATAATGTTTTTGCAGTCTCAACAACTTCTTCTCTAATTGCTTTTAAATCTGAAGCAGATGTAGCTGCAAGACCACCGTAAACTTTTGTTAATCTTACAAGCTCTTGGTCTGCTTCTTTAAATGCTTTACCAGCTGCTGCTCCAAACATTGTGATTGGCACAGTAAGTCCTACAGTAAGCTGTCTACCAGCCCACTGAGTATTCTTACCCCAGTTAATTAAAGATCCTGCTCCCTCAGACAATGCACGATTCATAATCTGCATTTCCATTCGAGCTAGTTTTCCACTATTTGCTACAGCATCTAATCCTCTAGGAATCATTACGTTATACTGCATTAACCCCTGAGCATTTCTACCTAGTGGTTGCAGTACTGAATTTTGAAGCATTACCTGTTCTTTGGCAAGCTCCCTGATCATACCCTTTTGAGTAGTAGTATGCTCTCTAAATGTAGAAAAATAATTTTTAAGCTTTAATCTACCAGCATCTAAGTTCTTACCGAACTTGTCTACATCAGAATTAAGGTTTACAAAGTGACTGGAGAACTGTCCGCTTCCAGTTAATGTATCTCTAAATAAATTGTTTGCTAATTTTGTTGAAGAAGAAATTGCTTTGTTTGATGCAAGAAGCTCTCTTTGTAATTGTTGGAGACTAGAACTAGCCCTGTGTACTTCAGACACAAGGCTAGACAAGTCGGCTTTGGCGACTATACTGGTTACAATTTGTTCGTCAGCCACTAATTACTCCTAGAATATCCTAACCCTGCTCCAATTCCAAATCCAGCTTGCGCCGCTAAGGGCCCTTGTAAACCAACAACATCATCTGGTGATGCATTTATTCCAAGTGCTCTTCTTTGGATATCTTCAAAGGTAGAACCTTTTTTTTCTTCTTCTACATCATCATCTAATTGTATCCCTTTTAGTGATGCTGCAAACTTTCTTTGGTTGTGCTCTCTTTCATTTATCGCTGTAATTGTTTGAATCAATTCTGGCAGTGATAAAGTTTCTTCTAGTTCTTCGTAATTCTTCCAGTGACCCAGAAGAAAAACTTGACCCTCTAAAGCGGCTAAATCTAGTTCTGGCCAGCCAGTACCGCTGCCGCTATCAGGTTTGGGTCGTCCATCTTAATTCCTCCGCAAACTTCAAGGATGCGGTTAATTGTTGGAACATCTAATGCTTCTTCAAGCTTCTCTATGTCTTTAACAAGATCAGGTAGTTGAACTTCCAATGCTACTCCGCATGCTTCAACTAAAATTCCAAGTGTTGCAGCTTCGTCTTCTGCGTCTTGTACTTTCTTAATTACTTCCATAAACTTTCTTAGTTGTTTGATTGAGAGAGGCTTAAGCTTTACATTAGCTCCGCTTTGTAGCTGAATCTCTTCTACATCATATACTGTTGTTGCCATTTTATCCTCCTTAAGGATTGTCTAAATTATTATAGCATAACCATTATACGGATACAACAGCAAAGCCCCCAATTTCTTGGGGGCTTTGATATTAATTATTAATATAATTAAATTGCTAGAACGCGGTCAATAATCTTACCGTACTCTGAACCAATATGGTCTGAATTACCAGATGGTAGAAGACGGAATGTTACTGGGAATGTTGTTGCTGCTGTACGAGCCAAAGAGAACTGTGACTGTTCTACAGACAAAACACGACGTGCATAGTATACACGCTCAGTTGATACTGCTTCTGATGTTGGAGCCTGTCCAATTGCAATTAGCTGACGCTCTGTTGGAGCTGCACCTAGTGCACCTGCTTCCAAACCTAGTGTGTCAACTGCTGTTAGATCAGAGCCTGTTGATGTAAGTGTTGATCCCTTTTGACCAAATACTGCAAGAACGTTCTCTAGAGTACCTTCTGCCATTTCTGTTGAGATCTGAACCATCATTGCAGACTTAAACAGCTTAGCTGTATCTAGCAACTGATCAACAGTTACTGAGTCAAATGTTGGCTGGTAGCTGATCTGAAGACCATTATTTGTGTAACCTACGTTGCGGTAAGCTCCACCAATTGCTGGTGTTGATTCTGTAGGTGTTGCTGTTTGAGTAGCACCTGTTGTTGTTAAAACTTTGTTTAGTGTTGTAGTATAAGACTCTCCTTGTAAGAATGCTGGTACAAAACGATTCTTTGATGCAACGAAAGCGTTTGCGACGCCTGCATCCATGCTTGAATCATAACCTCCTACTGTTGAATCTTCTACTGACAAAAATAGTGGTGATGCGCCAACAAGAATATTCTTAGCGTCACCTGTATTTTGATATGCCATAATTGTATTTCCTCCTGATTTCATATGAAATTGATATATCTATTTGGCTGGCTAGGCCCTTTCCTCTGTTCTAATTTTACTCTACTACATTATAAAAGGCAAATCAGGAAAATCTGCCTTTACCATCTGTTATTCTAGAGTATTTTACCTCTAATATTACATCTGCTCCATAGAATCCTTGTATCTCTTCTGATGGGGCTGTAGATGATATGTCTGCTATATGGATGCTATGAAACTTAAATTTATTAGATAGCCCCGCCCATTTATTAACATCCCTTGCAGACTCATCCATTCTTCTAAACTCATCAGTTAGGAAGTTTCTTATTTCAACAATATCAAGCAGATCTGGTGAATATAGGGTCAATAGGATTTGTTCGCAACATATCATCCAGTTATTCTCATAAGACGTTCCTATCTTATCATAGACTATGTGCTTCTTCCCGCTCAAAAATTGATTCATTTCTGGCTGTTGCTGTACTGGAACAATTGGAACAAGGGTTTCATTAAGGTTGTCGGAGTAGTAGTCATCTGCATCAAATATGCTGACGGCTGTAAGTCTACTCCATAAGAATTTTCTTATTTCAAACATAGCATCTAATTTGTAATTAGCCATTTGCTAACCTCGCAAATGCTGCTGATGTTGCGGCGTCGGCTTCATTTGCTAACTGATTTGCAGAGAAGCTGTACTTAACCGTCTTAACTTGTGCTGGAACTCCTAGAGCTCTAGATAATGATGAATTAAAAAGTCTTTGGAATCCCGATTTTTTTATAGACATATTAACTAGCTGACCAGTAAAGAAATATCTGTAAGCAGAAAAGAAAGAATTTTTAACTCCTGCCCCGCCTGGCTTTCTGACAGTAACAGATTCTCCCTTTGGCATAAAAACTGTATATCCATCTACATCAAACACTAGTCTTTCTGAGAACCTAGGTGCAATAACTACAGTCTTTCCATCTTCCATAACGGAGGCTTTTTTTACAAATACGTGTTTGTTATTAGAATTTTCAGATGGTACAAATGACTTAGAATCAATTAGTTCATAGTTAACCTTTAAAGATAGGCCATCGGCTGGAAGCTTTTTTAGTTTAAATAGTCTAGCTTCATCTTCTCCAATTCTACCCCATTCATAAACATGATGAAAAGACTTTGGAGATGTTCTTGATTTTGCATCTACATAATCTCCAAAATCAACTTGAAGCTGATCAAATATTACATTTCTAAATGCAGATTGAAATTGTGCATTTGATGCTAATTTTGCCATGACATTTGTTTTGTAAAACAGTGCAGCAGATATCTGTGCAACTGTACTGTCTTTTATTGCACCACTGGCTGGCCTATTAGACATTAAGTTAACTAATCCGCTTGCTGCTCTAATTGCTAAAATTTCAGATGCCAATTTGCTGATTCTCCGCTCTTTGTAGTGATGAGTTATATCCAACTACATTTCCAAATGGTTCTGCTATTGGAGTTGTTCCTACAACATCAAAGACTGTGTCTGTATCATTTGGGTAATTTAGCTCATACCAAATCGGTTTGCCATTTACATCAACAATATTCTTAACTTTATCTCTAGCAGTTAGTCTTTCAGATGTTCTAACTTCTATATACTGGTTGTTTGAATATTTATTTGAAAACTTTTGGCTATCATTTGACCTATTTCGGCTTTCTGTAATTACTCCTCTAGCGTAGCAATCTATTGTTTTAATATAAGAAAACTCTCTAATCATTGCACCAGTGTTTGGGTCTTGCCGTTCAGATTGACGATAGACATCCATTTTCATGGTCATTAAACCATCAACTATTTCAAACATTACACCAATACCATTTGTGTTATAACATAATCTGCTAGAAGTTTATCTGCGTAAGAAGATCCAGTTCCACCAAAGGCCTCTGAAGAATATTCAAAATCCCAGTCTGTTGTAGATATCTTTTTAACATATCTTTCTCTCCATATACGATCTTTTGCAAAATACATCTTCATTAGTTCAACTGCTGCATCTCTAATTTCATTTGGAATATAATCCCAACCAAATCTAGCATAAACCTTATAAGACTTTGATCTTCTAAAAATATTTGGAGATGAATCATTAATAGAGGGAGGAACCATTCCATTTGCAATATATACATCATCATTGATGCCAGCAAAATGATTGGCTCTTATTCCAAATCCACTTACTGTATTTTCAACAGTTATGCCTAAGTTATTAATACCATTGATATTGTCTATAAGCAATTCATCATTGGCATATAGAGTATGTAGCCTATTTATTTTTTTAGGCATTGAAAGTGTATCTGAATCACTTCCTATTGTAAAGAAGCTATCATCATGCAAATAAAACTTTTGTCCTGTGTGCCCTTCAATTATATTTCTAGCATATCTTTCAGCTAGCTTTAATTCCTGGAATGTTTTATGATTTGGATCATTTGCATCTGAACCAAGACCCATCTCTTGAGCTGCCTCTTGAATATCAACGTATGGAGTAACAATATCTAGGTAGGTTGTAGTTGAGTATGCAACTGAGTTGAACTGCCAATCCCATACTAACTTAAACTTTCTATTTCTTGTTGCATTCTGGACTGGCAGATAAACACTAAACGATCCTTGATCAACTTCGCTTGCTTCTGCTGTTACAGTTGCAATAATTGATGAAGGATTAATCTGTGGAGAAACAAGCGGATCGCCAGTTATGTCATAAAATTTTACAACTACTGATGATGTTGGCGTTATAGCTTCACCTTTTACGTAAAGTTTTGTTGTTGCTGCCGTGCTTGTGTTTATGTATATCTCTGCCATGTGTTAGGCTTAGTTGTAGTACTCCTGTACTTCTCTAGGTGTAGCCAATCTAAACCCTTCCTCCTTATCAAAAATTTCTTGAGCCAAATCTGGCTTCATTGCTACAAATGGGTGCTCAATCGTAAATGTAAATCCAAGTGCATCATATCTGTAGTTTGGTCGATCCATCTTTACAAGAACCATATCTTCATCAAGCTTTTGATTTGGATCTAGTCTAGGAAGAATTTCATCTGCATCTTCTTTTGCGTTCTCTATGTTTTTAAGTGTGCCTTGGTATACTGACCAAGTTACTCCTTCTTCTGTTAGGGCTGCAATAACATCTGCTTTATTTTTTAGGCCATCAACATCAACTGCGAAGTCCGCTGCTAATGTCTTTAGTTCCTTGACCTTAAGTGTGTCAAATGACATATATATACTCCTTTGGTATGTATACAAATTATAGCACTATAAAATTAAAATGAAAAGCCCCCAAAATTAATTGGGGGCCTTTCGGTAGTTATTTCTTATTTAATTAAGAAGCAACCTTAACGTCTTTTACGACTACCCATGCATCTGCCTGCTCAATTTGGGTACCCACGCGAGTATACATTGTATATTCGATTGAGTCCTTCTTTGGCCAGAAGAAGCGGTAAACAGTTACATCACGCTTGATACCAATAACAACGTTATTTGGGAATGTCAAGTGGACGTCTCCGTGCTCTCCTGTTGGTGTTGCATATGATCCTACCTGAGTTTCCTTAAGTAGTGGAACTTCAACAATTGGAATACCAAATGCAAATGGTGCAACATATCCTGCTGGACCACCTAGACCACCCTGGTCTCCACGGATGATGCTTGAAGCAATATCCTGTGGGTTAACGTTCTGGATGTTCTGTGAAGTTGAATACAAGTAATCTTGTATAAGGTTTGAGCCTGCAAGGAAGCGTAGGTCTGGACGACGTTGCTTGTACTTACGTGGCATTGCCTTTAGAGCCTTGTTGAAGATGTCACGAGACACTGCTGCGCCCGCTCCAGCTACTACACGACCATTTGTCTTTGCAATCTTGACAATACCATCAAATGCCTTGTAAAGGTTATCTGAAGATAGTGCTGTGTTACCGTTAAGGACTACGTCCTCTAGGTCGTTACCAGCCTGTGTTGCCATAAGTCTTGCAATGTGATCTTCTAGGTCAGCGCCTTCAATATTGTCTTCTAGAGACTCAGTTGAAAGTTCCCAATCTAGGCGAAGCTTCTTTGTTGTGAGAGAAATCTTTGAGAACTGTACGGCTGAATTTGTGCCAGTGTTCTCTGCTTCGGATGCAAGCTTCATAAGCTTCTCTCCGACGCCGATACGATCAATCTCTGTAGTGTCAGCTCTCATTCGAACTGTACGTGCTACTTTACCGATTACTGTTGCATCGAACATGTAATCTAGGAATCTTGCGGATTGCTCAGGATTGAGCAAGCCTCCCTTACCCTCGGAACCTACGTGAATTCCGTCTGTAGGGGATGCAGCGCCAGTCATTCCACCTGTTAGTGTTGTGCCTGCTTCTGCTGCTTTTGCTAATAGTTCATTACTCATTAGTTTTCACCATACCCTTATTTTGTTAATTCGCTAACGGAACCGAGGAAAGTGCCGTTCCATTTTGATTTTTTGATTGTTACTCCTGTTGACCCGCCAAGGTCAGAGGACTTCTTGATTGCAGTGTCTGATTCTACTGCGTCTACTCTTTTTTCAACTGTGTCCATTATAGACTTAATTGAATCAACTGCTGTTGAGAGTTCTGTGTGCTTTTCTGCTAATTCTGAAATTCTCAAATCGACATTCTTGCTAAAAGCTTCGACTGTCTCCTTGATTGTTGAAACCTGAGCAGCGTTTGCCTCAGAGGCCTTTTCCAAAGTCTCTGAGAAGAAACCCTTAAGGTCGCCTAGCATTTTAACAAAGTCAGGTGACTCCTGAGCTGTTAGTTCTGCTGATTTTTCCAGAACTTCGGCAGAAGTTACTTCAGCTACAATTTCAGCAGAATCTTGTTCTACTGGGGCAACTTCTTCAATAATTTCTGCAGGTGCTTCTGGAGCTACTGCTTCTTCTACTACTGGAGTTGCTTCTGTTACATTAAGCTTTTCCACTTCATTTCCTCCTTCTGCAATTGCCGTATTTATATTTTGTGTTTCAGGCAATGTTTGCAATCTTGATCTACGTGAATCAAGAATCTTCTCTATTTCTTTTCCTTTGTTTACGTCGTTTGATTCTACCCACCCAATAAGCTCTGTCTTTTTGCCAGTAACTGGAGATAGGTATTCTGATTCTGTTGACATAAAAACAGAATCGCTGTCTGCACAATAAAAAATATTTTCCATTTTAACATCTGCTGCGATGCCTTTAAAAATCATTTGTCCGTTTACTTTTTCAATAGAAAAAATGTTACATAGTTCGTTTGCTGGTGAATCAACGATTGATAGTTCAACTAGTGCATAATCTTTAATAAATCTTACTGATGCTCCTGTTGATTTGTTTACTTCGTTATCTGATTCAAGAATCTTTCCGCCAATTGAGAATCCAGTGAGAGTTCCGTCTAAAACTTTCTCCCATGTATCCTGAGCGCCTTTTGAAATGTATGCATCAACGTAAACTCCGTTGTAAAATTCTTTTGTTATTGGGTCGTAAAAAGTTTCTGGTCTGAATGAAGCAACCTTGCCAACTGCAAGTGGCTGATGCATTTCTCTTAGGTTTCCTCTGAAACTTTCAAATGCTTTCATACTTGCTTCTTGTGTAACGACGTCACCAGTCTGATCCAGGTTGTCTAATGTTGCAAAACCCGAGACTGTTCTTTTTTCTCTATTGACCTTTGTAAATGGAACTGATAAATTAATAGCATTTCCATTAGAAGACCAATGTGACTTTTCTATGATCATATGTTATATATTATAGAGATTGTTGTATCAAAAGGCAAATAACCAGTTGAGTAGGACTAGTTGACTTGTCTTCCATCTCCCTTTGCATTTCTGCCCTCCCCAGATTTATCTGGTGAATTAGCAGATCTTTCTTGATCACGGGTTCTGCTTTGGGTTGCTTGGGCTTTAATTTCTGCGGCTTGGGCTGCAAGATCGACTGGTACGTCCCCGCCTTCTCTTGGGACCATGCCCATTCTAACTCTAATTTCATTTGGAGTTATTACCTGGAATCTAAGATATCTTTCATCTATTTTAGACTGTGTGTCCGCATCAGTTAAACTTAATTCATTAAATTTAAGTTCTAGGGCATCAGTCATTTCCTGGATTATTTTATTTAATTTCTTTTCTAGGTTTTCCTGTGCTGGTCTGCAAACCTGCTCTTTAAATGTCTTATCTGCGTCTCTAGCAGCAGCTAAATTAATTCCTGCTGGTGTGCCAATTTTATTAATTGGGACTCTGTGAGCCATCAATATTTCATCTCGATTTGAATTTCTGTACTTTTCAAAAGAGCCTTCTTGTGCCCCTGCTTCAATTGGCTCCATTTTAAATTCAGTTTTTGAATCTGATGAGTCTGGTGGGAGTGGAATATACAGGGATCTATGATTTTTTCCTTTAAGCCCAACCTGAAAAAATTCAAGCAATTTACGCTCTGACTCTGGGGAAAGCTTTGCCCCCTTTACTGTAATAATATATCTTGGTACCGCTTTATTTTCAAAGTAGTCCAGATTATACTTACCAGCAAATTCATTGCCTGCCATAGCATTTTGTGCAGCAATAATATCTGGGATTCCATAATAATTATTTTTTGGAGTGTACTTCTTTAAATGAATAATTTCATTAGGTCTATCCTCTTGGCCAGCAATTGGGTTTACGGTTTCTGTGTCTCCGAAGTTTCTAAAGAATACTGCCTTACCATATAGAAGCTGTATAAAACCGTCTCTGAGGCGCCTCACACGCATTGTCTTTGAAGGTATATGACCGATGTACCCTATCTTGCCAGTCGTTGTTCTACCGACCTCCAGATAGCCATTACCAGTAGCCTCTATGTCAGTGTAGAATTTTATAAGTGTTTCTTTAAATGTTTCATCTTCGTTGCAATCTTCTAGCCAACGATGTAGGTCTTGCTTAATTCTATTTAGCTTTTTACGTGCTCTTTCTAATTGCTTTTCATCTTCGATATCTTCAAGAGTGTCTGTAGTTTTTTTTGATTCAATAAAGTCAAATCCTAAACCTACAATATTAGCAACCTTTGCATTTATTGCTGCGTAGTTGTAAGGTGAAATTTCATAAATTGTTGAAAGATAGTCTAAGTTGTATTCTGGTTGAATTAAGTCAAATGTTGCGTACCCGCTAACTGCCTGTTGATGTTGAAGTTGCTGGCTTACAGAACCATCTTTTCCAGTAAAAGCTTTTTGCAAGTCTCTCGATACTTTTCTTCTAAATGAAGCTCCAAGGCCTGAAAGCTTTAATACTTCTTCTGCATCTATATCAAACAGGTCGTCAGACTTTTGAGTCGTAGGGTTATTAAATCTTACCCAGTCTGCTGCATTTGAAATGTCAATATTTTCGCTAAAAATTTCGTCTTTAGATTCAATCATTTTTGAGGACCCCTAAGTTTAGCCATCTCTTCCTTGTGAACTCCTATGTCCAACGGATCTGGGGTAAGACCCCATCTTAATCTTTGCTTCTGGTATTCAAACTCTTCTTCATCAATTTGTCGGCTTCCTTCAATAAATTTAGGCTGGCCTTCTTCAATTCCATAATGAGCAACCGCTTTTGCTAACAAATCAATTCTTTCTTTATTGCCCAGCATTGATTGTATAGACAAGAAGTTGTTGTCTTCGTCGCCAATCCATCTGCCGTCAGGCATCTCCCAGACATAGACTCCTAATCTAGTCTCGCCAGATTTCATTTGAGCGTTAATTCTTTTTATGTCCATAGTTAATTATTTTACCATTCTTATATCCATAAGTCCAGCTTTTTGTCACTCAACCTGACAAAATTATATAATCTGGAACACAACCCTGTCTCTAGAGTAGGTTGAGACTGAGTCTTCTGTCATGCTCATTGACGAACCCCTCCCAACAGATAAAGTTTTGCCTGTGTAAAGGTCATAATGCTCCTGGTGGCTAACTAATGGGTCTGAGTATAGGGCAATATTCTGATAAAGGTTATCATCAAGCACACCAGATCTCACTCCTAATAGTTGCTTTCCGTTAAACCAAATTTGTCCACTTATTACAGAATCTGTTTTTATAAGTATATAATTGGGCTCATCTATATATAAGTATGAGGATATGTTTGTTGCTGAAGATGCATCTTGCCCATTTATATAGATATTACTAATGTTGGATTTTGATATCACCCCGCCTGCCGCCCAGGAGAGTGAGGTCTCTGTAGATCCAGGTTTGTTGAATATCAAATGTCCGCTAGACAATGATTTTGGAGTAAATATCATTTCAATATTTCTAACATCATTTGATGAGTTTATAAAAAATGCTGAAGACTTTGGTCTTATTCCATTATCATAATTTCTAGTTCTAACTGGATATTTATTATTTGATATGTCAAAATCCCAGATAGTTCCAGTAGTGGGCTGTGATGTAGACAAGATGCCGCTACCGTTGTGAGAAAACATTTTCTTTTCAGAATGAAAATAAATTTTTAAATAATATAGCTCTGGAATGTATCTGTCTGAATTAGTTGATGAAAAAACTACTTTAAAATACAATATTTTTTGTGAAGAAAAGCTAGAGCCCTGTGTAAATCCTGGTATAGATGATCCATTTACACATATAGTCCATGGGCCAGTCTCGGATGTTTCTGATACATATACCGAAACCCCTTTTGATGCCATCCATTCTATTTTTGAAGATACATATTCATTTGTAATATTTAATACTAAATCTTCTACAAATTCTCCAGTAGTAAATCCTGAATTTAAATACAAACTATTGTTAATTGAGTTGTAAGCCAATGCCTCATTGTCGTATATAAGATCTTTCCATAATATTTGAACGGGATAAACATATCTGGTCTTTATATCTTGATATCTTTCTGCGCCCCTAAATAGCTCTCCCAGATCTGGTCCTGGGATTTGCTCATCATTAATTAAAAATAAATTATTGTAGTGAGATAATATTGAATTTGCAGAAAGAGCATATCTATAAACCGCTGGGCAATCAATTAAAAAATATTGATCTCCTGTGGCTGGGCCACATGACAAGGTTATGCTTGTGTTTGTAAAAGATATTGATATCGTCTTATTTGCAACTAGCAATCCGTCTACATACAAACTCATTGAGTCTACTGAATATACACCAACAACATGAATTACTCTATTTGAATTAGGAACAGAGTAATCAACTCTTTCATTTTCTAATTTAAACACTACATTGCCATTATCCCAATACAAACCAATGCCGTCAGAATCTGCAAATATTGGAGTTACTGATGTTAATGTTTTTGGATGAAACCATGCCTCGAGGGTAAAATCTTTATCAGAGGTTGAAACGGTTGCAAATCCTCCAGTACCAGTGGTGCCAGAAAAATCTTTTGAAATAGCAAACTGTATTGATTTAGAGCTATCTATTTTATTTGTGTGTGTGCCACCATCAACTATTGGCATTCCAGATATTCCAATTCCACCTACATACGATCCGTTATTTCCACATCCAGAACTATCATAGGCTACAGACCCAGATGTCTCATCTAGCTTCCATAAGCCAGTAGGAGAATCTTTTATTACATCAAGGTAGTAGGACATATTTTAATTATATCAGAGGGTATTAGTTAAACCCAATGACCTATTGCAATGTATCTAGAATTACCATAAGCTGGATCTGCAGATACCTGCATTTCTGATGGGGCTATAATTATGCTGCCCGCTTCAGGCTTAAACTTAGGCTTTCCAGGTATTAAAATCTCTCCATTTGAAAAAGAATCATTAATGTACATTCTGGCCGTATACTTTCCATTTGCCCCGCAGTTGTTCTTTACTTGGCCCTCATCATGCTTTCTTACAAAGTACTTCGTGCTTAAGTTAACCTGCTCTTCTATGTTATTAAACAGCCTATATTGACTAAAGCAATGATGAAATGTGGCTTTTAGATTATTAATTATAAAAAGACTACGAGTATCTACGGTTTCTGTTTCATTTGAGAAATCAGAAGATATTCTTTTTTCATAACCATATTCTGTATCGTGCCACTTACTAATTAAGTTGGTTGTATTGTTTTCGCTTTCTTCAAGGAAGCTTATATAATTCCCAATCTCTTGAAGACAATATGTAAAATAAAATGTCTTTGGTGCAATTTCTTGAAAAACGTACATTGCCATAATTAACTCTTTCTAGTTTGGAATAAAAACGCCATCTACGAATTTACCAGTGTTAAGCCAAAACGAAGGAACCATATATTTAGATCCGCCTTTTATAAGGTGTGCTGTATGACTATATGGATCTGTTGAAGGAAAGATTATTACGCTTCCAGCCTTCGGCTTAACGTGAAACATAATTCTATCATGATTAAGTGGGCTATCAAAATCTTCTGCAGCGGCATCATCTGTAGAAGTCAATACTCCATCTTTTACATTAAAAGATATTTCTCCGCCTTCGTAATCATCATTTAAATACATTACCATAGAATACCTAAGTCTTCTATCCCCCTCTTGCTGATCAAAGTGGGATCCCATAAAAGTTCCAGGCATGTATTTTTTAATTGCTGTATCTGTCATTAAAATTATCTCAGCATCATCACCGATTTTTGAAGCATAATCTTCACAGACATTTTTCATACCATCAAATATCTCATTGAAAATATAGTTGCAATCATCTATAACATCTTCGGATATATTTTTTTCTATATCTTCAGAAGACAAACACTTTATTCTTTTGTGTGATCCATAAATGTACATTTGTCCACTACATGCACCCCACTCTTCCCAGGGGGTGATGAAGCTTGAGTATTTATCAGATTCTGTTGATTCGATTAAATCAACAAGCTTTTTAGGCTCCTTTATAACATCAGTGTAGTAATACACCTTATCAAATAATTCTTCGCTTTTCATACTTCCTCCTACTTATAACTTTTGTAATAATTGTACCAGATATTGTTACTTAAATAAATCTTCTTTATCTGGGTAAACAAACTCTGGCTCCCAATTGGGATCTTGCTTAAACAAAACATCTTCTCCAGTTGGATCTATCCAAAACATCGGAAGCATGTATTTCCATCCTGATTTTACTTCATGCGCTGTATGACTAAATGGTGAGGGTGATGGGAATATAACTATGCTACCAGCTTCTGGTTTAATATAGAAGTCGTACAATCCCTCATTAGCAGGATGCATAAGGTCACCCTGCAAAGAAAGTTCTGTGGCAGTCAAAACTCCTTCTTTTATAGAAAAAGAAAGCTCTCCGCCTTCATAGTCATCATTTGGCCAAACTACTAAAGAATAAAGAAGCCTTGTGTCACCTTCTTGAGAGTCGTGATGAACTCCCATATAGTTGCCAGCCCTATATCTATGAACACCAAACTGTTCTAATAGGGTAAGTTCTTTATCTATGCCTTGTTCTTTTTTATAATCTTCACATACATATCTTATGGCATTAAATAATGGGTCTCTTATTTTAATAAACATTTCTTTTGTTTCTTCAGAAACGTCTTTATCTATGTTATATACATTATTTAATAAACATAATTTTTTATATCCATAAACATATGGGTGCCCCATAGATCTGTTTTCGTCTACATCCCACTGATTCCACGGTGTTAATACAGGGTATATATCAGGATTATTTTCAGAATCATTTACAAGATCTAGCCATTCTTTTACATTAGGAATAGCATTTCTATAATAATAAACTTGCGGGTGAAGCTCTTCTCTAATCATTCCGTTTTCTAATACAGTCGTTTTTATCATTCTATCTCCAATGCTACTTCTTTTTTAGCAGTTTGATCTGGTCCAGGCTTTAGTCTTTCACCTCTTGCTTTAAGTTCTGCCCAAAGCTCTGCGTCCTCTGCCTGTCTTTTTCTTTGATCTGCTATATCGGTTTCCCACATAGCCTGCTTTTCTTCGCTATAAACAGCCTCTTCATTATCCCAAAATGATCCTATAGTTATTCTTGTTCCTTTAGTAATCATTTGTACTTCATGTATATTGTGATGACCTCCAGCAAATGCTGCTAGCATTCCAGTTTTTGGCTGCAAAGAAATATCATGATCTCTAAAGTTTAAAACGCCACCTTCAAAATCATCATTTAAATAAAGAAATGCTGCCCACTTGCTTCTTTCAAAAGAATTATACTCTGGTGAGTCTATTGGTGTATTGTCTGAATGATAACCAGCGTATGCTCCCTCTACCCATTTTTGTGCATGATAGCTAACTAGTCTAACTTTATCACCTCTACATATCTCTGTAGCTTCCTGTATTTTATCTTGAAGTGTAATAAAAAAATCAGGCGATAAACCAAACTTTTCTTTATCTTCATCGTCTGGCAAGTTAGATGCAAATGAGTCATAAAATGATATTGGTGCCCACGGAAGAGTTCCTTTTTCTACAGAATGTTCCCAGTATTTAATAACTTTTTCGCAATCTTCTGGACTAAGAAAGTTTTCAAAAAACACTATGTCTTCTTTAATTCTATTTTGATTTTCTAAATTAAATGTCATTTAAATTAATCCTTTCTAGCTTTTTAAGTTCATCATAGTTTATTGTTTGATAAGCTCCAGACTTTCTTTCTTCTTTAGTTCTGGCAATTTCCATTTCTTTCCATATCTCTTTACCATAAAGCTTTTCGTTTTCTAGCCATTCTTTCGAGCCAGGATAAAATCTTACCCAATGATTTCTTACAAAATATTTAGGTGTGCCCTTTACCTTTTCAACTCCATGCATATAGAATTGACCAGCATCAGAAAGGAAATCTGGGTCTCCTGCTGGGAACAAAAGTACATCACCCTTTTCTGGCTTGTAATAGAATGTTTTGTTGTCTACCAAGAATGTCAGGCCACCGCCTTCGTAATCTCCATTTAAATACATTGTACATGTAAATGTAAACTTGTATCCTCTAAAGTCATGATAATCTCTCTGATAGTCTGTGTGTACATGCATAGCGAGATCGGACTCTTCTATACCGCCTTCAACTTCATACTTGCATATAGAAGGACCCATTCTTTTCCATAGTTGAGTTAGAGATCCTTCTTCTTCATTAAAAACTTCAGCATCACGATCAATTGGTACACCAAATGTTTCTGCATACTGATTTGTTGTTTTATCAAATACTTCAATTAGCTCTTCCCAGCAAAGTCTTTCTAGTGATGTTCTTTCAGAAGATTCAACAGAGTTGTCAAACTGATCCGCCTCTTTGCCAAAAGTATACCAACCATGCCAATTTAAAGCAGATCCTTCTGGGTTCTTTTCAGAATCCATAATTGTTTTTGTTAACAAATCAATATCTTTCCAGGGATTTTTGAATACCCATATTTTTGGGTATATCTCTCTATATTTAAGTGTCATGGCTTTATATCACCAGTATGCTCAAGTATCTGCCAAAAGAATGGTGACGTATATCTTCCTCCAGAAATAATTGGTCTAACTCCGTGAATATAACCTTTATCACCTGGGAAAAAGTATGCTGATCCGCCAACGGGTTTAAATTCTATTCCTTGAACAGGGAAAAACAATTCTCCTCCTTCGTAATCATCGTTAAAATAAAATAATGAAGCGATATCGTAATGAGGAAAATCATTAGGTGTACCTGCGTCTGGGCCTTCATGCAGCTCTTTGTCTGCATGAGGATCTTGTCTTGATCCTACAGGCCATCTAACAATTGCTGGTCCTGTAGCCTGAACCTTTACATTAAAAAACTTTTCTACCTCTACTTGCAGTCTTGATATAAGATTATCAACAACATATACAATATCTGGATCTGCGGAAATTTCCATAGATTTACGTGTGCAAACTCTATCGAACCATGCGTTTGCATCATAGATTACTGTACCATTTTCATTTACGTGAGAATCAGTAATATCCCATGTTTTATTGGTTTTTGCAAAGTTGGTGAGTCTTGTTCTTTCTTGGTCTGTTAAAAAGTTTTTTAGCTCTACAATATTTTCTGGACCTGTGCCAAAAAAGCCAGATGGTGTTATGGACCCTAGAGATCTGTAGTCATGAGTGTTATTAGTATTTAATCTTTGTTCCATATTATTTATACTTCCTTCTTGTCCAAAATCTTTTTTTATAGACTCCACCTTCTGGTGTTCTAAAAATTTCTGATGTTTCCATTGCTTTTTGCATAATATCAATTGGCTTATGAAATATCAACTCTGATTCCCAGTCTTCCCTTTTAAATGGTATTATCTGCAAATATGGTGTTCCTGCAGGTACAATCCCAGCAAATCCATTTTTTATAAAAAATGGTATTAATCCAGATGTTGTAACCTTATCACTGTCTATTATACCACCGACTGTAAGCCAAGGTAAGTCAAAATGATTTATCGGCTGTATGTATAAGGAGCTATATCCTTCTGGAAGCTGTGGAGCCCAATTGGCATACCAATGAAAATGATTTTTTTCATAACCAGGAGGAACTTGAAATCCAGTAGACTCTGGTCTTTCTCCTACAAAATCATCAAATTTTAAAGGCACCTTTGCTTTTATCCTATTGTTTTTTTCATAAAATTCTATGTCGCATGGGGTTACAAGTGTATATCCAGATGTAAATGTATCTAGCATGGCTGGACATGCTTTAAAGTTTAGCATTTTGCCGCCGTCTTTATTTGCATTAGAAACTGGATTCCCATAAAAATCTTTTATATATATGTCAGCATCTTGCCACCACTTAGGAATAACTCTTGCAGCTGGGCATGGAGCGGTTTCGACATCATTGTAATGCTTGTTTGAATGAAATATTATTTTGTTCATTGGGGTATTCCACAGCCTTCTGGTCCAGTTAAAGAAGTTTCATCATTTTTTAATCGTAACGATTTTACTTCATGAGATCCTATTTTATTGTTTTTATGGTCTACAGCATTTCTGTAAAAATCAGTCCACTTTCCAGATTTATTAATATCGCTAACAATTTTGCCATAGTCTTCTTTTGGAAAAAAATCTATTGGTAAATCCTTATATCCTTTTATTGTTGCTACTGAATTGTTTAAATTAGATAAAGATATTGGGATAATTGATGCAACTGGAGTATTTGCTGGAATAGTAATAACTTCATTGGCCTTTGTTATTCTCCATGCAATTGGAAAAGTGCCTTTAAAAAACGAAGTGCTTATTAGTGTTGTAAAAGGCCAAACACCATCTATTGGCCAGTTTGGTGTTGGCATTGCTAGCATGCTTACATTTTCTTCAGTTTTTATAACTAAATTTGTATTAAAGCTAATTGTTGCATTGGCTCTTGATGTTGAAACGTAATCCTTACCTTTTAAAACTTTAACGTGAGTGTCTGTTGAATCTGATATGCCGTCCCAAATAAATTCAATATCTACTGGAAAAGAAACTCCCCATCCCAAGGTATTTGAAAGGCTTACTGGAAAACAATGATAGGCATGCTTATCAGATGTTTCATCCATCCATTCTCTTTTTACTCCTAGAGGCTGAATATCTGCTGATTGATTTGGATAAACTTTGTATACATCAAAGTTCATCAGTACCCATCTTTCATTGATTTATCAGACATAAACTGTCTATAAAAAGACTCTGTATGAGTTGCATCGTTATAATCTGTCATAGTAACAATTGAATATTTTAGTCCAGATTTTACTGGAAGGGCGGCATGAGAGAACAAATATGTAGATGGGAATATATACAGATCTCCAGCCTTTGGCTTAATAGTTAAATCCAGTTTATCAAATCTTAATCCGCCTTCTTCATAATCATCATTAATATAAGCAACCATTGATACTGTTGATATATATGACCAACCATGATCTGAATGATAAGAGAAATGTTGACCTTCTCCATATTTAATAAAATTCATTGCTTCCCAATATTTTAATTCAATATTGTAAAAAGAAGAATAATCATTTAATGCAATTGCCTGTGCATCATAAACATCTTGCCAAATTGCATCTACTTCTTGATTGTATTTATCAGGAATATGGTTTTCAAATTTTTTCCATTTAAAGTCTACACAGTCTCTATAGTCAGGCATTTTTTCTCTATATCCGACGGTTGCTTCTTTCCAAGTATGCATTCCTTTAGAATCAAGTATTGCACTTTCAAGCCTGTTGATTATATCCATTTCTGGAGTAATTACATTTCTATAAACCCAAAGTCCTGGGAACAACTCTTCTTTATTGTAAATTTTCTTTTCCCCATTTTCCTACAGGACATTCAGCTTCGGCAAGTTGAACTTTGATTGGCATAATACAATTACATTTTGAACATTGTGTAGTTTTTAAATAAAATTCGCAGCCTTTACAAATACTTAATCTATTTTCAGCAATCTTATTGTCTGAAACATGCCTATTGGGATCAAATATGTGCCATGGGCGTGTGTCACCTACGGCTTTTTTCCATTCTTCCCATTTAGACATTATGCTGTGTAGGTAAAGTTTGTGCCGTCCCAAATGTAACCAACTGTTACGCTTGCGTCTTGATCTATTTTTTTCAATGTTACATTTCCAGAAAATGCAGCTTCAAACTTTTCATCAAGTATGCTGCCTTTGATTGGAGCCATCATAAAAAATACTTTATTGTTGCATAACAAAGTATATCCAGAAAGAATTGATGTTCCATCTATAGAAGAATATCTTACCCCAGACTCCCCTTCAGTTCCTATAAATTCTTCTGGAATAGGATTTGGCAATGTAAAATTTAATCCATCCCATGTACTACCAATTAATAATCCAGGCTTTTCATTTGCTGCTTGGCCAACAATAGTGTAACCAGAGTTTAGGGCTTCATCAATCCTGCTAACTCTTTCTAAAGATTCTGGCGTTTCGTCTGAAACTCTAATAACATGAAAAACTTCATAGTTGTTATTATCAATTTCAACTAACATAGCGTATTTATGTACAGTCATTTAATCTCCTTAATTATTATATAGTACATTTTACTATATATTTAATATTATTGTCAATAGCGGTACTATTTAGAACTCGCATTGACATCCTCCAGTATAGAATCCAGACCATCCTGATCCGTATACTGCGGCACAGTTTCCACCGCAACCTCCGCCAACAAAGTGTGGTGGGAAGAATGGTGGGAAGAATGGTGGGAAGTGTGGTGGGAAGAACGGTGGGAAGTGTGGTGGGAAGAACGGTGGGAAGAACGGTGGGAAGAATGGTGGGAAGAACGGTGGGAAATGTGGAGGGAAGAACGGTGGGAAGTGTGGTGGGAAGAACGGTGGGAAGAACGGTGGGAAGAACGGTGGGAAGAACGGTGGGAAGTGTGGTGGGAAGAACGGTGGGAAGTGTGGTGGGAAGAACGGTGGGAAGAATGGTGGGAAGTGTGGTGGGAAGAACGGTGGGAAGTGTGGTGGGAAGAACGGTGGGAAGAACGGTGGGAAGTGTGGTGGGAAGAACGGTGGGAAGAACGGTGGGAAGTGTGGAGGTGTAAATGTTTCTACAGTTCCAGTTGTTGTACCTAAAGATTGTCCATTTGCATTTGATGCGTAAACAGTATAAGTTTCAGAGTTTGGAGATGCTGTATCAAATGGAGATGTTGCTGCTGAGGATAAAGATCCCCGAATACTAGAAGTAATTTGAAAAGTAGTTATTGCGCTTCCACCAGTAGCATTTGCAGAAAAAGTAATTCTGTCATTTCCAGAAGCTGGGACTGGGCTTGGCCCAGGGGTACTTGTTGAAACAGTTGCACTTGGAGCTTGTGGAACTGTGGTGGCAGTTATTGATCCAGATGTTGTTGCTTGAGATGAGCCAGCAGCGTTAGAGGCAACAACTGTAAATGTATATGCCGTTGCACTTAATAATCCTGTAAAGGTATAACTAGTACTAGAAGTAGTTTGTGTTGTTGTTGCTGGGGTTGATGTAATGGTATAAAGTGTTGCTGGGGGTGATGCGGCTGGCAAAGACCATGTAAGAGATGCTGCGCCATTATTATATGCCCGCCCAGTACCCACATTTGTTGCAGTTAAGGAAGTAACTGCACTTGGTTCTAAGAAATTATCCTGTGCTGAGGATTTTCTACCTATTTTCTTATTTGCCATTTATTTAGCCCCTATCTTTATTTTTTAATTATGCTGTCAAGTCTCCAGCTAGCAACCAAGTATTTATCGCTACCTTGGTAAGTGTTGCTGATGAATGTGTTGTTCTTAGTGTTAATCCTGGTGTGCGAAGAATTGTAACTGTACCATCTGCTGCTACAAAGTTTGCGCCAGTTCCTGATGCTTGGTAAAAATCAATTGATGTACCAATTGGGAAGGCTGTTGTTGCATTTGTTGGTATTGTAATTGCTCGTGCACCTGCAATTGGGATAAGCTGATCTCTTAGAGCAAGGCCACCTGTTGATAGGTTATATGCTGCTGAGATTTCAGTTCCAATTGTTGTAAGTGATGGGACACCAGCTTTTGTTTGAGTTCCATCTGTAAATGCTACTCCTGCTGCGGCAACTGTCACTGTACCAGTAAATGTTGGTGAGGCAAGTGGTGCTTTTAGGCCAAGACTTGTTGTTACAGATGTAGCAAAGTTTGCGTCATCTCCAAGTGCTGCAGCAAGTTCATCAAGTGTGTTAAGTGCTGCTGGAGCAGATGCAATTACTGCATTTACTTGTGCTGTTGCATCTGCAATTGCTTCTGCCTTAGCAGTTGCAATTGCTGAAGCCTGTGCTGTAGATACTGGTTTTGCTGTATCAGCTGTATTGTCAACAGATCCAAGCCCAACCATAGTTTTTGTAATTCCTGATACTGTACCAGTAAATGTTGGTGAGGCAATTGGGGCTTTTGCAGCAAGATCGGATGTGAGGCCTGAAATCTTAGACTGGGCAATTCCTGCTGAAGCGTTAATATCTCCATCTACGATTGTTCCGTTTGCAATCTTAGCTGAAGTTACTGCGCCATCTGCAATCTTTGATTCAGTAACTGAATCAACTGCAAGTTCTGAGCTAGTTACCGATGCTGCAATAATTTCTGCAGTTCCAACTGAATCATCTGACATCATTGATTGAGTAATTGTATTTGCAGGAAGTGTTACTGTTCCTGTAAATGTTGGGGAAGCAAGTGGTGCTTTGGTATCAATTTGAGTCTGAATAGATGATGTTACTCCATCAAGGTAACCAATTTCAACATCTGAAACGTTGGCAACAACTGGCTGCTTAGTATTTAATTGAGTTTGAATTGCTGATGTTACTCCATCAAGGTAGCCAATTTCAACATCTGAAACGTTAGCTACAACTGCCTGCTTGGCATCTAGTTGTATTTGAAGACCAGAAGTTACTCCGTTTAGGTAACCTATTTCTAGGTTGCTAACATCACCGATTGAGGTTGATCCTGGAAGTGTTACATTTCCAGTAAATGTTGGTGCTGCAAGTGGTGCGTAAGTTGAAGCAGCTGTTGCTGATGCTAACTTAGCATCAATTTGCCCCTGAATACCAGAGGTTACTCCGTTAACATATGCCAACTCAACGTTGCTGACATCACCGATTGAGGTTGTTGCTGGAAGAGTTACTGTGCCAGTTAGTGTCGGTGAAGCAAGTGGTGCGTAAGTTGAAGCAGCAATTGTAGTTTCCAGCTTTGCATCAATTTGTCCCTGAATACCAGATGTTACTCCGTTTAGATACCCTATTTCTAGGTTGCTAACATCACCGATTGAAGTTGATCCTGGAAGTGTTACTGTGCCAGTTAGTGTCGGTGAAGCAAGTGGTGCTTTAGCATCTAGCTGTACTTGAACACCAGAAGTTACTCCGTTTATGTATCCTAACTCAACGTTGCTGACATCACCGATTGAGGTTGTTGCTGGAAGAGTTACGTTTCCAGTGAATGTTGGTGATGCTAATGGAGCCTTTAAGCTAAGAGCAGTTGTAACAGTTCCTGCAAAATTTGCGTCATCATTAAGAGCTGCTGCTAATTCGTTTAATGTATTAAGCGATTCTGGTGAAGCAGATGTAAGTATACTTACAGCTGCATCCGCATAAGCTTCAGCTTGAGTTTTTGCTGTTGCGATTGCTGTAGCAGTTGCGGTTGAAACAGGCTTATTTAAATCAGTTGTATTGTCAACATTTGCAAGGCCCACATCTGACTTAGTAATTCCAGTAGGGGTATTTATTACTGGAGATGTAAGAGTCTTATTTGTAAGAGTTTGTGATCCTGTTGTAGTTGCAAGGATGCTTGTATCCGCAATACCGTGAACAGATGTTGTATCTGCTTCATGTGTTGCAATTGCGGCTGAGATGGCTTCTGTTGCTGAAATAACTTTCCAGTTACCATCAGTGCTTGCAGGTGATGCAGACAAAACATATGTTGTTCCAGTATCTGACTGAATTGCAATGTCTCCAGATTCTGCTGTTAATGCTAATCTTGCTGCCTGGTTTGCAACAGCACTAACTGTTACTTTGGCAAGTGGGGGAAGTTGTGCTGAAGGGATAAATCCTGATGAATCCAGTGAAGCAACACCATTTGCAACACCTTTTGTACTTAAAAGAATATAATCGTCTACTGTTTGTGAGAGAGCATAACTTAGTGAGTTCCAAGCAGTGCTTCCATCTCCAAATTTAAATGTATTAGTATCTGTTTCAATACCAATTTCTCCAGCTGCTAGGGTTGGATTTGCTGCGACCCATTGAGCTTCTGTGCCTCTTCTTAACTGCAATCTTACTGTTGCCATTTTATTACCCCTTATATATTTTATTTATACTGCTTATTGTATCATTTATTGCTTTAAGATATAGATCCAGAGTCAAAAACCATTGAAACGTCAGCATCTGTAGATGATGGGGATCCACCATCTACAAACTTGCTTGTTCCATCAGGAGTAACTCCATTTGCCTGAACTGTGTATATTGGCTGTCCGTTATAGTCAATGGCTAGACCAATATCCATAAAAGTAACCTGTGTACTTGTATCTGGAATATCTGAATTAAAAGCTATTGGAACCCATGTTCCATTTAGCTGTATTTGTAGCTTGTTTGTTGCTGTATCAAATCTAAGGGGTGTTGTTCCTAAAACGACGTTAGACCCAAATGTGGCAGTGCCTGCTACATTGAGTCCATTTTTTACTTTAAAATTCTTATTATCTGTTGCCATTTAAGTTCACATATCCCCTAAGTGTTTTGGTGGGGGATTTTTAAGGAATCCCCCAAAACCTTTATTTAATTATTTAATTAGTGTTCCAACAACGACAACTTCAGTGTTAGCGTTTGCTGGGGTTACTCTAATTCTTACATCTGATCCAGAGTAATCTGCTGTTACTGCAGCTAATTCTGTTCCGTTTGAATATGTAATTCCATATTCAGAAACTGCTACATTGTTTGCAGTATCAAGTGTTACTACTAAGTCTGAGACCTGAGTATGCACACCATTCTTTACTTTAACTACAAACTTAGCGCTTCTGTAGTCTGCTGCTACCCATGAGATAGCTGTTGTTTCTGCTGCCACTGCAATGTTTCCAGTTGTTGCTGCAACCTGCTTAGCAACAGAGTTGTAATTAATTGCTGTAAATGATGTAGTTCCATTTTGCTGAGCAGTATTAGCTGCTGCTGCGGTTGCTTCTGCTGCTGCCTGAGCTGCGTTAGCCTTAGTTGTTGCATCTGATGCGGCTGTTGAAACTGCTGTTGCTACGTTTGCTGTAGTTGCTAGAAGTGAAGTATCTGCAATACCGTGAATGTTTGTTGTATCTGCACTATGTGCTGAAAGAGCAGAGGCTGCGGTTGCTTCTGCTGCTGCTTGAGCTGCGTTAGCCTTTGAAGTAGCATCTGTTGCTGCTGCTGAGATAGCTGCTGCTTGGGCTGCGTTAGCCTTTGAAGTTGCATCTGCTGCTGCGGTTGCTTCTGCTGCTGCTTGAGCTGCGTCTGCTTCACCCTTAGCAAATGCTGTAGTTGCAATTTGAGTTGTATTGGTATCTGCTGCTGCAGTTGGTGCAGTAGGTGTGCCAGTAAGCGCTGGGGAGGCAAGTGGTGCCTTTGTTCCAAGAGCTGTTGTAATAGTTGTTGTGTAATTAGCATCATCATTTATTGCTGCTGCTAATTCATTTAATGTGTTAAGAAGTGATGGTGCTCCATCAACAAGGCCATCTACTGCGGTTGCAATTGCTGTGCCAGCTGCTGTTGCGGCTGCTGAGATAGCGGCTGCTTGTGCTGCGTTGGCCTTAGTTGTTGCGTCTGCTGCTGCTGCTGAGATAGCTGCTGCTTGAGCTGCGTTAGCCTTAGTTGTTGCGTCTGCTGCTGCGGTTGCTTCTGCTGCTGCTTGTGCTGCGTTAGCCTTTGTAGTAGCATCTGTCGCTGCTGCTGTAGTTGCTGCTGACTGGGCTGCGTTAGCCTTAGTTGTAGCATCTGATGCTGCTGCTGAGATTGCTGCTGCTTGTGCTGCGTTAGCCTTAGTTGTAGCGTCTGCTGCTGCGGTTGAAACTGAAGCTGCGTCGCCTGAAACTCTAAGTGCTGCTTCTGCTGCTACCTTAGTTGTTGCATCTGTTGCTGCTGCTGTAGTTGCTGCTGACTGTGCTGCTGCTGCTGAGCCTGCTGCATCGTATGCTGCGGCTGTTGCTGAAAGTGCACGAGCATCTGTAAAATATTTGTTTGCTGCATTTTCTGCAAGATCCGCTGTGTCATGATTTGAAAGACTTGAAACTGTACCTGTTACATCACCAGTAAGATTACCAACAAATGTAGCAGTAATTGTTCCTGCAGCAAAGTTGCCATTGGCATCGCGTTTTACTACGGTATTTGCTGTATTGGCTGAAGTTGCTGTACCACCAATAAGACCAACAATGTAGTCTTGGTCTGCTTGGGCCTTGGTTAATACACCAAAACCGTTAACGGTAGCTGTGCCACCCTCAACGATAAGACCATTTTTAATTCTAAAGTTTTTGTTTACTGTTGCCATTGATATGACTCCCTTTTACTGCTTTTTTTATGCTTTTAGTGCTGTTCTAAAATATCTTACTTTTATTGATCCTGAAACAGGTGTTACGCATAGACTTATTATACCGCTATTTTCTTCAAAAGTAACTGTAGCTAGTGATAAATCTGTGTTTGATACTATGTCTGATTCTGATATGTAAACATTGGTTCCATCGTTAAGCAAAACAATAGTTGAAGTATGTGTTAGATTTCCAACAGACTTATCAATCTGCAATGTATATCTAACTGTCTTATACACTGTCTTGGAAAATGAGTCTATAGTTGTTTTATTTTCTATGCCGTCTATAGTAAGATCGTTGTTTCCGTCCAAACCTAGTATCTCTGAAGCATTTTCTGCATCTAGAGTTGCTAGGTTTGCCTGAAGCTGACTTACTTTATAGTCTATAGAGTTTACATCTGTTGATCCGTTGACACCAAGTTTGTTTTCAATTGCCTCAATTGCATCATTGACGTTACCATGCAGCGTTGCATGGCCTTCCATTGATTCGGTAGCGGCAGGATTTGTAAGGTTATCTTTTGATGTTGGGTAGCTAGTTGCCAATTTGTCCTCCGTCCAACAGTGTTAATTCTGTATAGCTTGCATTTGCGTACGATGATGTTGGAGTGCCACCGTCTAGACCAATTATAGCAGGATTAGTTTCTAAAACGCTTGCATTATTGTTAACATCTTCAGAAAAGTTTATTGTTTCTTGAAGATTAACTGTATGTACATTTCCATCATAAGAGTGAGTGTGCATATAAAATGGAGCGGGATCAGAAGAGCCAGGAGTTAAGTCAACCCACACTGCACCGTTGTAAATCTTAATGTTTTTACTTGTTACATTAAAATAAACATCTCCAGTTGATCCGCTCAAAGGATCTTCTGCAAGTGTAAGGAGATTTAATAATGACTTGAACTTTTTGGCCATTTGAAATCCTTATCCTATTACAACTACTCTATATTCTCCAGATGCTGGTGCAACTGCAAATTTGATAGTTACAACTGAATCTGATGTATGCTCAACATCTGCCTCTATTTGTGCATATGGTGAAGCAACTTCATAAATAGCAGTCACTATATCTTTTGTACCCAAATTGTGAGTTACTGTATAAGATGTTGCTGATGTGTTAAGGGTTGTCTTATACTTTCTTGTTATCTCATGATAATTTGTGCCGTCATTTGTTAATGTCCATTGGTCTGCCGCCTCATTCCATAAAACTTCTACATCTGCAGAGGTTCCACGGTTTACCTTAAGACCAGCATCTGCTGATGGAGCTCCAGTAACATTTGTATTAAGAACAACTTTATTGTCAACAATATTAACTTCTGTTGTGCTTATAGAGTTAATAGATCCTTGAACATCAAGGTTTCCGCCAATGCTTAAGTTACCAGTAACTGTTACATCATCTGGCAAGCCAATAGTTACTGCTGCTGATTCTGATCCAGATCCTGAAACTGTAATTTCTCCAGATGTTCCAGCAATTGTTGAAACATAGCTTCCAGTCGTGTCAGTACCAAGAGCAACTGAGTTTGGCTCAATTGTTGTTGATATTGTAACATCGCCCAAATTGGTCATTGTTGCAGAACCAGTTACATCTCCTGAAAGTGTAATTACTGGATCTTTATTAAGAGATACCGCTCCTGCTGTAACTGTAAAATCTGTTGAGCTAAATGAAGCAACACCCTTATTTGTGTATGTTGCATCTTCTGCAGATACTGTAATTGTGTTATTTGTTACCGCTACGTCAATTCCCTCTCCGCCAGCTACTGTAATAGTATCTGTAAGAAGGTCAACTGTATCTGTTCCTGTATCTCCAGCAACTGAAAGATTAGTTGCTACGTTTACTGTTCCAGCTGCAGTCAAACGACCTTGAGCGTCAACTGTAAATGTAGGAATTGCTGTTGTTGATCCGTATGATCCAGCAGTTACTGCTGTATCATTAAGCTTTAATGTTGTTGTGCCTGCGGTATCGTCGTATGTTGCGGTTAAAGCTGTTCCTGCTAATACGGACGAACCAATAATGTCTTGAATTACTTCTGTAGAACCAGATGCAGGTGTCCACTCTGTTCCATTGTAGAAGTAAAGAATGTTTGTGCCAGTATTGTAGTATATTTGACCAGATACTGGATTTGAAGGCGCTGAGCCTAAGTTTTGTATTCTAGCATTGAGCAACTCATTCTTGTTGAGATCAACGCTAACTAAAAATTTTCTTGCCATTTGCTATCTCCTTATGACAGGTATGCTGTCCCTGAAAATGGTTGAGCCATAGTCAGTGTTAATTGATTAGTACTATTGTAGTCTATTCCAGTTTCCAAAATATCTCCTGCACTAGATTTGACGGTAACGTTTGGTTGGTATCCAAGACCGTGACTAATGACAACAGAATATACTCCTAACGCTGGTCCAGTAACTTGAGCAAGTTCCCAAGCATAGGCCAGAGTGTTATTTGTTAAGAATATCTTATTCGATCCTGACCAAGATGAGTCAGAAATTTTTGGACCGTGAAAAGCTGCAGATGTTGTATCAAAATAAAAATCTCCAGTAAGGCCTAAATTTGCTGCTGGGTCTCCAGAACCATTTAGGATTGTTCTTCCTCTTACTCCTTGCGGGCCTGGGGAAGATACTATAACTTTATTTATTTGCTCTTTAACAACTACGGACTCAACCATTATATAGTTACCGATCTATTTAGGGTAATAAACCCTTCAAGGAGCTTTATTTTATTCGCATTAGAATCTACGACCATAATGTCATATACTGACTTTGGATAAAAGAGTTTGTTTGTTTGTGTTGGTGTAAGGGTTACAGTTAATTTACCAAGGTAACCATTTATTACAATGCCGCCACTTGGAGATGTTAAAGTTACTGCTAACTTAGTTCCACCTTTTACGTCACGTACCTGCATTTTTGCAGATGCGCCAGTTAGATCAATCGCATTCTCATTTTCGTCTTTATATTCTACTACAAAGCTGAATGTTGCATTTTGATCTACTTCGAAATTCTTTTGTCCTGCCATTTGCCATAGTCTCCTAAATAGGAATACTCCTGTACTAATTTTAGCACAGGAGTATTTCTAATTGACTGTTTTTACTTTTTAGTGAAACCAAACGATGCTTCGTTCGGATTAAGTGCTTTCAAAATTACGGGTGCTGTGGCAGCAAATCCGCCCAATAGTAGGTCTCTTGGACTAGTGTTGCCAGTCATATATAGAGCAATTGCTGCTCCTAGAAAATGACGTCCATAACTTGCTAGTGCTGCTAGAATTTTCTCTTGCATTGTAACCTTTCCATCTCCATTAAGATCTTCTTTAGCTTTTGCCATTTTTGATCCTCCTTATTTCTAAGCGGGAAGCCTAGGAATTTTGAGCCTTAGCCCAATTCTATAATTGTACCACTATGCGCTAATATCTACCAATTCGCAATTACCATCAGAGCTACATGCAAGCGTTGCATTTGTAGAAGTACCATCTTCTAGCTCGTAGAAAGATAAATCTTCCCATCTAATGCTTTTAGGCATCTTTGATACCAGATCTTCATATTCTTCTTTTGAAACCTCTTGGTATGGGGCTTGCTTGTAAGAGTGATCAGAGTATGGAAGAAAAGAAATTCCAGAAAGATCGTCAAAGTTTTTATATACCCAGGAACCCACTTCCATCCACTCTTCGTCTTTTACAGATACTGTAATTGATGGCTTATGATCGCACCAAGCCTTTTGGTATATCATCCAAAGCTCAAGGTGCTCTATGGCTGTAAGGTCTTTTCTAAGTGTCGCACCTTCTGGTGCCTTTACAGGAAAAGAAAAAACATAAGTTTCGGTTGGCTTCATAACATCGTCTTCTACTGGTATTCCAATCTCTTTAAGAAAAATTGAAATTGGATCTCCCTTTGAGCCACGAACTGTTCTTATGTAATATTCTGAGTGCCAAGGATGCATGCCAGAAGAAACTCCAGTAAGCTGTGAAACTGTTCCAGAAGGCTTTACACATGTAACAGAGGCAGAAGGATTTATGCCAATATTTAATGCCTCTTTTTTATTTGCTTCGTTAGCTCTGATCTTTAGTCTTTGTAGAGCATGTTCTAGGCGAAGGTGATCATCTTCTTTAATGTGATCTAAATTTTTGCAATTTCCAGGACATGCGTACCTACATGTATAACCTTCTTTTTTATGGGCTTGATATTTTCCAGAAAAATAAGAATTTCCAAATTGACCAGTTAAAGATACGCCAAGCAGTCTTTCTTCTTCTGTATTTTTTCTCCAAACATCTCTTATGTACTTAAAGTTTGTTAGTGTAGATTGCCATGTACCAAGTATTGAAGCAAGCTCTACTTTTCTAGAAACAGACTCTTCATTATCATCTTCACGAATAACAACTTCTGACAAGTTACAGAACTGATTTGGTCTTAATATGATTTCTGAGCAGGGATTAGTTCCATAGTGTATCTCTGGGTCTCTCCCGCTCAATGCAGCTTGTTTTTGTGCTGCTGCAACATTATAGATTCCTCGCTCTCCAGATTTTGAATCGTATAGCGATTTCCATTCAGAAATAAATTGCTCCATATCTGGCTTTCTAGAATATGCTACAGAATTATTTGAAAGAGCACGTTGTGGATTGTGTTCCCACCAGTTTCCAGATTTTGCTTGAGCCATTTCTATATCGTTTATATTAGAAAGAGAAATCATAGCTGATCTGCGAACTCCTCCAACAACAACAACCTCGCCAATCTTACACATTATGTCATGCGCTTCAATTGGCTTAAGTTGTCTTCCTGCTGCATTTTTAAACTTTGCAATAGTAAAATCAAATAAGTTTACAAGAGGCTGCGGTCCAGATGATCTTCCGCCCATGGTTTTAAGCCTTGCACCAGCTGGTCTAACTTTTGTAACATCAAAGGATGGAATCTTTCCGTCCCATAGGCTTTTTAAAAGCATCTTGTAGGCTGTTGCCCAGCCTGTTTTAGAATCTTCTACAACAATAACATCAGAAACTTTTTCCAAAGTTTGAGGGATTGAAGGAAGCTTATTAATGTACTTATACTCTACTGAAAAACCAACTCCAGAGCCACACATCAATATATACATAGTTTCGTCAAATGCTCTTGGGTGATCAACTGGCAAATACGAACAATTGTATCCAGCAACGTTATCTCTTTCTAGGGCGGGACCAGAAGTCATAACAGCTCTCATAGAAGGCATTACATTTCTCTTGTATACAGCATCTTTAAGATTTGAAAGAAGTATATCGTCTGGAGTATAATCAAAATTTTCTTTTAGGTTGTTTAGCATAAAAGAAAAATATCTATCTACGGTTTCTTTCCATGTTTCTCTTCTATTTAAATCTGGTATCCATCTAGCATATCTAGAAATAGCTATAAAATTTTCGTATGGGTTTTCTATTAAAGCGCTATCTGCATTTGGCTCAAGTAATACCATTGGCTTCTCATCAAAGTAATCTGAGGATTTTTTAAAGTTTTGAATTTTTGTCATTTTGTCTCTTTTCCGCCCAACGGCACATAAAATTTAGTAAGAGTCTTATTCTACCAAAGTTCTTTATAGAAGGGAAGCGTTTAATAAAAAACAACAAAAACTAATTGTTTATTAGTTAACTAGAATATATAAAGTATTATATTTGGGTTGACATGTAACAATAATTAATGGTATTCTTATAGTTCGTTATCTCTATTGGAGGAAATGCCTATGGAGAATATAAAAGAAAAGCTTAGCGATGTTTTACATCACTATGTTGCAATATCAGTAGCTGTATTGTTTTTATTTACTGGTCAACCAGAAATAATTCAATCAGCATCTGCTCTGGTTGTAAAACCAGATGTAAAAACCGAAGCACAACTTAACAAGGAAAAGCTGAAGCAATTCAGTAATACTGTGTGGAAACCATCTGAATCTTTAACAGATACAGAATTGGTTGAACTCCTCGAAGCCGTAGGCTTTGAGGGTAGCGCCCTTAAAATGGCGTGGGCTGTGGCTAAAAAGGAGTCTAATGGACGCCCAATGGCTTATAACGGCAACAGGAAAACTGGAGACAGTTCCTACGGAATTTTTCAGATCAACATGTTGGGAAACCTAGGTGATGATCGTAAAGAAAAATTCAAACTGGACAGTAACTACTCGTTATTTGATCCAGCAATCAACGCAGAGATAACGTATTATATGACCAATGGCGGTCAAGATTGGTCGTCATGGAAAGGTTTAACCGCTAAGACAAAAGAGTGGCTAAACAAATTTCCATCTAAAAGTTAGTAAGGAGTTAATATTAAGATACAAATAGTGTCTGAGTATTTAGCTCTGTCAAGAGAAGGCCTTGTGTCAGAGATGGTTTGTCCATTAGACCAAGGTCTTCTCTTTTCAAACCAAGACGGTGAAGAAGATATCTTCCTATACTGTCTTTCCTGCCAGTATAAAAGCTATATTGGTAGCGCTATATACTCAAAAATGTTAGAAGGTTTAAAGAATGCCACTAAATAATGAATTTGATGAGGCTTTAAGAGCTAAAGTTGCTAGAAATATTCCATGTATGCATATGCCTGGTTTGCTTCTTGCAGAAAAAGCTCTTATTGTAGTTAAAGAATATGCTGAAGAAGCTAAATCTAGAGGTTTAACAACCATTGATGAATTGCTTGAAGACATGAAAGTAAAAAATGGACAAGCCGAGTAATAACTTAGAAGATAACCTACCTATGGTTAACTACATAATGCTTCATAGAATATATGACGTATTGTGTTTAATTGCTAAAGGAAGTGTAGGTAGCAATGAGATCGAAAAAATGGTAAAATATCATGAAGAGGGATTTTTGCTGGGACCCTCCCCAGCATTTAGAGCGGAAGATGAAAAGAATGAATAAAGATAAAGAATCTGTAGTGCAACTTATGGTTGCAGTTTATGAAAGTATAAATACAAAAATGGCATTGATGTCTGGAATGACTGAAGAAGAAGTAGAAACAAAAACTCAAGAAGCAAATCCAGCAATGATTTACTATATGAGTGAAATTTACAACAAACTTGATGAAAATGACATTATAAAATACGAATAGTGTATAATTAGATTATGCCTAGATACCACACGAAAAGAATGTACGGACCATATTTCCCATGGGATCATGGAACTAAACATCCTTTAGAAGAAGTTAAAGTGTGGAAAAAAGAGCATAAAGTAACTATACTACAAAAAATTAAAAACATAATAAAAAGAATTAACTCTAGTCGAGCTTAGGCTCCTAAAGTTAAGCACGTAAGTGCGATAAACCCCAATCGGATCCGCCTCTGATTGGGGTTTTTATTTTCTGTCTTCATGCACAAAAGCTGCATAGACTATTCTTTCTCCATTGTAAAATTTATTTACAGCATGAGAATAATCAAGATTTCCAGGATGAACAAGTAAAGAACCAGCTTTTGGCTTAATCGATATATCTTTATTTACATATACTATTTCTCCACCATCAAAATCGTCAGTAATAAAAATAACAATTCCATGAGATACAAAGGTCGGTCCTTTTTGATCTTCTTCCCAATCATATGAGGCATCATCCTGATGAGGTTGCATCAAATATTTATCATTAGGGTTATCTGAAGTATGCCTGTATTTTGTAAAATCTATTTGTTCAGTAGAAGGTATTCTAATTTTTCTATTATTAGACTCTAACATAGTCTTTAATTTTTCAATATACTCAAACCATAAATCTATAACATCTTTATTTTTTCCTACTTTAAGCGTAAGATGAACTGGATGCTCGTTGTCTTCAATATATGAATTATTGTTTATTTCATTTATAAATAGGACTAAATCTTCTTTAGATATAAAGTTTTCTATATATATAATATTTTCATCGATATCAATCTTATTCACCAAAGATCTCCTTTTTCTTTTTTTCTACCGTTTCTAAATTATAAAAATCATTTGTGATATTTTCTGGAACCTCAACCTTTTGTGACCCATACGGCACAAATCCTTGAGATGGTCCCATTCTCCAAAAATGTGGAGTTATGTATTTAATACCTATATTAGGAACTGCTTCGTGTTCATTATCTAGGTCGCAGGATTTAAACATAACTATACTTCCAGGCTCTGGCTTTATTTGTAAATTATAATTTGGGAAATTTAAATATCCATCAAAATAATCATCATTATAGTATATGACAAATGAGTGCTCTAAGTCGTCATAAGGACAATCTGTATGCAAACCCCTGGATTGCATAGAGCCGTATCTACCAATAACATATCCAGGCGATGGTATTCTGGGATTTAAGATAGTATCTATACCTAAAATTTTTGCGTATTGGTTTGAGCATTCTACAACAGCGTTGTTAATAGATTCAAACACCCAATGACTTTCAATATTTTTCTTATTTGGGTCATATATATTTGGGTCATATATGCATTTAGCTAAACCAAAATCTTCTGGTGTAATTCCTAATAATTCCCAGCCTCTTTTTTGTTCTAATGAAAACGCATATTGATTTCCCCACGGAAGCCAATCAGTTATAATATCACTTGAAACAGAATCTATATATTTAATAATGTCATTTGAGTTAGGTATTGCATTCTTAAAATAAAAAACTTTATCGTTGTATATTTCAACTTCTATAGACATAATATATCTCCTTATTGATTGTTAAAAAGTGCGGCGAAAAGTGAGCCGAAAATTAGAGACCATCATTTTCATCTTCGTATAAACTTCTCAAATACTCCATATTAGCTAGACGTTGTTCCTCAGACCCTATTTTATGCTCTACTATAACACCTGCCCACATAATAAAAAGGAGGGTCGAAATAGGAACATCATAAGCTACCATATTAGTATTATACTCCATGTTTCACGTGAAACCAAGTAGGCCTATATATTAAACAATAGGAAGATCGATATAGCAAGAAAGCAAAGAGCAATAAATCTGATCTTCTTTTTTCTTGGCCATTCAGATGGCACTCTTACATTATCCATATTCTACTCCTTTGTAGGCCTATTGGGATTTGAACCCAAAGTCGATTGCATATAAGACAATTGCTTTAACCAGGTTAAGCTATAGGCCCTTATATTAGCCTATTATCTGGTATATGATACCAAGGATAAAAGTAATGACAGCTATTATGGCTACTGCAATAAGAGTCTTCATCTTTCTATCCCGCCTTTTCTTATGTATTTTCTTTATGTTTTTTAATTTTTTATCTGGGGATATTAGATTTTAGGAAAGCCCCCCTACCCCCCAAATTTTTTCTTTTTGGAAAGATAGAGAAGCACTCCTAAAACGATATTCTCAGATGTTATCTGGTACATATTGAGTTTCAGGGTAAGCCCCCACAAAGCAAACTTAGTGTAGCATTTTTTATTTTACAAAGTCAATAGTTCTATAAATATTTATGTGGAGTTGTGTAAAATCCTTCAGGCAAATCATCTTCCCCAAATATTCCATTTACAGCACTAGACATTTTAATTGAATCTATGCCTTCATATAGCTGATCATTTTTTCTTAATTCCTCAGCTTCAGGAAGTGATGCAAATCCAGCTACAATATATCTGACTTTATCGCCTCTTACATCTTCTGTATAGTGTGCATATTCTTCCCATCCAGGATGTAACAGCAAATCTCCTTTTTGTGGTTTATATTGAAAGCCAATATTTGGATAAGATATTTCACCACCGTCAAAATTGCTTATATAATGAGTAACGCCAAATACGCATTTATTGTCCATCCCCATTGATTCCACCAAATTATCTGCATGTAGGAACATAGACTGGCCTTTGGTCATTCTATGAACAGAGTTCATGCTTTCGACCCAAAGCTCTTGTCTAAAGAGCTCCTGTAGCCTTATACGCATATGTTTTAGCTCTGCGTCCAACTCTTTATCTTCTACAAAGAAGAATTTCCCATGCCACCATTCTCGCTTGTTTTTGTCCCACCAAATATCTTCTCCAAAAGATTCTACATGGCTTACAAGCCTATCGCATAGATCATCTGATAACCAGTTTTTTAGTACAACAATGTTTTTCTCAATTAGTACCGCATTAGGTTCTTTTTCTAATATTTGAGAAAGTTGTTTCTTAACTATAGATGCATATGGTTCCATGCTCTTATTATACACCGCCCTATATTCTAGTCAACTGCTTTTTAAGATCTATAAAAATGTTAATATATTTTTTACATGTATGATACACAATTTGGGCAAAACGGACATTTCGGATAGTGCGCCCATGTTTTAGGGTGTTTTGTGATGTATCTCACACGATTTTTTTGTGACTTACACCACAATGTCCGAATTATACGCATTTTGAATTAGACATTTGTCAGACCCCCATGCTATGCTTAAGGTATAACAAACAAACGAAAGGTAATCATCTAATGAATACACTAGAACGAATTAGAAAAGAACAACAAGAACGCTATGCGATACAGCGTGAAAAGGATAAGGCTAAGATAGAGGCTATGTTTTCTAATAACCCTCGCCCTTTAAATAACGCTTACCTACTAGCGAAAGAGGAAAACTAGTGTGACTAAGGTCACAAAAATACTTTTGCGACACACCCCCCTAACCTCCCCAATTTGTCAGACCCCCATGCTACAATTACAACATAACAACAACGAAAGGTCAGAATAAATGACACTAGATGAATACAAGCAAATGGTAGAGGCTCAACGCCTTGCCTCCCTCGCAATCGCCCTAGAGGCGCTAACTAAGTCAAACGCTATTGCTAAGGAGATGAATAAATAATGTCATACGCATACTCATACGAAACTAACTCAATCTCTAAATGGGACACCATTCAAGAAGATGTCGCAGACGCATACGCCTACCTTGATGAGGTAGATGAGGAACAACCTCCACTAGATGACTTCAATGATGAAGATACAGATGAACTAGCAAAACTATACGAACTAACTTGGGAGAACTAATAATGACTATCACTTACTCACTATGGGACGGCGCACAATTCTTGGGTTTCTTTACCGCAACTAGCGCAGACGAAATGAACAAGACAGTAAAAGATTTACAATCAATCTCTAAAAATGTAGTAGCACACCTACGAAAGGTAGAACAGAACTAATGACTATTGAACTAAATGAATACGGCTTAATGCTTGACCTAGGGGACTTCCTCTATCTATCCCTATCATGGGCTTTCCTTATCTTGTTCGCCGTTGTTTTTATCGGTTATAAGATTTATAAGAGAGTGCAAGCGCATAGATGGGCATCTCTAATTAAAAATGAACTAGATGAATTACCTAATGATGAATGGGGTATCTAATGAATAGACTACTAACTACTCTAGTGCAATTAGCCCTTATCGTTCCCGCCCTTATCATGGGGCGCATGATGTGGCGCGAGATCGTAGCCGACTATAGAGAGTGGGCTAACTCACACTAGCCTAACGGCGTGTCGGCTTGACATTGTCTAGCTGGCCCGCAAAAGAGCGGGGTTATCCACAGGGTTACGGGGGTTATCCACAACCCCCAGGTTTTGCAAGCACGACACGCCCGAGATCCGTGTGATTTTTATCACATGACTTGAGCGTCTCACATCATGGACTTACTCGCTAGTAAGTATCTTTTTGTCGGTGGTATCGGCTATAATTGCGGTATAACGAAAAAGAAAGGTGGTCACCATGACTACACTAAACACACTATGCAAGGCGCATGAGCCTCTTGTTTCCGCTATCTCCGAAATTGGAGATGAACAATTTACCCTATGCATGATTTGCGATAGCAACATTGAGCGTTATTACTACGATAGCGACCCTGAGCAATTTCCTACATGGACAGATTGGTATGTGACTAAATGAGTATTTGGACAAGGTTCGCTACTGTAAGCGATTACCCTAAAGGTATGATGAACGAGTGCGTGTGTGGGCAAGTAGTCCTAGCACCTAAGACACGACATGAGAATTGCGAGAATAAATAATGAGTACCTATGTACCAATTAAATCCGTATGTGGTGCGGTATCCACCACAATTAAAATGAACGACTATGACTTAAACCCTCATGGCGTTATCTGTTGCGATAATTGCGAAAGCATTTTGTTATGCCGTAAGGCGTGGGACTTTCTTTATAAGGGGAATAAATAATGCCAGTTTTTAATTTTGATTTATCCGTAACCATTGAGGACGATAATTTTGAGTCTGCCTTATCATGGTTAAAGGTTATTCCATTGGAACGCCTTGATTTTATTGTTGTCGATTATACAGAATTAGAGGTTAGCGAATGAAATCACAATTTGAGAAAGATTTAGAAATCAAAGAAAGTTTTATTGATTTACTAAATGAAATTTATCCAACTGTAAAAATTGGTTATTCAACTTTTACACCCGCCGAAATCTTAGAGTGTTGCGACCCTGTTGCTTTTGCGATTGGTTTAGTAGAGCATGAAGATTATTTAGCAGAAATGGAAAATGAATAATGGATTTTTTTGGATTTGAAAAAGCAATTGAAATTGATCATCTTACCGATGAGCAAATCTTAAAGCTTGAAGAAATTTTTAAAGATTTCGAATAAGTAACGGCGTGTCGGCTTGACAAAGCTGATGCGCCCGCAAAAGAGCGGGGTTATCCACAGGGTTACGGAGGTTATCCACAACCCCTGGAATTTGCGACACGCCCGAGATTTTGTGATTTTTATCACACGACTTGAGCGTCTCATTATTTGGAATTACTGGCTAGTAATTATCTTTTGTCAGTGCTATCCGCTATAATTGCTACTATCAACAAACGAAAGGTGACAACTAATGTCAGCAAATGTCTATTCAATAGAAAGCCTACTTATAGGAAAAACTTATCACTCACGCACTTTAACAGGCGAAATAATTGACGCAGAAAAGTCTGATGTCTTTTATGGCGCAGGTTTGGAAAGTTATCGGGTTCAGGTTCGCCCACACTATCCCTCAGTATTTAATCTAAAAGATACTTATCGCTATCTATCAGTTAAGGTCAGTGACTAATGATTAAAGAATACATTGACGAAAACGAATTTTATTTTATTAAAGATGAAATAAAAATCTGTTGTGATGAACAACAGTTTATCCATGTCTGCAAAGCGCATGGCGAGCAACAAGGTTGCTACTTTTGCGAATTTAACCCTTATGAGAATTGCGAGTGTGAAGGCTTATTCGATAGCCCCGAAGCCGACTAAATGTCAGTGGGCTAGGCTATAATAAGCAATAACAACAACGAAAGGAAAACTATGATTAACTCAGTAATGACGATAGATTGTAAAGATTGCCACGGATACGGCATAATCTTTTTTGGTAATGATAATGACTATGATTGCGAGCCATGCGATTGCGTGGAAGAATTGGAGAACAACTAATGTATAAACTAACTTGCGCTTATGACTCAAATGCTCCGCATTGGTCAGCGGAATACGAAAACGAATTTGGTGCGTGGGAAAACTTTTTCCTATTTACCGATTGGGGATTTGCTGATGAATACGCAACTGTAAATCTTTACACGCCAACAGGCAAATGCCACACAAAAATTTTTTACCGAGAAGGTCGAAAGGTCGTAATTAAATGAAAACTTTTGAATTCCTAACCTACATAAATGTAGAAGCAGAAAACTATGATGAGGCTATTGATGTATTTCAATTTCAATTAAAATACGGAATAAATAAAAATAATGTCTATGTCGCAGACATAACAGATTTAACTATCGAAAGCGTAGAGGTATAAAAATGATGACACGAAAAGATTATGTCGCTACCGCAGAAATTCTAAAGTATGCTAGCGATAAAACTCACCCTGCTGTATTTTCTAAAATGGTAAATGATTTCGCTGAAATGTTTGCGAAAGATAATGAGCGATTTGATGTAAAGCGATTTCATGAAGCGAGTGGGTATCATGTCCCAAAATTCACTTCGAGATAAGGTAAAGCGAATTCAGGAATTGCGTCGCAGTAATGCGGCGCAACCTGTTCGCAATAAGAAAAAATATTTTAGAAAGATCAAACATAAAAATAAAATTGCAGAGTAATGCATAGTTATGCAGCCCGCAA